GTTGCAACAGAAGACACATCGGAAAGGGATAACGCTATTGTTGGTAAACTTGTCCCTAATTCATCCTCTCCTCCAACTGTTGGTGACATACCAAACAATATACCTCAAAAAGGAGGAGAAACAATTGGAAAAATACTTGGAGCAAGTTCCAACGATGATGGTACTATAGAGACGGGTGAATTAGATTATAGTGGACTTATTAGTGAGTTATCAACATCAACTAAAGATTTCTTTTCAACAATATATAACAAGTTAAAAAGTATCAATGACATTTCTAATTACGGAATATTACAACTTGTTAATTTTAAAAGAAAATATTTTGATGGAAACATTAGTGAATTTGGAAGCCCGGCTCCATTAAAAATTTATGGTAAACCTGATGATGTTGAAAAATTAATAAAAAATCTTGTTGACAATGCGGTAAACGATTGTAAAAATGACTTATCTCCCGTTATTAAAGATATTGTTAACGATACTGAATACACTAATGCTGCACAAAGACAAGTCAAAAACAAATTAGAGGATATTTTAAAAAATAGAGAAGGTGAAATAAACAATTTTGTTATTGGGTCAATTAATGAACTCACAAGTTATCAAGAAAATTTAAACTATACTTTTAGAAAAACTGATGTGGTTATATCAAAAATTGATGGAATATTATTAGAGACTGGTAAACCAAAAGTTTATATTTTTACAGGATCTAGTGCAACAACTGTATCTGATTCAATACTTAATGTATATAAGACTAATGTTGCATCAGGAATCACCGAATTTTTTGGTGTTATGTTAAATAGATATATAATAGATTCGCCCATATATAGTGAAAGTATTAACGTAATGAACTTTCCAAATTCTGTTCCAGGATTTAGACCATTTGGAAATGATGAAGAAAAAAGATTTTATATGGTAATGTCTGATGTAATGTTAGATGATAACAAATATACTTCTTTTATAGAAAGTTTAACCTCATTAGAAAAAATAAAATCTAACCCAAAATTAGTATCTGATTTAAAAAATAGATTTGACGACTATAGAAAACAATGTAAAACAGAAAAAGAAAATGAAAATACAATATTTAATGATTATGAAAAAAGTCCTGAATATGAAAAGTTTCAAAATTTTGAAATACCCCCTTTTGATGTTAAAGTAGGGTATACTACAGACAAAAATGACCCAAATTACTCAATGTATGAAAAAAGAATATCGGACCTATATAGTAAACAAAACTTAAATACTAATGATAAATATAATGGTAAAATAAAATTTAATTAATATGCAGTTACAGTATTATAATAGATATAATTCATTTTTACTTAACGGAAAACAAACCGTTGTTCCGTATATTAATTTGCCGTCAAAATCATCAGATAAAAGATATATTTATAAGGTTGGTACGTCTAGATTAGATAAAGTGTCTCAACAACATTACAATTCACCATTTTTTGGTTGGTTAATTTTACAATCAAACCCACAATATACTGGACTTGAATTTAATATTCCTGATGGTGCGGTATTGACAATTCCATATCCGTTGTTAACTTCATTACAGGATTATAAAAACGAATTAGATAATCACATATTCTATTATGGTAAATAACGGAGAAAATATATTAGTAGAATTTGATTACCAAAACATATCAGTAATTGACCCAAATAAAATAATTGATGAAGAAGGTAGACCAAAAGAAAGACTTATAGATCACGAAAATCTTGTGTTCTACGCTAATTTAGAATGTTCTGTATTACCAAGAACTAAATTAGCTTTAGGTGTTTCACTAAACGAATCAGTTAAAACTATATCTGTTGGTAAAATTAATTTTTTAAATCCAGGGTTTAAAAAATTTTTAGACAATGGATGGTCAGATGAAATAACAGGAAAAAATACTTTAACTGGAAAAGGTGTTAACCAACCAAAAAAATCGGTTAGTGTAAATCCTGATAATTCAGAAGACTTTTATTATAGTCAAAGTTTAATATCAAATGGGGTACCTGGCGCTGTTGATAATGGATTATTAGGTATAACACAAATAAATTATAGTTGTGGTTTAGATTTTGTACCTACGATCGATATTACTCTTGAAGACGTAAAAGGAAGATCGTTGTTTGAAGGTGGTAATAATTCTCCATACGCAGCATTTTTTCAATTCCCATACCCACTTTTTCATTTAACCATAAAAGGATATTTGGGTAAAGCAATTAGAATACCATTAATGTTAGAAAAATTTGGATCTTCATTTGATCCAAGTTCTGGTAACTTTAGGGTAAAATTAGAACTGAAAACATATAAATACACAATTATGTCTCATGTTACTTTTGGAGCCATGATGGGAACACCATTAATGTACAAGTCAATTGTTACAACAAAACAAATCCAACCAAATAATAGTACTAATAATTCAATACCCGTTAAAAAAACATTTGCAAGTGAGGGATATCAAAAAATGAAAGAATTATATTCTGAATATAAATCAAAAGGATTAATTAATGATAATTTCCCTGAAATAACAATACAACAATTAAAGTATAGGTTAGATAGGTTTATTAAAAATATAATAGATAGTTTTAAAAAAACTAACTTAAATGTTTTAAATGATTTAACAGATTACACAACCCAACTAACCGAATATGATGGGTATGTTTTTTATTATACTCCTGATTCTTGGGTAAAACAATATTTAGATGTGAATAATATTTTTGTACTTAAAGATAGTGAAGAAATAATATACCAATGGAAAAAAGAATACAGGGACGATATTACAAAACAATCCGCGCCACTAAATGAACTTGATGGAATAATCAAAAAATTTAATCTTGCACTTGAAAAGAATAAAACATTAGGTTTAAATCAACCAAATTATATTCCGAACAAAATTGAATTAAATACTTGTTACACTAAATCAAAGTTTATTGATGTTAACATTAATAAAACATATTTGTTAAGAACAAATAAAGAATTACCCGGAATTCCATCCGAAGTTTCCGCTTTTACAAAAACATTAGAAATCGAATTTCAGAAAAATAAAAATTTTCAATTTGATGGTAAAGGTTACTTTTTAAATCAAACAAAAGTAATGCAACAAAAATATCAAATAAACAGACAAAAAATTGAAGAATCTTTAACCGCACAATTAGCGGATCAAATGAGTAATACGTCAACTGGTATTGGTTTTGAACCAACAATGAGGAATATTTTAGCAGTATTTTTTGCTCAAGGGGAAGCTTTTTTACGTCTGATGGATGATGTACATACAAAGGCTTGGAATTTAAGGGAAGATAAATATAGAAAAGATGCCGTATTTGGTAGTAATTCAACGGTCCCTAGTGTTGACGTAAAAAACGATGGTGAAGAAAATACCCCAATATATCCTTGGCCACAATTAATTGTTGAAAATACAAAAAACGATGGTGGGGAAAAATATGAATTAAAATATCCTGGTGATCCGGTTTTATCGGGAAAAATAAACGCTTTTATACCTGAAATATGGCCTGAAGTCGAGTTTGTTGAAGAATTTATAAAGGCATATACAGAAAGAGAAACCCCAATTCCGGATCCTGAATATATTAATAATGGATTAACAAAACCTGAAAGATTAAGTTTTAATGCTATTGAATTTCCAATTAATAATCAAGTATTTCAAAATACAGAAGAAGTAAAATTTTTTTATGAAATATATGAAAGATTAATGTTAAATTCATTTTATAGTTTAATGTCTAGAGACTCTTCAAAATTATATAATATGGAGTTTTATTCTGCCGAGTCAGAAGTTATTAACATTATAAAAGCGTTAGGTGATGACAACCCATATCTAACTAAAAAATTAAAAGAATATAATATTAATTCAGGAGTCTATGGAGGATTTTTAAGACATATCTCAAATCAAGGAGAGGGAATATCTTGGCAAAATTTTATTAGAGGAGAATTTAATACACCATATATTAAAAATGAAACATTAAGCTCATTCAATCTTTTAGATGCTAAGATATTAATTAATGAAATATCCCAACCAAATGTTGGAATAGAAAATACGGAATTAGTTGAAAAATATGTTGGGATTGACAATGTAATTGAAAAATATGACATATGTGATTTGTACCCAATAACTAATTTATCTTGGGACAACAATTATTTAGCAAACGGTACGACAATAAAAAATACAGAATTAGTATATAAGACTTCTGATGTTTTAAAATATGATTTAAATAATAAATCAATTGTTAATTTTACTGAAAATAAAATTATAAAACCAATAACTAATTTTAATTATACTGATGACATTTTTAATCAATCAATTATAAATGGTAATTTAAAACTATTTTATAAAAATAGACAAATTAAAAATCAATATATAACAGAAGGAAATGTTTTTTATAAAAATTATACTGACAATTTAATAGACGAACAAACAACTTCAATGTTGAACACCCCCTATTTTATAAATGCAATTCAAAAAGGAGTTTATAATTTTAGATATAATAGTGGAGATTCTTCCCCATATAAATTGGCGGCTTATCTATTTTTAAATAGTTTACCTTTAGCAACATTAAAAGAAAAATACAAATTACTTGATGATACTAATAATTCCACAAATGAATTAAGTTATATTATATCAACAATTAAAAAATTTGGTGCAATACATAGATTACCACACGCTTGGATTTTAAAATATGGATCACTTTGGCATAGATACAAAACTTGGGTTGAAACTGGAAATGATATTTTAACCGAAGTTTGGAACAATTTTAATTATTCATATAATTACGACCCCGTTAATAGTGCAACAACAAAATCTTATAACGTTACTATTGATGGTTCACCACAAGAAATTATATTAGAGGGTAATATAACAACAAATGTTCTTGGAATCAATTATGTAAAAACAATTATTAATAATGGTTTTTACCCAAAAACAATAGATGATTTTAATGTTTTTTATCAAGGAAAAGTTGTTTTTGATAGTGTAATACCAATTGGGGGTACTTGTGCAATAGTTAATGATAATCAATTAGAAGTATTAACAATAAACGGAAACGAAATTATTAGTGGAATGACACTATCTGGTGCTTCATTACAATATGGTACAACAATAGTTTCTCAGATAAGTGGAACAACTGGCGGTGTTGGTAGATATATAATAACCCCTAATCAATTACCAAATGGTACAACAATTACTGTAGGTCTTTTTGGTCCAACATTTAATTTTAATTTGAGTAATGTTAATTCTGTTGGATATGTTAGTTCGGAAATACAATCTGCCTTAAATACAAACTTAGGAATGGTTAAAACAACTGGTTCTTTAATTAATAAATCTAATGGGTTTGATTTTCCTAATGTTACACGTTCATTAACATTAACACCTTGGTCTTGTTATGTAAAAACAACAGATCAAACTTCTATTTATCCCCTTCCTTCATTTGGGGGAATAATAAATCAAACTAAAGATGAGTGTTTTAGAATAAATGGAACTATTAAAACAGAGGTTTCAGGTAATAATTCAATGTATAATGGTTCTGTAAGATTATTTTGGAAAGCACCAAATTATGGGTATTTCAATAATAATAAAGTCGTTCCCCCAAGTCCTGACAGTTATTTAAAAGAAATTTATAATAGTGGTACAACACAACAAAATTTTTCAATAAATGGGGATATAGGTGATTACTCTAAATTGGATGAAATGTTTACATCGTTTGATAAAAATATTTTGGACATTTTAGAGATAGAGTTTTTAAATTTTGGTAGATCGGTATATGATTATGACACATTAATTACATCTGTAACAGATGAAGAGACAGAAAGTGAAAAAATGTGTAAAAATTTCCAATTGTTAATGAGAACAATGATGAAAATTCCGGTACCAACAGCAACAAATGGTGACTCCATTGTTTCAGAAATACAAAATAGTCAAATTACCGCATTTAAATCTTATTTAACTAAATTTATGGATTATGAGGTTGTGATGAAATATGGTAACCCGTCAAACTTTGATAAAAAATTATTTTATACTTTTTCAAATAAATATATTGAGAATCCATATACATATCAAGGATATAAACAATCATCACCAAACACTTTACCAAATGGATTATTAAGTCCTGTTACTTTATTACAATCAAAAACAAATAATCCGGTTACTTGGAAAGCTTTAGAGACTTATGTTGGGTTTTCAGAAATACCCGAATTAAAATATAAAAATAATGGATCATATATTACAGATTTTTTTATTGATTTAGATGTTCAATTTAATGAAAAAAATGTTATTCAGTTTGCTCCGATAATAAAAATTTATGCAACACAGAAACTTAAAAAAAATAATATAACTAAAATTGAGTTTTATACTTTAATGAATGATTATTTAAACAAAAATGAAGATTATATTGATACAGTACTTGATTTAGAATTAACAAGATTAAGAAATAAATTACCAAACGTAATAGTTACTCCTGATAGAAATAGTGTTAAATCTAATTTACAGGGAGAACAAACAAGATATGAAATATGGGACACATTTAAATCTATAAATGACAAATTTATTTCAGGTAATGACTATAAAACAAAAACACTATTTGAAGACATTTTATTGTTCGATAGAGCAAGTAGAGATGTTGGTCAAAAAATATATGCCGACATTTTTAAAGTAAAAGAATTAATAGAATATGGTGACCATGGTAATAAAATGGTGGATACGGTAACAACTATTTTAACTCAAAATAATTTTACATACTTTACTATGCCGGCGTACGCTAATTTTTATAATGTACAAAACGTTAGTAAAAACCCAACACCAAATCCGGAAGGGACATTAGAGTTTGCAAATTCCTTATTTGGAACATTTTTAACATTAGATTATCGGGATACAACATCAAAATTTTTATGTTTATATGCCAATAAACCTAGTGAACATTTAGCATTAAATGATAATGTGGATTATCGTTTTAGAGATGATGCTTTTGATTTAAGAAGATCAAGTGATAATCCATTACTTGACAATTTAAACGGAAAAACAGATTGGGATAAATCAAATAAGGTTGTTGGTTTTAATGTTGATATTGGACCTCAAAATCAACAAATATTCAAACAATTTGATATAAGTCAAGACCCTGGACTTCCAACAACAGAAAGTTTAGAAGTATTAAATCAGATGGCTAATTTAAATAGAAACAGAAGTGAATCAACACAGAGCGTATCTCTTTATAACTTATATAGAAATAGAAGTTATAAGTGTAGTATTGATATGTTAGGTAATGCAATGATTCAACCAATGATGTATTTTAACTTAAGAAACGTACCTATGTTTAGTGGTCCATATATGATTACGAAAGTTAGTCATAGAATAAGTGACAATGGTTTTGATACTGAGTTTGAAGGACAAAGACAACCATTTTATAGTATTCCGGCAATAGATAAATTTTTACAATCGTTAAGTACCACAATATTATTATCAATTAAAGAACAAATAGAAAAAGATGAAACCGCTAAACTAGATTCTCCCGAAAATATATTACAAGAACAAAATGATATTATTAACAATACAAATAATGGTAATGGTTCTTTAACCCCAAATCAAAATTGTTCGGATAATTTAAATAGTTCTTATACAAACTATACAATTGAAACCCCTACTATTACTAAAATAACATTAAAAAATTCTATTGAATTAATTAAAAAGGAAATGATAAGTGCTAACATCACGACAGAAAATCAAACTTTAATGTTGGCATTTATATTTTCTGTGATGTATATCAATTCTTATAAATCTGATAAATTTGAGGCATATGGTCATAATTATGGATCAATAAGGTTAGATGTTGCTTATGGGGGGTCATCATTTTTGATGGAAAACAAATATTATTGTGTAAACCAAGGATCAACACAAAATATACCACTTGCAATATTTAGGAGCGATGAGTTCTTCGTAAAATTTGTAATAAGTAAATTTAAAGAAAAACTATCATTTATTTCAAATCAACCATTAACAACTACTGACGAACAAATAACAGCTCTTAGTAAAGCATTTATATTAAGATGGCCGGTTAACCAACCTGACAGTGTTTATGATAAAATGACTGAACAAAATAAAAAAACAATTGAAAATAAATTTAGAGAGTCATTTAATATTGTTAAATCAATACCTTAAAATGTTTTTTTTGTTTTATTAGATATTTATAATAAAAAAACTATGAACACAAAATTAATTTTAGATAACTATCTTGGTAAAAACACAAGAGTAACAGAAAAAGATAATGGTAATGGATTTAAAGAGGTGTGTGATTTAGATACCGGAGATTGTTACACAATAAGAATGAAGGATGGACTGATTGAACGTGTGGACAATACATTAAATACACATAAAAAAATCCAAGTTGAAACAAAATCTGGAATAAAACAATTATTAAACGGTTAATATGTCAATAGATAAAAAAATATTAGAAGAAATTAGAAGATATAAAAATATCAATAAATATATCTTAGAACAAGAAACACCTCCGGGTGGAGAATTACCTCCACTTCCGGGTGGAGAATTACCACCACCTCCGGGAGGAGAATTACCACCACCTCCGGGTGGAGAATTACCACCACCTCCGGGTGGAGAGGTTGCTCCTCCACCTCCAACCGAACCAACACCTCAGCCAGTTGATATTAAAAATGATCCTGATGTGGAAGAAGTTGGAAATGAAACCGAAGAACTTGATATTACCGATTTAATTGATACACAAAAAACATTTGCTGACAAACAAGAAGAATATTTCAATAATTTATTTAATCAATTAAATACTCTTGAGACTAAATTAGGTGAAATGGATAATTTAGTTAATACGGTAAATAGTTTGGAATCAAAAATTGAAAAAATAAGACCAAAAACTCCTGAAGAAAAATTGGAATTAAGAAGTTTAGATTCTGGACCGTTTAATCAAAAATTAAGTGATTTTTTTGATGACAAAATGGGAGAAATGGAAAAATCTGGAAAAAATGAATATGTTTTAACAACTAATGATGTTGAAGAATTTTCCCCAAATGAAATTAAAGGTAGTTTTAATGACTACGAAGACCAAGATGAAATGATGTAATATATTAATTATTTAATAAAAATCTCTATATATTTTTACTTACCTTATTGACTACTATTTTTATTTAACTTATACTTTCTATTATAAACTTTTAAAAAATATACAAACAATGGCGACAAACAATTCCTTTGATGCGGTTTTGGCTCAGTATGAGAGTTCAAAACAAAGTGGTTCTTCTTCCACTTCAAAATTTACACAAGAAGAAAGAATGAAAAAGTATTTCGCAGCAATCCTTAAGGATACCGAAAAACAAGGTCAGAGAATAATCCGTATTTTACCTACAACAGATGGGTCATCACCTTTTAAAGAGGTATGGTTCCACGAAATTAATGTTGATGGTAAATGGCAAAAGTTCTATGATCCAGGAAAAAATGACAACGAACGTTCACCTTTAAATGAGGTTTATGAAGAGTTGATTTCAACAGGTCGTGAATCCGACAAACAATTAGCAACACAATACAAATCACGTAAGTTTTATATTGTTAAAGTAATTGATCGTGATAACGAATCTGACGGTGTTAAATTTTGGAGATTTAAACACAATTACAAACAAGAAGGAATACTTGATAAAATTATTCCAATTTGGAAGGCAAAAGGTGATGTTACCGACTCTGATAATGGTCGTGACTTAATCCTTGAACTTACAAAGGCAAAGACTCCAAAAGGAGCAACATATACCGTAATTCAAACGGTTATGTATGATGATCCATCACCAACACATACTGATACTGATACATCTAATGATTGGATTAATAATGAGTTAACTTGGGAGGATGTATATTCCAAAAAACCTGTTGAGTATCTTGAATCAATTGCTAAAGGAGAAACCCCAAGATGGGATACTGATGCGGGAAAATACATTTATTCCAACAGTAGTGTATCTGAAATTTCTTTGGGTGGATCAAAATCAATTAATCAAGTTGAAGACCCTCAAACAAATAATAACGTTGATGAGGAATTACCATTCTAATTAAAGTTCGACATGGGCACTTGGAAATACTGAGTGTCCATATTTTTTAAAATCAAAAAAAATCAAAAAAAATGAGTAAAATAGCAGAAAAAATGTATGAGGCATTGTCCTTAAAATATCGCAGTGAAATGGCAGAATCAGAAGCGACGTTATTAGTTTATTTAACTTCATCTGTTGGTATTGGTGAACATCCACAACATTTAGAAGAAATGGATAAGTTAGTTGAAAAATTCGCAAACGCACAAGATAAACTTGAGTCATTAGAAAAAATTCGTAAATATAATTCAGAAATTTTATAATAAAATGGCGATAAGAAAAAGAGAAATATCTTTAGAAACAATTAAAGGTAAATATTCGACAAAAACAAAATACAAACCAGAAAGTTTCTATAATTGTGGAGAAGCTTTTATGGGATCATGTGGATTACCTGGCCCTATTATGGGTGGTATAAATATGTTTTTAGGACATTCAAATACCTCAAAAACAACGGCAATGATCCTTGCAGCAGCTGACGCTCAGAAAAAAGGTCATTTACCTATTCTTATTATTACTGAGAAAAAATGGTCTTGGGAACATGCTATTGAATTGGGATTACAGGCGGAAAAAAACGAACTTGGTGAGTATGATGGTATGTTTATTTTTAACGATTCATTTGATGTAATTGAACAAGCAACTGAATTTATTAATAACATTCTTGACGCTCAAGAAAAGGGAGATATTCCTTATAGTTTATTATTTTTGTGGGACAGTATTGGAAGTATACCTTGTCAGATGACTTTTGATGGTAAAGGTGGTGGAATGCACAACGCAAAAGTATTAGCGGATAAAATTGGTATGGGAATTCATTCAAGAATCTCAAAATCTAAAAAAGAAGACTACCCATATTACAATACTTTAGTGATCTTAAATCAACCTTGGGTGTTACTTCCTGATAATCCATTTGGACAACCTGAAATCAAGGCCAAAGGTGGCGAAGCGGTATGGTTGGCATCATCATTAGTGTTTTTATTTGGTAATCAGAAAAAGGCAGGTATTAGTCACATTGATGCAACTAAGAATGGTAGAAAAGTGTCTTTTGCAATTAGAACTAAGATTTCGATATTAAAGAATCACGTTAATGGTCTTGGGTATAAAGATGGTAAGATAATTGCAGTACCACAAGGTTATATTGCAGACACAAAAGAATCTTTGGATAATTATAAGAAAGACTATTCTGATTATTGGGAAACAAAATTAGGATATTCTGATTATTCTTTAGCCGAATCTGATGATGACTCTGACGAGTAAAAAGTATTTTCAAACGACTTAAAAAATTTAAATGGTCAAAACATTAATTGTTGATGGTAACAATTTATTAAAAATAGGATTTCACGGAGTTAAAGATTTTTATAATAATGGGGAACACATTGGTGGAACTTGGCATTTTATTAACACAATTCGTAAATTCTTAGAAGAAACCAATTTTAATAAAGTTATGGTCTTTTGGGATAGTGACACAAACTCATCTCAAAGAAAATTAATATATCCAAAATATAAGATGAATCGTAAATCTTCTCCTAATGATGTGGAGAAGACAGATTCATTTAACAAACAAAAAACAAGAGTTAAACAATATCTTGAAGAGATGTTTATTAGACAATTAGAGATTGAAAATTCGGAAGCCGATGATCTTATTGCGTATTACTGTCAAATCTCTTTAGATGAAGAGAAAACGATATTCTCAAGTGATAAAGACTTAACTCAATTAATTTCAGAAAAGGTATTAATTTATTCACCAAACTTAAAGTCGTATTATAAATTTGGTGACAACATTAAATTTAAAAATTGTTCGATTCCTCATTATAATGTTATGACATTTAAGATCCTTGCTGGTGATACTTCGGATAATATTGATGGAATAAGTTTAATGGGTGAGAAAACTTTAATTAAATTTTTTCCTGAAATACTTGATTCAAAGATATATTTAACCGATATTTTAACAAAAGGTGAACAACTATTAAAAGAACAACAAAAAAATGTTGTTTTAGGAAATTTAATCATTGGAAAAACAAAAGAAGGTATTATGGGTGATGATTTTTTTAGAATCAATAAAAAACTCGTAGATTTATCAGAACCTTTAATTGATGAAGATGGTAAAAAAATGGTTAGAGAATATTACTCTGAGTCAATGGATCCTGATGGAAGAGGACATAGAAACCTAATTAGAATGATGATGACCGACGGGTTCTTCAAGTACCTCCCAAAAGGAGATGATGTGTGGATTAATTTTTTAAAACCATTTTTAAAATTATCAAGAAAAGAAAAAACAAAATTTAGAAACAAAAATTAAAAAAAAAGTATGAAAGATCAAGATGTAACAAAAGTAGAATTTTTATTAATGTGTAATGACAATATTGTCGTACAAAGATTTTTTAATGTGAAAGGTTTAAACAAAAACTCTCACAAATCAGTTGAATTTTATGATTATTTTCGTTTATTTACGGATAAATTAAAAAATAATTTAAAAATGAGGAGTGTTATCTATATGTTAGATAACCAATACGAAATAGGTGTAAATCCTGATATGTTAAACACATCAATTACTGATGGACCTGAAAATTTTAATGTTTATGTTAAAATTGGTGATATGACAATATGTCAGAGAACATTTAACGCAAAACATTACCCGCCAAAAATAAGGTATACAGTAGATCTACGACCACAATTAAAAAGTGTACTTAACGATCTTACTGACATTTTTTCAGGTAAAAATTTTAATTATTATTACCCGAATTTTAATCAAAACCAATAGTATTTATCATTACTAACAAAACAAAAAAACATGGCGACAAACAAAAACTTTGAGTACTTAGGTAATGTATTTCAACTACAATTATTAAACCAAATCATATTAGATAAAGACTTTTCACAGTCAATTATTGATGTAATAGAAAACAATTATTTTGAAAATAAATACTTTAAAATAATTGTTCAAATGATTAAGGAGTATTATGTAAAATACGAACATACCCCATCATTTGAAACATTGGAACAGATTACTAAATCTGAATTACAACAAGAAATTGCATCTAAAATAGTTTTGGACACAATTAAAAAAATTAAGGATTCACCTATTGACGGTGTTAATTTTGTACAAGAAAAGGCTTTGAAATTCTGTAAACAACAAGAACTTCAAAAAGTCATGACTAAAGCTCAAAAAATAATTGATGGAGGTGAATTTGAAAATTATGACACTCTTGAAGAGTTAGTTAGAGGAGCATTACAAGTAGGAGAAAAAAATACTAATGCTATGGATGTTTTTTCTAATATTTATCAAGTACTTGATGATGATTACAGACATCCAATACCAATGGGAATTCCAGGTATCGATAAACTATTAAAAGGTGGTTTAGCTAGAGGTGAAATTGGAGTTATTTTAGCTCCAACAGGAGTGGGTAAATCTACAATCTTAACTAAAATTGCTAACCACGCATTTAACTTAGGAAACAACGTACTTCAGATCTTTTTTGAAGATAACCCAAAGGTAATTCAAAGAAAACATTTTACTCTTTGGACAAAAATTCATCCTGACGAATTATCTGAAAAAAGGGATGAGGTAATAGAAAAAGTTAAAACTATCGAAGAGTCAATGCCAAATAAGTTAATAATGAATAAATTACCTTCTGACACTGTAACTATTTTACAAATTAAAAATCAAATTAGAAAAATGGTTGCTGAAGGAACAAAGATTGATATGGTATTATTAGATTATATTGACTGTGTTGTTCCTGAAAAAAATTTGGGTGATGAATGGAAAAGCGAAGGTTCTGTTATGAGAGGGTTTGAAGCTATGTGTCATGAACTTAATTTAGTTGGTTGGACTGCAACACAAGGTAATAGAAGTTCTATTTCTTCTGAGGTTGTAACAACTGATCAAATGGGTGGGTCAATTAAAAAGGCACAAGTTGGTCACGTTATTATTACGGTTGCAAAAACACTTCAACAGAAAGAGATGAAATTAGCGACAATAGCAATTACAAAATCAAGGGTTGGAGATGACGGTGTAATATTTGAAAATTGTAAATTTGATAATGCAATGTTAGACATTGACACCGAGAGTTCTATGACTTTCTTAGGTTTAGAAGAAAAACAAGAAGAAAGACAAAGACAAAGAGTAACAGAATTGTTAGAAAAAAGACAAGAAAGACAAGAAAAACAAAAAAATTAAAAAATAATTAAATAAAATGGAAAAAATATTAATTGAAAACCCCTCAAGATTCGTCATATTCCCAATTGAACATAATGACATATGGGAATTTTATAAACAACATCAAGCAGCATTTTGGACGGCAGAAGAGGTAGATTTAACAAATGATATTCGTGATTGGGAAAAACTAACGGATAATGAAAAATACTTTGTTAAAAATTTATTATCATTTTTCGCAGCATCTGATGGTATTGTTAATGAAAACTTAGCGGAAAATTTTTATCGTGAGGTACAATATCCTGAAGCAAAATTCTTTTACGGATTCCAATTAGCAATGGAAAACATTCACTCATTGATGTATTCATTATTGATTGACACATATATTAGTGATACTAAAGAAAAAGACGAATGTTTTAATGCGATTGATAGACTACCTGCGGTACAGAAGAAGGCAAAATGGGCATTAAACTGGATTGATAATTCATCTTTCCAAGAAAGGTTAATTGCTTTTGCGGCAGTTGAAGGAATATTCTTTTCAGGTTCATTCTGTTCTATTTTTTGGTTAAAGTCAAGAGGAATTATGCAAGGACTATGTAACGCTAATTCTCTAATTTTTAAAGATGAAAATCTACATTGTGATTTTGCAATTCATTTGTTAAATAACCATTGTGAAAATAAACCATCAGAAAAAAGAATTAAAGAAATTTTATTATCCGCACTTGAGATTGAAAAAGAATTTATTACCGAATCCTTACCAGTTTCATTGATTGGAATGAACTCAAATTTAATGAAACAATATTTGGAATTTGTTGTAGATGGTCTTTTGGTAAAATTTGGTTGTAATAAAGAATTTAATGTTGACCAACCATTTAAATTTATGGAACAAATTGCTGTTGAAACAAAAGGTAATTTCTTTGAGTCAAGAACAATGGAATATCAAAAAGCAAAATTAAATGAAAAAATTACGTTTGAAGAAGATTTTTAAAAATTAAAAAAATACTATGTCACTTAAAATAATAAAAAGAGATGGGGATAATGTAACATTTAACCCACAAAAAATTTACAATCGTGTTAAAAAATCCGCAAAAGGTTTGAGTGTCAATTCAGATGAGATTTTTATCAAGGTTATCACTTCAGTACCAACTGAAGGTGATATAACAACAAAAGAATTAGATAAATTAATTTATGAGATAGCTGCGTCTTACACTGGAAGTCATCATGATTACTCAAGATTAGCATCTTCAATTGCAATTTCTTCATACCATAAAGAAACTAACCCAAGTTTTTCAGAAACAATGTCAGAGTTACATTCACATGGAATTATTAATGATGTGTTAGTGGAAACAATTCAAAAATACGGAGAAAAAAATATTGATGAAATTATAAACCATAATAACGATTATAATTTTGACTATTTTGCTTGGAGATCATTACAAGAGATGTATTTACTAAAAACACCACAAGGAAAAGTAATTGAAAGACCACAGCATATGTATATGAGGGTTGCCTTATGGGTTACAGATACTTTTGAAGATGCAATTGAATATTATAAATCATTATCAAATCAACTTATTTCTAAAGCAACACCAATAATGATTAATTCTGGTACAAAAGTACCTCAATTGGCTTCTTGTGTTTTACATTATAATAATTCGGATTCAAGACAAGGATTATTGGACACATTAAACGATATTTCAACTTACTCTTCAGATGCTGCGGGAATTGGATTATCTATGTCTAACATTAGAAGTAAGGAAAGTAGAATATCTACATCAGGTGGACACTCTGGTGGGTTGTTGAAGTATTTAAAAATTGTTAACGAATCATTAAGGTTTTTTAACCAACAAGGTCGTAGACCTGGATCCGCAGCAATTTATTTGGAACCTTGGCATAAAGATATTATAGACTTATTGGAAATTAAAAAAAATACTGGTGCTGAAGAATTAAGAGCTCGTGATTTATTTACGGCACTTTGGATTCCTGACAACTTTATGAGATCAGTTAAAAATAATGAAGATTGGTATTTGTTATGTCCTAACGATATAATTAAAGCGGGGATTAAACCATTACAAGAATCATTTGGTAATGAATATGAGGAAAATTATAATAAAGCTGTTTCTTTAGGGTTAGGTAAGAAAGTTAAGGCACAAGATATATGGTCTAAAATAATTGAATCACAAATTGAAACTGGAATTCCTTATCTATGTTCCAAAGATAATGCAAACAGAAAAACTAATCATCAAAATATTGGAGTAATTAAACAATCTAATCTTTGTAATGAGATATATCAGTATACGGATGAAGAAACTACTGCAATTTGTACCCTATCGTCTATTGTACTTAAAAACTTTATTATTGGAAATAAATTTGATTTTCAATTATTATTTAATGAAGTTAGAAAAGTTGTGAGAACTTTAAACAAAGTTATCGATATAAATAGTTACTCAACTAAAAAAGGATTAAAAGGGGGGTTAGAACAAAGATCAATTGCTATTGGAACACAAGGTTTGGCAGATGTTTTTTATTTACTTGATTTGATTTTTACTGAAGAAGAGGCAAAATTATTAAACAAACAAATTTTTGAAACGATATATTATGGTGCAATATACGAGAGTAATGATTTATGTAAAAAAAATAAATATAAACCATATAAATTCTTTAAAGGATCACCAATGTCGAAAAGAATATTTCAATTTGACATGTGGGGATTAACTGATGATAATTTATCAGGATATTGGGATTGGAACACATTAAAAGATGATGTAAAACAGTATGGTGTATGTAATTCATTATTTACCGCACAAATGCCTGTAGCGTCTTCAGCTAAGATTACAGGTTCATTTGAAATGACAGAACCCGCACATTCGGCATTATTTAATCGACGAGTTGTTGGTGGTGAAATAATGATTGTAAACAAATACTTAATTACTGATTTTGAAAAAATTGGGATATGGTCTGAAGATTTAAAAAATGAAATTATTATGAATGAAGGATCAATTAAAAATATTAATTTTAATAACTATTTAGATCCTGATGACAAAAATTATAATAAAAAAGTTAAAAGAATTGAACATTTAATACCTAAATACAAAACAATTTGGGAGATATCACAAAAAGAATTAATTAATATGGCGGCAGATAGAGCCCCATTTATTGATCAATCACAATCAATGAACATTTATATGTCAAGTCCTACATTATCTAAAATTACCTCATCACATTTCCATTCTTGGGAAAAAGGTTTAAAAACCCTTTGTTATTATGTAAGAACAAAGGCAATCTCAACGGGGGCTAAACATTTGGCGTTGGACACAAGTAAAAAAGAAAAAATAAATTTTAACTCAGAAGTACCAAAATTTGAACATGTAAATGAAGGTTTACCATTAAAACCGGATAGTTCAGAGTTTGAATGTTTTGGTTGTTCATCTTAAAATAAATCACTATTTAAAAAAATCACGGCAAAAGTCGTGATTTTTTATTTTATATCTATTTAATCAAAAATTCTTAACCTTATATTTATTAGATATGGCAAATGGAATAACATATGGTTTAAGTTTCCCGTTTAGGGATTCGTTCGTTGGTAGATATTTAGATACCTCTAATGATAGTGATGAAGAAATAAGAAGTAATCTTGTACACTTATTATTAAGTAAAAAGGGAACAAGATATTTTTTACCTGATTTTGGATCTAGATTATACGAATATCTTTTTGAACCTTTAGACGGACCAACATTTAGTGAAATTGAAAATGAAATAAGGGATTCTGTTAGTAAATATATGCCAGGGATCTTAATAACAAACATTAAGATAACAGATGCATCAAAAGAAGACCAAAATCAAGGAACATATGTAAATCAATATGGGGAAAAAGAATTTACGGTACCAAATATATCACAGTTAGAACATACCGCAAAAGTTAGAATTGATTACAAAAATACTAATAATGCATTTAACTCAAGTGATTTTTTAATTATTAATATTTAATAGTATATGGCAAATAAAAAAATATCTTACACAACTAGAGACTTCGCAGGAATAAGAACTGAATTAATAAACTTTACAAGATCTTATTATCCCGACTTAGTACAAAATTTTAATGATGCTGGAGTATTTTCGGTATTATTGGATTTAAACGCTGCGGTAACTGATAACTTACAATTTCAGATTGATAGAAGTATACAAGAAACAGTATTACAATACGCACAACAAAAGTCATCTATTTATAATATTGCCAAAACTTATGGTTTAAAAATACCTGGATCAAGACCTTCGGTTGCATTAGTAGACTTTTCAATAACAGTTCCAGCTTTTGGAGATAGAGAAGATTTAAGATATTGTGGAGTTTTAAGAAGAGGGTCTCAGGTTAATGGAGCTGGACAACCATTTGAAACAGTATATGATATTGATTTTTCATCACCAACAAATGCCGAAGGATCACCAAACAGATTAAAAATTCCAAATTTTGACGCAAATAATAATATTACTAATTACACAATAACAAAAAGAGAGGTTATTGTTAATGGTATAACAAAAGTTTTTAAAAGAGTTATTACACCAAATGATGTAAAACCATTTTTTGAATTATTTTTACCTGAAAAAAATGTTTTAGGTATAACCAGTGTCTTACTTAAAGACGGGACACAATATACTTCTCCACCGGAAACACAAGAATTTATGTCGTTATTAAATAGATGGTATGAAGTAAAGGCATTGGCGGAAGACAGAGTTTTTGTTGAAGACCCGACAAAACCATCAGATCAACCTGGAATTAAAGTTGGTAAATACATTGTTACAAATACTAAATTTATTAGTGAGTATACTCCAGAAGGTTATACTAAAATGACTTTTGGTGGTGGAAATGTTTCAGCTGATGAACAATTGAGAGAATTTGCAAGAGACGGTGTTGGATTTGATCTTAACAAATATGTTAATAATTTAGCTTTAGGTAGTACATTAAAGCCAAATTCAACATTATTTATACAATATCGTGTTGGGGGAGGACAATCAACCAATTTAGGTGTTAACATTATTACACAGATTGGAACAGTTTCGTTTTTTGTTAACGGACCCTCAGAATCAATTAACTCAACGGTAGTTAATTCACTTAGAGTTAATAATGTTACCGCAGCAATTGGGGGAGCTAATCCACCAACAACTGAGGAAGTAAGGCAATATGTATCTTATAATTTTTCCGCACAAAACAGAGCGGTTACAATAAATGATTATGAGTCGGTATTAAGAACTATGCCGTCTCAATTTGGTGCACCGGGTAAAGTATCTATTGTTGAAGAAAATAATAAAATAAAAATTAAAATGTTATCCTACGACACTAATGGTAATCTAACAGAAGTTATTTCTAACACACTTAAAAGTAATGTTGCAAACTATCTATCAAATTATAGGATGATAAACGATTACATATCCGTTGAGACGGCTAATGTAATAGATTTAAGTGTTGATGTAGATGTTGTTTTAGACTCAAGTCAAAATCAAGGGTCAGTTGTTGCTAAAATTATTAATATTGTTACACAATATTTTAGTCCAACTGTTAGGGGGTTAGGTCAAAATGTTTATGTTTCTGAAATTAGAAGATTAATACAGAGTGAAAATGGTATTATTTCTGTTTCGGGAATATTCATTTATAATAAAGTTGGGGGACAATATTCATCTTCCCAAACTTCACAAGCATATGAAGATCCATCAACAAATATGATTAAATTAATTGCCGATACAATATTTGCAGAACCAACTCAAATATATCAAATTAGGTATCCAAACAAAGACATTACCGTTAATGTTCTTAATTTAAAAACAATTAATTTCTCTTGATAATTTATTTTTTGAATAAAAGAATTATTTTTTGAAAATAGGAAATAAACTATTTATCAAAAAAGAGTAATTAATGCCAAAATCATATAGAATACGAACTACCCCTGGTAGTGAAAAAACTATCAACATTCAATTAGAACAGGACTTTGAGTTTTTAGAGATATTATCTTTAAAAATTAACCAAGGCGAAATCTATAATAGAATGTGCTCCGATTATGGGGTAGTTGTTGGTAGAGTTATTGTTAATAATGGATTTGGAGTCCCAAATGCTCGGGTATCTGTTTTTATTCCTATTAGTGATTTAGATTTAGAAAACCCAATAATTTCTGAATTATACCCTTATAAAACAATTTCTGACATAAATGAAGATGGGTATAGATATAACCTATTACCGAAAGAACCATCATATAATGGACACAGTGCAACAGGAAATTTTCCATCAAAAACAGAAATCCTTACAGATCAATCATATGTTGAGGTATACGATAAATACTATAAATTCTCAGTAAGAACAAATGAAAGTGGTGATTACATGATATTTGGAGTACCAACAGGTACTCAAACAATATTAATGGACGTTGATTTATCTGATATTGGTTGTTTTTCGTTATCACCACAAGATTTATTAGATATTGGTATTGCTGTTGATTCACAGGTTGATGGGTCTAGATTTAAAAAATCAACAAATTTAAATGAGTTACCACAAATTGTTAGTTTAAATAAAATTATTGAGGTATCACCATTATGGGGTGAACCTGAAATTTGTTTATTAGGAATAACTAGATCTGACTTTGATTTGACGGCAAATCTAAATATTAATATACAACCAACAGCAGTATTTATGGGGTCATTAATTTCGACTACAAACGATGATGCGGTTAGAGTTAGTTGCTCACCAAGAAATAATACTGGAAATTTATGTGAATTAGTTGCAGGACCCGGAGAAATAGTTGCGATTAGACAAACCATTAATCTTGATACAGTTGGTAGACCAATTCTTGAATCTTATTCGTTAATTGAAGGAGGAAAAGTTATTGATTCGGATGGTACATTTTTAGTAAATGTCCCAATGAATTTAAATTATATTATAACCAATGAATTTGGGGAACAAGTTTTATCTGATGACCCTAATAAAGGTCTACCAACAAAAGGAAAATATAGATTTAAATTTAAATGGCAAAATGAACAAGGTTTGCAAAATCCATTTCAAAGAGGACATTTTCTTGTTCCAAATATTAAAGAACACGGATGGATATTATCAAACTTTGACCCATTGATAAATTTCCCAACTACGCCACATCTAATTACAATACCAAATGGTACGGTTACTTTTACATATCCTCTAAATAATACATCAACAGGTGGTTTAGCTTTAGATTTTAAAACTAACGTTGAAAGTTTTTCAATTTTATTAAATAATGTCCTATATTTTGGTGATTTAGAAAGTATTCCAATTACCGTTATTAATACAATTATAATAATAAATGTAGTTCCTATAAATCCTGGAACCCTAACCCAAATTAATTATACGTTTTACCAACAACCAACTTTTGATGCTTTAAGGTCTTATGCTTTTAGTGTGGATTGGAATGATTATGGAGATAATACTACAACCGCAGGTCAACAAATAATACAAGACGCGATTAATTGTGAAGATAAGTTCTATGAATTTAATTATAATAAAGTTTATACCACATCAATGTTTTTGGATAGGTATAAAAGAGGAGTTGGAAGAGCAAAACACTTAGGAATTAAAGAAATTGATGATAGACAATGTAAGTCCACAACTAACACATTTCCGGTTAATGATATAATTAAAAATTTTGATAGTTTGTTTTTTATATTTAATCTATTAATCAATATATTGGCAATACCTTTTATAATCATATTATGGCTTATGCATTTTATTGCATTTATTTGGCCTGTTTTAAAATATTTATTAATTGTTTTAGGACTTTATTTTGCTTATGAAGCGATATCGGATGGGATTCAATTAACAAATTGGATTATTTCATCGACTTCCACTGTTGCCGTTCCTGGAGGACCTGTATTTAGTGCGGGTGACATATTACAAATTGCTTTGTATTATGCAAAACTTCTTTTTAAACTAGCGTTAGGGTTATCTTTTGCAGCATTTACTCTAATTTATTTAATAAGAATAACAGATTTCCCAAGATTTGGATTACCAATGTTGTCTTATCCAGAATGTACAAGTTGTGATTGTGATTGTGGAAACGCAGAAATTGATGATGATATTGATGCCAACTCTGTTAATGCTGATATTGCTGCACAACAAAGTGGGTTAGATGATAGTGGAATAACATATGCACAGTCATCATCATTTATTGCTCCTGTAAATTTATCGGCGTCATATAACGTACCACACCCAAATTTTGACAACTTTCCGGAGGAAGACTCGGATGCAAATTCTAAGGGATATTTTTATTGCCCAACAAGTATTGGTTTTGGTTTAGGACAGTGCCAATATAAATCATTAATAAATCGAGTTGTGGATCAACAGATAGATGGTGATGTTGTTATAAATGCGGTAATTGATTTTAGAAGATTATTTTCAGGTACTGATATAATAACACCAGGAACTTTGGATTTTAAAAAATACCACGCACCACAACCATTCTTATTTGCTGCTGAAAGAATTTCTGGGGGTGGAAATAATGACCAAAGATGGTTTGGATACCCAACAAAAGAAACCTACCCACAAAAATTAAATGAGTTTAACACTAGAGATAAATATTTTGATACTACTGGTCCCGGTGGAGGACCAAATATAATAACCACTACGGTAAACCCTCAGTTGGAGGTGGCGCCTTATAATTTAGGGACTCAGGACTCATTTACAGATCAAATAATTGTTGTTTTGGCAAATGCCGGAACAGCACAAACTTTAGGGATTGGAGAACTTGTAACATTTCAGGATAATAATTTTAACAATGGACAACTAATCCCAAGAAATATAAATTTAACTGGTGCAACGGAAAACGCATTTGGTAATAACTCGGTAACAGGAACAACATCATTATCTGCAGCACCAAATACTACATCTAATATTGCTCCAATCTCAACAACTATTACATATGCTAACCCAACCAACCCAAGTATGCCACTTTTTTCAACTATCAACATACTTCAAACTGGTGACACAATAACTGATCTAAGTAAAGATGATTATTTAAAATATCCAACAGATGTTGAATATTTTCAAGTAATAACAGGAATTTCCATTTCTAATTTTAATTTATTAGCTAATACTACAAATCTAAATTTATTTCCAAAAAAATATTTAAGACACCAAATTCAATATGTTATTACCGATCCTTGTGAATTAACTTATTTTGTACCGTTTCTTTTCGGGGTCTTTAATAGTTTTAATAACTCCAGCCCTATTACCCCACCCCCTTTTGTTAATGGACAAACTTATAATAATGAAAGTGGGGTGGCTTCTATACGGGCAAATGATTATGATTGTCTTGATTCATTATCTAATTCGGCAAATTATGAGGTATTAATGTTTGTTAGAGGTGTTGATCCACATACCGAAAAACAAACAATAGAATATGATATATCAAAAATATTAGGATATACAACACCACAAGCAAATTTAAAAATAAGAGGTAAATATTATTTAAATCAACCAATAAAACCTGTTGGTCAAACACCATTGACACATAATACACCAACAAATACGTTCACCAATTTATATTTCCCTTCATTTACGTTTACAATTACGCCACCTTCGGTTAATCCTAATAATTATACAGGTTTCACGTCTACATTACCGTATTACTATTTATCAACAGATGAGACATCGTCATTTGTAAACACATATGTTCCAGTATCAGGATTTCAAACAAAACAAGCTTTAGATATAAATCCTTATTTATTATCACCAATTAGTAATTATACTTTACCTAGAAATCAAACAGACTATATAGGTGGAGGTCCTTTTATTGCTGCGTCTTTTAATTATTCGTACTCTATAAATGGAGTTTTTGTGGGTGAAGTTAGTGAAAAAGAGGACTATGGTTGGCCAACCAATGTAAACAATTATTTTGCGTTATATTCACCAGCTTATTTTAAAGACACTTCCTTGTTAGGTGTTGATTTTAGTAACTCAGCTAATATTGTTATGAGAAGTGACAGATTACCTACATCCACTTGTATTGATCCCGCACCTGGAGATAGAACTGGATATGCTTTACACCAAAACAATAAGTTCTGTTATTATAAAACTAACGGTGTTAATAGTCAACAGACATCATCATTTGCTAGTATTTATGATGTTTCTGAATTTTTAGATCAATATAGTGGTAATACTGGATTAACTCAAACACTTACTTGTGATGGATTGGTTGCTTTAGATTGTTATTCGGGTAGTGGTACTAATGTAGGGGTAATCCCTGCTAACCAATGTTCTATTCCTGAAAATAGAGTAACTAAAGGTTGTTATTGTTTATTAAATAAAGATAATAGTGATAATAATAAACATTATTATTTAATAAGAAATGCGTTTAGAGACGATCGTAGATTGTTTATGGAATGGAAAACAAGAATGACATTAGTGTTTGCTATTTGTAGGGGGGTATTTGCTCAAACTTTTCAAAATAACTGGATAAATGGTACACTATACATGCCAAGTTTTAACAAAAGATCGTTATACCCAACAAACAACCTTACTAATATAGTATCACCTACTTATGTTTATTGTAAAGATATTGTTGTTTATAACAATAATAATAATAATTTCTTTTATAGAAGTTCTCCATGGAACGATATTTCACAAGAATTTATTGGTAAAGAAATATCACAACCAGCAAGTTGGAATATTTTTGGTGTTAATGCAGGATATAACCAAAAAAATATAATGTTTCCAACCACAATATTAGATATGGGGCCAAGGGATTCATATATAAGTGAAATTTGTAATAGTGATAATTTTAAGGGATATATGGGTGATCAGTTTAAATCAACAAGTTATAATGAAGGTGGTGACATTATACAAATAGGTTTTTTATCTAGAATACTAAACGAAAATTTTAGACAAGCACTAATACCTATTAGTACTGATTCAAATGATTCTGAAGGTCAAGGTATAAGTCAGTTTTTTAATAGTGGGCGTGGTGGTGATAGAATTGACGGTGATTTTGCTCAAGCATTATCAATTAATTCAGAACATAAAATTAATCCATTTATTGATGAAAATTATGGTAATTCAGATATTTTTATTGGTGATGATGGTCAGGCTCCCTCACCAAGCAGATCTGTTTTTGGTATATTTTATAGATCAGCACCAATTGATTATTCTTACAGAAGAAAATTAACACCTGGTATTGATCTTTACAATATTTCACCTTTATTACAAGATGCTTATGGGTATCCTAAAACCCAAGTGGTACCCCATTATAAATGGAATTTACGATCATCTAGTGTAATTTTTGGTTCGGAACAAAACAATTGGCACACAACCCCTAATCAAAGTGGTGGGGTAGGATTCTTTAAGAAAGGATACCAAGATTTAGATTATAGTGTTGATCCGTATTTTACAACACCTTCATTAATACCTGGAAATAATTTACCACTATTACCCCAAGGGTTTATAACTAATTTTAATGCGTCAACAGGACTTCCGTCACCAACAATACCTGGTCAACCCCTTGCGGTAAACGGTAATCTTTATTTGGTTGGAGCACCTAGTCATTTTTATTTTGGGTTAAATAATGGAAATACCGCATTGAATAGATTCATAAAAAAATATGTTAATTTTACTGATATATAATGGGAGTAAATGACACAACAAAAATAGTTTTAGGTTCGTTAAGATATAAGTCTTCACCAAATTCCGTATTATCGGTAAATGTTGATTTAAATCAAAATGAAAAAGAAATTATTGAATTTGATAGAAATGTGGACTTAGGTTTACAACAAGTTTTTATTGATGAAAGAGAATCAAGTACAATTTTTAGACCTGTAACAAAATATTCTATTATTTTTAAAAATGGTTATATAGGGAAAACAAATTATAGTCCATTTAAAAATAATTTATATTACACTAACTCTATAGAAAATACTATATTAACATTTCCAGGTGGAAACCAACCAGGATCAATTCCTACACCAAATGTTCCTTGGGAGGGGTGTCCACAATACTTTGAATTTGATTTTATTAGAACGGATAATAATAATGTTGGATATACTTCTCCACCAAATAACCATATTAATTTTGTAAATAAAAGTGCTAGTACATATAATTGGACACATTATGTTAGTTATGGTTATAAAAATAACTATACTAAACAAATGTATGCTATTGATACAAAAACAACAGCAAGTTGGGCTTGGATGGTTTCAGATGGAATTCCATTTATAATTAATGTTGGTAATAATAATTTTGGACCAAACATTGAATTTAGATGTCCTATGAAACATGGGTTAAATGTTGGGGAGTTTGTAAAATTATCGTTAACATACAATGGAACAAACATATTCCAAATTAATAGTTTAGGAGACAACGCTTTTGGTAGTGAAGAATTTATATTTAACATTTATAATATTGGTTATGTTGGTACAACATTTAATAACGGAAATACAGGAACATTTAAAAGAGTAATAAATAAAAGTAATGAAATTGAAACTACTTCAAAATATTATGTTAGGGTTCATAAAATATTAACAAATTCAGAAGATGCTGTAATGGTTAAAGCTGGGTTTGAACAAAATATATATAACGCAAAAAGTAAATTTGAAAATGCGGTGTTAACACCAAACAATGTTTCAAGAACATCAATTTTAGAAGGAAGTCAGTCGTATTCATTATCCTTTAATGTTGATATAGATATTAACCCTTTAAGAGATAATCAAAATAGACCAGTAAGTGAATTATTTTTTACAACTATATGGAAAGGGTATTTTGGGTGGACAAAATCATTAAAACAAGGTTGGGACTTTAATTTATATTTAAATAACTCACTACCAAATTCTTGGTGGGATTTTTTTAATCCTTTATCGAATACTTCAATTTTAACTAACACATATAATAGTTTAACAACACCAATAGTGGGTCCGTTTTTATATAATGAAAATCTTAAATCTGAAGATTTAATTGATGGTGATCATTGTGAATGGAATGATTATGAACAAACTGAAAGAGTGATTGCCAGGTACAACCATAAAATAACCTTCAACCAATCTTATTTTAGTATAGACACTAATGCACCACAAACGAATCAATTTGGTTATTTTTACAAACCACATAACCCAATTGTTTTAAGAAAATATTCAACATATGTTGAAGAGGGAGATCCATTAAAAGTATCTAACATTCCTGACTATTCATTTTATTCTAATTTATCAAATAGTTTTAGATGGAGAGATTTATATCCGTATGGTTTTATTGATAATGATGGGGTGGGGGTTGATTATCCGTTTATAAATGGAAAACACTATCCTTTTGTAAATACCGTTTTTAGAATAACACCAGAAGGAAGTAATATTGGAGTTCAGAACATAACAGTAATAGCAGAACCAACTACAGATGAGTGTGAATAAATATAAAATAGTTTTACCTGAAAATGATCAGCATTTAAATATTCCATTAGAAATGAATTGGGATTTTATTGGTAGGGACGATAGTATTGATGAGTATCAGGAAAAAATGGTTAAAGAAGTTATTGGTGGGGTAAATGATTTTGAGATTTTAAGATTTTCTCACAATGAATATGTTGATAATTTAAATTTTATAAAAACAAATATAAACTATGATTTTTATTTTTATGACAATGTTTTACCAATAACATCACCGGTAGTAAATAATACCAATTGGAGTAATAGTTATTTAGACGAAGGGTTTACTGTGGACGAAATTTATTTTTACCAAAAACCATTTACTAAATCATTTTTTAAATTGGATTTATATGACACTACCGACGAAAAAACTCAAAATCTTTATTTAACAATAATATTGCCTGTACAACAAGGGTTTACCCAACCGGCAACACTATCAACATTATTATCAAATGTTGATATTAAAATTCCAAAATTTAGTTTAGATTATATTGGAGATAAAGAAGGTTTTCATATATATTGGTTAAGAAAACAAGATTATATTAATATTTCTGATTTTTATATGGGAGCTAAATTTTTTGATGCAAGATTGGGGGTTTACGTTAAAATGACAAATACCTCACAACCAAACATCGGAAATAAATTTACTTTTAATCCAAATGATTATTTTTATTATAAACTTAAGTTAGATTACACAAATAAAACTTATGAAGTTTATGCAACTTCAAATTTAACACAAAGAGTTGGAATAGACGGATTTCCAATTCAATGGTATGAATATGTAAACCCTTAATATGGAAGAACAAAAATATTATTTTAAAATATCTCCCGAAAATATTAAGAGGGATATCGTTGGTATTACCTACTTGGGTAATACTGAATACTCTTATTTTACTGATCCGTGTTGTTCAATTACCTCAGTAACTCCAACAACATTAACTGGATTTACTGGTGTGTACTCAGGTATGTCACAAATATTGTCAGGAGGAACAAATGGATTTTCATTATTAACAGGACTAACGGTACCAATTCTATTAACAGAAGTGGCTACCGATATTGGTTATTACTCTATATTTGACGGGGCAATAATACAAAAAGAAGTTATTACTAACTTTTTATTTTCCGCAACAACAGGTAATCCATATACTTTTTATTTCTATAATACTTCAGACACTGAATTCAAAAAGTTTTTATCCGTATCAACTTATACTGTTGATTGGGGGGATGGATCCCCAATTCAAACAGTAACTTCACCAATTCAATATACCCATGTTTATCCTGTTGTTAATCAAACATACACAATTACCCTTAAATCTATATCACCATGGGGAATATCAATCATAACAAAAACTGTTACCGTTCCATTTACTAATGTGGTTATTTTTAATCCTAATGGCGTTGCAACATTCACCCCTGCGGGAGGTAGTTGGGCAAATACATCATTTAATTATGATTATATTTTTACTGGTGATTCAAATACCAACATAAATGATTATATAAGTTCAAATTATACTACTGTACCATTTATCATAACAGGATACACACAATCAAATGTAAATGATTTAACATCATATGGTCCAACATATAATTTATATGGTGGTAAATTTAAAATAGGGATACAAGTTACCGGAACATCAGAATCTGTTGGAACTTATTGGGGACCGGATCCAACAAACACATATACAGCATATACAATTAATGATATTCTTTACTATGATTATAATGATGGTACCACATTATACATTATTGAGTCGTCAGGATTTACACAAAACGATTTAATTTTATCTGCAATAACAAAAAATGAAGCGTTACTTAATGTAATTGACCAACCAGAAATACAAACTGATGTGTATATTGAGAGAGGTAAAAATTCGGGATTAGAAAGTATAGAAAGACTTGGGGAAGTTGATAATGTGGGAGATTTAGAAAAATACGGGTATGGATTTTTTAATGTTGAAAAACAATGATTTTAAGTATTTATATTTAAACAATAAACAAATTTTAAAAACTAATAATTGTGGCTACAGGTAATTACGGAACAATAAGAAGCTCGGATGTAAGCCCTGATGACGTAGAAATAATTTTAAATTATACACCATCAAGAGACGAAACAGACAATTTTGTATTAACAAAATTAAACGCTAGTACAATATTGAGACCATATTTCCATAACGGAACCACTGGAGGAAATAATAATGTTGAAATACTTGGGGGTTTATATAATTTAAAATTGCCCACAAATCAATTCAATCAACTTGGTATATATACGTTATATATAAGACCAGCAGAAATAAGAACTAAAATTTTAGATTGTGGAATATTGTCCGCTTTACCCAATGTTAAAGGTATTGTTGTTGATATAAATAATGTTCCTTCTAATTTTAAAAATAAATTTATTAATCAAGGTTTAGTTGGTTTTAGGGTTGAATATTTAAATTCTGATGGAACTAAAATTCCTAATTTTTTTAGAATTATAACCTCATCATTCTATTGTGAACCTGTTGTTGAAAATTTAACGAATACCAATCAAAAGTCTATTAGATATAGGTATGTTGAATCATCAACAAATTTAATATTTTGTACTTTATCTCCATCGTCATCTCCAACAAATAAACCAAATGCGACCCCATTTATTGGACAACCGGATCAAAACATAATAATATCTAACACATATTTTAATCCAACAACAGTTGAAATTGAAATTGTTGAACACGATATTTCAACACTAGCAATTGCGTTATATGGTAATCAAACTAAATCTATGGATGATGGTATATATACCATATATGACAGTAACAACAATATTTATAAACAATACAATCTTTATGAAATTAGAGATCAATTTAATAACTTATTATATGAGGTAAGACAAGATAGGGGTATTAATATTGATTTTAGTAAAAACTTCTCAAATATAACTTCATAATGGCGACAAACAAATATAAATGTCCCCCTCAACCTGCCAGTGGTCAGGGTACTTTTTCAGACAACTTAGTTGGATTCCAACTAGTTGACGGTGGAGGTTTTACGCAGGGAAATTTTGAGTTTACAACAAGCATTAGTGAAAAACAAGAAAGGACATTTTCGATTGGATCGTTTTCTGAACCAATATCTTTAGATACGTTAAATATATCTAATGTAGAAGAATCAAAAAAATTAATTGCCGATAATTTTAGAGTATATCCCAATTTTGATTTAAGTCAAGTTACTAATTTTACTATGTTTGGGTCTTTAACCAAAAGGATGTCAACTTCAGTTACAAACATTATTAATTATTTTCCTGCGGCATTAGACATAAACAATATACAAACTAATTTTGTTATATCTTTAACAGCACAAAACATTATTTATAATAGTGTTGAAGATGAAACATATTTTGAAATACCAATATCTGTTATTAGAAATCCGTTTAGTATTGATTATACTGTTAATGCTACTAGAAATATTGAATTAAGGGAAATATCTGTTTCATATTTAAGAAATTTTACGACACAGTATTTAAAATATTCACTGTTTTTAAATGATATTGAATACCCTATATCTGATTTTATCCCCGCACAAGTAACAGACACTGTTTTTAAAGTTTATGTTAATGGTGATCCGTTTTCTGGTAATACAACAACAAATAGTAATTTTATAATAAGACCAAAACAGTTATATGTTAATAAAGTATTTAATGAAAATTTAGATCAAGTTGAAAACTTTTTGTTGAATAGAAATATGGTTCCAATATATAGTTCATATTTTAATATACCAAAAGAAAATGATGACGGACAATTTTATTACACACAAGAAGTTGCGATATTTCCGTTAAATGGATTGTGGAATTTAGATATTATAACCCCCAAATTTACAAATTATTTAACAAAATTAAATTCTTTATCGGAAAGTATTGATTTATATAAAACAAACTTAATAACGAGATTTTTAACTGCTGACGCTATAAAAGAATTTGATACTTCTGACCAAAAAATACAAAAAGTATTACAGATATACGGTAGAAGTTTTGACGAAACAAGAAAATTTATTACGGCTCTTGCTAACATGAATTCTGTTAATTACAATATTAAAAATGATATTCCATCACAATTACTTAAAAATTTGTCACAAACACTTGGGTGGAATACAAACATCTCTCCAATAACAAACGATCAATTATTAAGTTCAGTTTTTAGTAACGGGAGTAATTCATTTACGGGTTTACCAATAGGTCAAACACCTGAAGAGTTAAATTATCAATATTTCAGAAATTTAATTTTAAATTCCGCTTTTTTATTTAAATCTAAAGGAACAAGAAAATCAATTGAAATATTATTAAGAATGGTTGGGGCTCCTGAAGCATTAACAGAATTTAATGAATATATTTACCTTGCCGATCAAAAAATAAATTTGAGACAATTTGATATTCAGTACGCACAAATATCTGGAGGAACATACTCACAGGAATTACCTGTTTTGGATACAAATGACTTGTTTTCAATTATGGGGGTACAATATACTGGATTTACAACAACCACAATTACTCAAGATATTAGTTTAACGGTTAATGATTATCCTATAGATAGTTACGGTTTCCCAAGTATGCCAGTTCCAAACGACACATATTTTTTTCAAATTGGGGGAGGTTGGTTTGAATCAACACCACAACACAGAATGCCCGAAAAAGTTGATTTAACAAATAGTACATTTACTGGTTCCAACCCTAATTATCAAACAAAATTATTACCATTTAATTATGGGCAAGAATATTTAGAAAGATATCGTAGTTTTCCATATATGAATTTAGGGTTTAATCTTAAAAAAACGGTTGACAATAAAAAAAGTTGGATAAATAATGAAAAATTTTTAAGAAAAAACTTTGATGGTAATTTTAATGCTTATTACAAAGTATCTGATGATAGATTGGTTATAAATGTTAAAAATGTTGATTTATTTATGAATCCATCACAAGGATTGGTGTATGATGTATGGACAATGTCTAGAAAATATAATTACCCAATTCCAGAACAAGGTTTAAGTTATATAGATCCAACATATTGTAATCCATACCCAAATGTTGAATATCCAAATAAAGGGGGTATTGATTGGACCCAAATTATACCAAAACCAAAAGAAAAAACATTTTTTGAATTTGCCCAAACTTTTTGGAAAAATATGATAAATGTGAGAAGTAGACAATTTAATACCGATGGAAAGACAAGTGGATATCCAACACTATCTTCAATTTATTGGAAATATTTGGAATCTGGAATGGCAATAAATATTCCTAATGATAATTTTAACTATCAAACAATGATTGACTATGTTAATGGTATGGGAGATTATTGGATAAGATTGGTTGAACAAATGATTCCGGCAACAACAATATGGAATACGGGAGTAAAATATGAAAACTCAATTTTTCATAGACAAAAATTTGTGTGGAGAAGACAAAAAGGATGTGAAATTATACCAGTACCTTGTAAACCTTGTAAATTAATAACACAAATATTTTCATATGATTGTCCTATACAACAAACTGTTATTGGTTTATACCCTTGGGATACAAACCCAACAATAACTTCATTTGGAGCATTATTGGGTAGTTCATTAACTACATACGGAAATGATAATAATGTGGATATTAACAATGATTGTTTATTAAATACATTAGAGTCTGATTGGTATATTGATATTAGAATTGATGGGTTACCAATAATAATATACCCATTTTTTAATGGGGTTGGATTCTCAAACCCAACTTTAAGTACTCCAACAGCAAATAATTGGGTTGATGGTTTATATGATGCGTTTACTAATTTACTTGATTATGGTTTATCTTATATTATTAATACTGATGATCAAACTATAACAATATATAATAATAATTGTTTACCATTAAATACCACCCAAATTTTTGAATTGAATGTGGGAATAAACTTTACTATCCTATGTAACCCATGAGTTGTGGACAAATAATATATAATCTTTATATCTCTGGTGATTGTACTAATACTAATGTTGGAGAAATTTACATTGAGATAACTGGTGGTACTTCACCCTACACTGTATATGAAATTTCCTCAACAGGTTTATTACCAACATCAGCATCCACAACAACTTATTATTTTAGTGGTATGTCTGCCGGTACATATAGTTTGGCAATCCAAGACTCGTGTATAAATCCACCCTTTGATCCAATATACTTAAACATACCAATATCATCGGGAACATCTATAAGTGTTGAAAATGTAATAAATACAACTTGTGGTAATGATAATGGAGAAATAACATTTGGGTTTAATCCTTTTTATGGGTTTGGATCTGCATTGCTTTATGAAACAACAAACGGGTATATAAATAGTGGGTCAACTCCAACTAGTGGAATAACCTTTTCAAATTTATCGGGAGGAACTTATTATATTGTTGGTGATGATGGTGCAGGATGTAATGGGGTAAGTGCGAGCGTACCAATTTTACCATCAACAACTTTTTCTTATGGGTTTTATGTTGTTGACGATGCAAGTTGTAATGTTGCTTTTGGTTCAGGAAAAATATTTGTTACTGGACAAACAGGGGTTGCTCCTTATACATATGTTTGGAATGATGGACAAACAGGGTCTACGGCAACTGGATTAACAGTTGGGTATTATACTGTTACCGTAACAGATTCTACAGGATGTGTTGTTCCTAATAGTGTTTCTGTTAATAATGTTCCACCAATTGGAATATCTTCTTTTTTAACAACAGGAAGTACTTGTTTTAATAGTGATGGTGTGGTTGAAGTTACCGTTACTGGTGGGACAGCTCCATTCTTTTTTTCAGGGTCTAATGGGGATACAATAGTTACATTTTCAAACACATATACATTTCAAAATTTACCTTCAGGAATTTTAACCGTTACTGTTAAAGATGCTGGATTATGTAGTGATACTCAATCAACTTCGTTAACAACACCCAATGGATTTACTATTTCATCAATTAACACAACAAATTCTAATTGTGGTAATAATGGGTCAATAACAATAGTTGTTAATACTGGATCCCCTACGGGAACATTTACCTATACGTTACTGAATTCTTCCGGAAATACGGTTAATACAACAACTGTTGGTACTAACACAACTTTTAATAATTTACAATCAGACACATATACAATTTTGATTGATAATAATTCAGGATGTGTTTATACTGGAACAACAACAGTTACAAATGTTAATTTGTTTACAATAACTGCGGTTACAACTAATACCACATGTGGATTAAATAATGGTACCTTACAGATATTAACAACTAGTGGGGGTACATTACCATATACTTATCAAATTACTGGATACGCAATATCTCCAATTAATTTTTATAATAATTTACCTTTTGGGTCTTATAATGTTACGGTTACCGACGCAAATGGTTGTTCACAAATAACAACAGCATATGTTGGACCATCAAATTCTGTATTCTTTAATTTATTATCAACACAACCTGTTAATGGGAATGATGGTCAAATAACTACTCTTTTGAGTAGTGGTTACCCACCATTTACTTACAATTGGAGTTCAAATGTAAACTCACAAACTGGAGCAACAGTAACTAATTTAAGTGCAGGAACATACACATTACAAGTTGTTGATAGTTCTGGATGTACATATAGTAAAACAATTCTTTTATCGGGGACCACACTTTTAGGGAATTATCAAGTTTATAATATAAGTGACACTAATTTTGTTAATACTGGAATTGATGGTAGAAGAGGGATAGGTCAAATGTATAATGAGGGATTTTTTGATTTAACATACAATGATTTAGGGTGCGTAATTAATGGTGCTGAATTTATTATTGAAACAAGTGTAAATGGTGTAATAAAACAATTTCTTTTTTATAACTCAATAGGAATTTATGATTATCCAACAGATATTGAATGGATTAATGTAATAAAATTAATGTTATTAACTTATCCGGATATTGGTGAAGTTGATATAGATATTGTTAAAAACAAAATAACAATTGTGAATGATTGTAAAGATATTAATAAAAGTTGTGTACCAACTAAATTTAATACATTATCTGATGCAAAAGTTATAATTAATTTAATAATAAATTATGATATTTCTTGTGTTGAATGTGATGTTGTTACTCCTACACCAACACCAACACCAACGTCAACAAATCCACCACCAACTCCTACTCCTACTCAAACACCAACTTCAACAAATCCACCACCTACTCCTACACCTACTCAAACATTAACTTCAACACCAAAAGCAACCCCAAGTCCAACTCCAACAAGAACTCCAGGAGTTGTTTATGTTGCGGTATCTTGTTGTGACCCTTTGATTCAAAAGTTTGTAATACTACCATCCGCAGTAATTAATCAAATAGTTTTAGTTGGTGGACAATGTTATCGAGTAGTTAATACATTTAATGGGACACCATCATTTGTTGGTACATTATTACCTGTTGGTACAACTTGTAATAGTTGTATGGCAACATATGGATGTAATTCGTAATATAAGTTTTTATATTAATTAACAATATTGACTTATTACACATATACCATATTTTAGTTATATGGAAGATATTATTTTTGTGTCCGCTCAACCTGACGTACCTTATTTTCATTGGCAAATAAAACTTTATACTCATAACTTTATTGAAAATGGAATTAATCCTTGTCAAATTCATGTTATTTTTGGATTAACTAATGGACAAACAGAACCTTCTAAAGGAGCGTTAGAACTATGTGATTACGGGTTTAATGTACATTTTTACATTGACGATAGAATAAGTAAAAATTATATTCCAAGTATCAAACCATATTTAATATCAAGATGGTTATTTGAATATCCTGAATATGGTAAAACTTTTTTCTTACATGATGCGGATATTATTTTTAGAGTATTACCCGATTTTAATAAATTAATGAATGATGATATTTGTTATTTATCAGACACAATTGGTTATATCGGATACAACTATATTGTGGATTGTTGTGACAGATATGAAAAGGCACACCCAAATTCAGAAAAAGGTCAATTATTAAAAGAAATGGCAAATATTGTTGGAATAAACGTTGACATAATTAAAGATAACCAAGAAAACTCAGGTGGGGGTCAATATTTGTTAAAAAACATGACATATAGTCTTTGGGAAAAAATATATTTGGATTGTTATCCTCTTTATACGCAAATGCATAGTTATCACAAAAGACACCCAATAAGTCCTGGTGAAATACAATTTTGGACGGCAGAAATGTGGTCTTTATTGTGGAATTTATGGTTATTAAATTATGATACTAAAGTTGTTGAGGATCTCAATTTTTCTTGGGCAACAGATAATTTAAAAGTATATGAAGAAAGGACTATTTTACATATGGCTGGAGTTACAGATAATTTAAAAAGTAATAAATTTTATAAAGGAGAATATATAACAATTGACCCTATTTTAAAACTTAAAGAAAATCCGACACACTTTGATTATATTGAAATTAATAGTACAACAATAAAATATATTGAAGTAATGAAATCATTTATTCAAAAAACAATAAACTGATTATTTATATAGTAAAGAAATAACTTAAATGGTTTTTGAAGTAATAAATAATAGTTCAGTAATATATAATAACTATACGTTTACTGACGACAATAACGTTATTAAAGTAGTTGATTTATTACCTGGTGTTTCTTATTATATTAACACCTTAGTAACTCCACCACAACCTACAAATTTTTATCTTAACTCACTTGCAAAAGCAACAATCAGATATTGTTTTCAAAGTTGTTGTAATGATGATTCTTTTTATTTTGACGGACCAGTTAATTCAGTTTTTGGAAATTATTTAAATGGTGTTATAATTTATTTTAATGCGGCTTTACTATCTTCAAACCCTAATAATTATAAATCTGGTTGTTATGAATTAGTAGGTCGTGGTCTCTCCGCCACATATGACTGTAATATAGTTGGATCTGAAAGTGTTACTTTAGTTCAGTTTAATGTTAATGAGTATAATAATTGTGATACCTGTGTTATAGATAATAGTTGTTGTAATAATTATTATGTAACTAATCAATCTTCACAAAATGTTAAAACAAGAATAGAGTTCACCCCATGTTGTGATGAGGAAAAAAAATCACCTTATGATTTGGGTTTCCAAACATCGGTTTCCATATGTAGCTCAACAGGAGTAAAAGTTTTATCGGGAGAGATACAAATTATTAACAATGGTAAATGTACCCCTTGTACAATAACAACTACGACTAACCCGATTGTTACAACTACAACAACTTTTGCCCCACCAAATCCACCAATTGAACCTAAAAACGAATGTGATGTTATAACAATTTTTCCTCTCGGTGTTGAATGTTTTACAGTTGATCCATCAACCCCAAATTCTTTTGACGGGTTAATTACTTTGGGTATAACAGGAGGAACCCCTCCTTATGAGGTTATTTGGGAAAATGGTTCCCTCTCACAATCTTTAAGTAATCTTGGGGCTGGAAATTATGATTCAATCGTTACTGATTATTACGGGGATTTTACAGCATATACCACTTGTGTTTTAGGGGTTGAAATACCAATTACAACAAGTACAACAACTTTTAATCCTTTACCAACATATGAAGATATCTGTCTTACAATTATAAGAAGAAAACTAACACAATCTTTTGCTGAATATTATGAATTTCAATATAATGGGTACATTGGGGATTACCCAACTTGGGAAGATACAACAAATAGTTTAGATATTGTATGGAATCTTAATGGTAATCAATGGCAAGTATCGGGTTGGACAGCGGGACAAATAATTAATTTAAATAGTGGTAGCCCACCATTATCTGGGTGGAATTCGGTTGGATCATCATTACCTAATCAAATATTATCAATAACCGCAAATTTAGGACCATGTAATGAACTTAGTACCCCTAACTTAACAATAAATACTAATAGACCCGAATGTGGTTGTGATGGAAGTATAATATTAACTCCTTTTGGGGGAACACCACCATATGACTATTCAATCAACGGGGGAACAACTTACCAACCTACAACAATATATAATAACTTATGTCAAGGATCATATATTGTTTATGTTAGAGATTCTTCAGGATTTACAAGTACCCAAACGGTTGTTTTACCTCCTCCAACTTCAAGTATAAACTATATTGTTACTATGTCTTACGCTTCTACTATATTTGGTACTAATGTGTTTAATATAAATGTCTCACCTTCATTACCAATTGGAACAACAATTACTTTTGATGTAATTCATACTAACACATTTAACGTTGGACCATCAGCGGCAGCTGCCACTTATAACAACATAGTAACATTAAATGTTAATGGGTTACCTGTATCCAACACTAATCAAACAATAACTCCATTCTTACCAATTCCACAACCAGATCCTTGTAAGGACTTTTTTAAATATACCACAACAAGACAATATAATTGGATTAATTTATCTATGACATCAGGAACTATTATAAACGGTTCTTATACTGATACAATATCACCTATTTTACCAACCCCGCATTGTTTTATTGCGTACAGATACTATCACATTTATTTAAATAATGTAAAAATAAATAATAATTGCGATACGGTAAGGGTAGTTAATCCTTTAGGTGTGGGGATAAAAAAATAAATAAATAAATATTTATACATAAAATGTCATATATAATAAAAAATACATCAGGACTTATTAACACCAGAATAACGGATACTGGTAGGTTAAAGATGTCACAAGGAAATTTTAATGTAAGTTATTTTCAGGTAGGGGATAGTGAAGTTTCTTATGATAAAGTTTCTGTTAATTATAATCAAGTTAATAGTTTTGTCTTAACTCCACCGTTTGGAAGTCAAAATAGTGACGGAATACCACAATCAAATAAACAAAATGTTAAATACCCGTATTATGTGGATAATATTGGGAAAAATACGTACGGAATCCCATACATGGACTCAACAGTTGAGTCTGTATTTAATCGGGCTCCTTTAAGGGGATTTTTTAGTGGTAACACAACCGCAAGTACAATTAATTGGAGTGCGTTAACAAGTAATAATTATGTTAAAACTTCTAATTATTTGGTAAATCCATTATCATTAAATGGTACTAATGAAATAACTTTAATTTATTCAGGATGTAACACATCTTCATTTGGAGGTTACGAGGTTGGTGATTTTATTACTATTTATTTTGATGGTTTAGGATGTGAAAATTGTTCATGCACCAATTTACCAACACCAACACCAACAACATCACAAGGAACCACACCTACACCTACACTCACACCATCAGTAAGTAGTGGTCATATTAATTGTGTAAGTCCAACCCCAACGCCAACCCCTACAAAAACAGAATGTTTAACGCCAACACCAAGTAGACAGTGTCCCGCACCACCTGAACCCGTTTGTTTGATGTCATTATATAGTTGTTACCCAATTTTAACTTATAGAATTATTGGAATTTGTGAAAATAAAATAACGTTAGATAGAACAACACCAGATTTTGGATTAATAAATAATAAATGTTGTTTTAGAGCTTTAGTTTATCCTAAAAGTATGACAGAACTATATGATAGTGTAACACCAAGTCCACATTGGGGTGATGGTGTTATTAATTATGAAACATTATGTGATGTTGATAACTTTGACGTTAAAATTTGGAACATGAATATTCCTTGGACCGAAAATCCCGCTGGATTATTACCAACACAATATGAAGATTATACTTATTTTGGGTCTGTTAATTATATTGGGAGTAAAGAGTATTTTGGTTATAATTCAAATTTAGGACAGACATTTTACGTAAATTCAGTATTAAGTGCTGAAACTACTGACACTTATTATTATAATTCATTTGATGAGGTTATTAAGGTTGAACCTGAAGAACAAAAAACAATTGCAATTATTCATTATACAAACCAAACAATTGATTTCTTTTATGGTGAAAAATTTGCATTAGAACCATATGATCCGGTTAATACTAATAATACAACAGGTCAAGCTAGAAATTTTAAATTATATATACCATGGATTATGTGGCATAAAAATCCACAATGTTGCTTTGGATCTACCTTTTGGGTTGACCCACCTGGATTTGACAATGAAAACTTATTTGAAGTTCATTATATGGAATCAAACCAAAATAATAATATGAATAATCCTGGATTAAGATACTATCATTTATGGGATACACACCCAAATAATAATGGATTACCAAGTCGAATTGGTAAAGTATTTCCGGATAGTCAAACAATTATTATTGATGATGAAGAAATTGTTGCTGCGTTATCTTATAAATCAAATAGAAATTGGACATTACCTGCACCACAAGTTTCTTTAATAACTCCAAATATTTGTGATACAACCTCATCAACAATTAATGGTATATTAACAGGAAACAATGAGACTATGTATATTACATATAGAATTAGTAATGATTATGGATTTACAAATTCATTACATTGTAATTATTACGTTAAAATTGTGGGTAATAATAATGATTGTTTTCCTGATACATCTAAAAATGTTGCAATAAGATTTGCGGGTGAATTTGGGTGTTTGGTTGTTCCTGGGTATAACCCAACAACAACAACTACAACACTTAATCCTATTATTACAACAACTACAACACTTAATCCTATTGTTACAACAACTACAACACTTAATCCTATTGTTACAACAACTACAACACTATGTCCTACATGTGATATTCCAAATGGATTTTATGGGACTAAATTTGAAGTGTTAGCACAAAAAGTACCTACAGGAACAAGACCAGATTCCTCAAAATGGAAATTAATTGATTTTACTAATAATATAAGTGGACAAACAATAAATGGTTATATTACTGAAGATTCATTAACAGGAACTACATTTATTGTTACCGAATCCTTATATAATTCCGCACCATTTTACGATTTAAACCAATATATTGATTTAACCCCTATTGGTAATGTTGGACCAAAATTAAATTTTGGTGATGAATATTATTTCTACGGAGGTATTGAAACTGATATACAAGCAACAATATATGAAATGATGTATAAGATTAATTTAAATTATACTGAATTTCAAAAAACATCAAATCCAACTTGGAAATCAGGAACTAATTCTTATATTACTGAAATAGCGTTGTTAGATGATAAAAAAGACGTATTAGTTGTCTCAAAGTTACAATCTCCTGTTTTAAGACAAGGAATTCAACAATTCTTAGTTAAGTTTGATTTATAACAAAAACTTTAGTTTTACAACGATATAGTTATATTATAATTAAAAATAAGTTTATGCGAACATCAATTAAAAATTCACCTAAAGTCTTAGGGTTAGACATTTCCACTAAAACAATAGGTTGGGCACTTTTTGATATTAAATCACAAGAATTACTAGAATTAACTCATGTATCCCCGAGACCAAAAAATAAAGATACGGAAGAAAATAAAATGTTAGAATTAATATTAAAATCTGAAGTATTTAAAACTAAATTGGAAGGATATAAAAATTTAGGGATTGTTAGTGTTATAATTGAAGAACCACTATTAAATTCAAACAATGTTTATACTATCCAAACTTTACTAAGATTTAATACATTAATATGTAAAACAATTTATGATATGATAGGTATTGTTCCTGAATTCATATCTACATATAACTCAAGAAAATTTGCGTTTCCTGAATTAGTAAAAGAAAACGATAAAAAAAAACATGTTTTATTTGGAGGACTTCCTAAAGATATAGACAAAAAAATGATTATTTGGGATTTAGTTGCAAAAAAAGAACCACAAATACAATGGCATTACACTAAAAACAATACTTTAAAGAAAGAAAATTTTGACCAAACAGATGCTTATGCTTGTGTTTTAGGTTATATGAGAAGTAAAAAAATTTGGGATTAATATCGTCTAAATAACCGATAATTGAAAATATCGTCTTTTTAGGTGATATTTTTTTTTGTCTTATATTTTTAATTACAAATACACATAAAACTGTTGAAGGACTAAATAATTTAGTAATACCGCTATACTGGATTTGGGTAAATACGATAAAATGTTCCTACAGAATTTGTAGCAAACGCACTAAAATAATATGGTTGGTTTAGTATTGGTCTAATAAAATTCTGACATTGAATCCCTATTTGAATATTATATGGAATTATATTATCTGCTGTTGTTGGGTTTCCTGTTGTATTGTAAACCACACCACATTGTGTTATTGGGCTTCCACCATCGTTATTAATATTTATGCAGATATTTACCATAATACCGGTATTCATAGGAAAATAAAGACTACTTATATAAGGAAGATTAGCTGGCGTTGGAGTTGGCGTTGGAGTTTTTGTTGGTGTATTAGTTGGGGTAGGAGTCAATCCCGGTGTTGAAAAACAATCTCTTCCTGTGGGGTTTACATTTATTCCACCATATATAGAATATGGTGTTGAAAATGAATTAATTAAAATACTTGTGTTAGAATTTAATGTTTGGTTTATAACAACACCTAATAAATTTGTATAAACATATGATTGAACTGTTGTGGATGTATTAAATAATAAGTATTGAATACAATTTCCATTACAACAATCACCAATATTTGTAATAGTTGCAGATCCTGAATTAAGTGTCGGTATATCTTTAGAACAAATAATTAGAACATGATTTAACCAATCATCCCAACCCATAGAACCAGGTCTTAATAAAACATCTTTATTATCACAACTCATAAATTCTATACCACCACTGTTGGGATTTCCAGTTATATTTGAAATTCTATATGACAAACATAAACAAGGTGTTGTTGGGGTTGGTGTTATAGTAGGTGTTAATGTAGGAGTATTACTAATTGGGAAACAATTTAAACAACTACCTTGACTAGAAGGTCCATATTCTGTGGTAATAACAACTTTGTCACCACCACTTATGTTATCTACAATTGTTTGAAAAATAAAACATGAAGATATTCTGTTTATTGTTCCACCATAAACGTCACCAACAACTAATAAATTACCTAAAGAATCAAATAATGTTTGTGTTGTATAGTATTCTATACCAGTAAAACAATCCTCAAATTTTTTACTGGTTGCACATACAATAAACCCATCAACACTATTAAATTTGGCAATACCATCAAAATTACATGGTCTATCAATTGGAATTGAAGGTGTTGGAGTTAAAGTTGGTGTTGTAGTTGGTGTTGGTGAATATGTGTTTCCTGTAACAGATAAAGAAACACCCCCACAAACATTAGTTACTGTTGGTGTTGGTGTTGGTGTTGGGGTTTTTGTTTTAGTTGGAGTTGGAGTTGGAGTTACAAATACATCACAATCAAACATTGCGTCAAAATCAATAGCACAAGCTAATGTTGGGGTAGGAGTTGGGGTTGGACATAAACCGTTAACTATTATTCCAGAATAAAAATCAGGACATGGATCAACGGAATTTGTTGGACCAAATAAAATACACGGATCCCCTATGTATGACGATAAACACCACCTTAATTCTGTTTGAGAATAAAAAATGTAATATGATGAGGTTGAATTTTCAAAATAATCTATACCACCATATTGACCACTGAATGTATAATTATCATTATATATTCCGGAATTAACAACACAAATATCTGTACTACAACTCATATTATATATTTAAAGTATCTGTAACGATACAATCATTATTATCAACCACTTTAACAACAAATTCAGTTAAACTTGAATAAACTAAAGGAATATCAAAACTATATGGTAGGGTCTGATAATAGGGACTGGAGGTGTCAACCGTATTAATAGTTGAGACATAAATACAAGTAGTAATTGGTGAATCACAAACATAGATATCAAATGGTTGTGCTCCCGTAACGTTATTAATTGTTATATTTGTTGGCATATCTTATAAATATAGAACTTATTAAAAACTTGTGTAGTTGATATGTTCTTTTATTTTATTTATATTTTTAAAACAATGGAAGAAAGTGATGCAATTGTTGAATTATTAGAGGGACTTTTAGGGGATCACGGATTACATTACCATAATCGTGGTCAAATTTCATTTAATTGTCCGGTTTGTGATGACGATAAAAATAAACACAATTTAGAGATTAACTATATAAATAATGTGTACAAATGTTGGTCGTGTGGGGACACTAATGGAACTCACGGATCTTTGGGAAAACTTTTTGATAAGTACGGAAACAAAAAATTAAAGAAATTATATAATATCTTAAAACCTGAGACGGTACAGCCAAAACAAAAACGAACAAAAAAATTAACACTTCCTGAGGGTTTCACTTTATTTACGGATTCAAGTCCGGTATACCCAGTAAGAAGACAAGCGTATAATTATTTAAAAAGTAGGGGAATAACGGATGAAATCATTACCAAATATAATATTGGTTTTTGTGATCGTGGTAGTCATATAGGACGTATTGTGGTCCCATCATATAATATTAATGGGGAATTAAATTACTATGTTGCTCGCAGTTGGGACACAAAAAGTAAATTTAAATATAAAAACCCTGAGGAAGAAAAAGATAAGATTATATTTAACGAAAGATTAATAGATTGGGAAAAAGACATTTACTTAGTCGAAGGGGTTTTTGATGGGTTTTTCTTGGACAACTCAATTCCAATGTTAGGTAAACATATGTCAGAACTTTTATTTGAAAAAATATATAATAAAGCTAAAAGAGATATAATTATATCCCTTGATGGTGACGCTTTTAATAATGCGGTTAAATTATATCGAGAGTTAAATGGGGGTGAACTATATGATAGAATAAAAATTGTTAGATTACCTATGGATCAAGATGTTTGTGACTTAAAAGGAAACATTGAAGATTTTTTTGTAAAAATTAGGGATTAATAAAAAAAAAGTATTATCTTTGTAAAATAAAACAAAAAAAACATGGATTTAAAAAAAATATCTGAAGAGATCAGAGAAATTATATCAGAAAAACAAAAAGAGTTTCAATTAACATTTGAAGAAGATGCTCACAAGTACACAATGTTGGATGTTAGTGGTAAATTAAGAGACGATTTCCCTTCTGTTTCTAAATTGATGAAATATTTCTATACGGAATTTGATTCTGAAGGAATTTCATTTAGAAAGGCGAATGGTGATCCTTATGAACAACAACGATTATTGGAGGAATGGGCTGCCGCTGGAACATATTCCACAAACATGGGTTCTCGTGTTCACTTCTTATTAGAAAAACATACCTTAGAAGAATTTGGTATTAGTAAAGAAGTTAGACAACCAATTTATGAATGTGATGCCGAACAGATTGTAAAAGGAGATACTATGGTTGTTGCGGGTAAACAATACATTGATTTACTTAAAGAACGTAATTGTATTTTACTTGATACGGAAATGGTTTTGGGTCACCCTGAATTGGGTTATACAGGGCAACCCGATAAGGTATGGTTAATTATTGGTACAAATGGTGATCTTGGTATTTTAATTACGGATTGGAAAACAAACAAACCTAAAAACTTTGAAAAGAATAAGTTTACAAAACCAATGAAGAAACCATTTGAAGATTTACCTGATAACGCTCTTGGTCACTACAACACTCAATTACCATTTTACGGTAAGTTATTATTGAAGATGTTAGAGGGTACGAAATATGAGAACATTAAATTGATGGGTTGTATTGTTGTTTTATTAACGGAAGAAAGAGAATATGTTGAACATAGAGTCTTAAAGAAAACGATTAACACAATTCTTGAAATGGATATGAAAAAGTATTTGACAAAATAATAAAAATAAACTATTATTGAGTATGAAAACTATAATTACACCAGTTTGGTTCACCAACACAAGTTGGGACAATACAACAATTAAAATAAATATAAATTATATTATAAAATGGGAGAAGATAACAGTATAAAACCTAAAATTGATCTTAGAATACAACCAACTATAATCTGTGAAGAGTGTGGTTCAAAGTTTTTTAAAGAAGTAAGTATGTTAAAAAAAGTACCTAAATTATTAACAGGAAGTCACGAAGATACAATTGTTCCGTTTCCTACATATATGTGTAATAGTTGTGGATTTGTAAATGAAGAATTTTTAATTTTTGAATAATGGAAATTGGTAAAATGACATTAACTGAAGCATATCCACACCTTAATAGTGTGGCGTTGGCGTATGGTTTAAAATTAAACAGAGCAAAAGATTTTAAGTTTGCAAGAATTATTTTAGTAAATCTTTATAGTAGAGAATTATGTTAACACACAAAGAATTTTATATTTGGTTAGAAGGTTATCTTTATGGTAAACTTGAAAACAAACACATAGAAATTTTACCTATTGTTGAAAAAATGGGTCAAGTAAAAGAAGAAAGTAAATTTGGTATTGCGGAACCATATAGGTCAATACCAATACCTATTAATCCATTCCCAATAGATAATGATTTGGGATATCCACCAAAAATAGTAATGTAGTTATGATTGAAGATATTAAAATTATTCATCTTAAGAGTAATGCTCAACAACTTGAAACATGGATTGCCATGTTAAATGGTGAGATTGTGGGACACATATATATGGAACGAGAAGAGAGTAATAAAATAAAATTCTTAGATGCTTGGGTACATGAGGAACATAGACTAAAAGGTATTTTTAGAAAGTTATGGGATACTAGATGGGAATATGTTAAAACTCGTTATAGTGGGTATACAGTATATGCTTGGTGTAAACCAGGTTCATTACCATTATTAATTGAAAAAGGATTTACTGAAGGTGAGACATCAACTTATGTTGAAAAAATAATAGAATAAACAAACAAATAATTAAAAATGAAAAAAATAACAACAAACAAGAATAATAAAGAAAATACATATAGGGCATTCGCACATTTAAGTTTAAGCGTCGATGAATTTAATAAATTAAGGTTGGAATATTCTAAACAACAAATTGACGACATTCTAAATAACATCGAAAATTTTAAAAAGAATACTAATTATAAAAGTTTATACTTGACCGCAAACAATTGGTTGAAGCGGAGACAAGAAACGGAATATGGTTACAAACCACCGTTAAAGGATAAGTATGTAATTACAGAAATTAATGAGATGTTAATAACCCAACAAATTAAAACCCAATTAGAAAACTCTAACATAAATGTTGTTATTACGCCAGTTATGTATGACCCAGATGGGTTTACACCTGTGTTAGGTGTGTTAGTAAAAAATGAGGATTCTAGTTATACTAGAAAATATACGATAACGGTTAAACCGAACAATTAAATAATATGATATATAAATTAAGATACAAATTATTAAAATATATTTTAAGAAAACTTAGATAACCAAAATTTTTTTTGTGTGTTGAAGATATAAAAATAAAACAATATAAAATATGAAAAGATACCCCGCATTATTTATTAAATGGTTATCGAACCGATTTGGATACAAAATTGCAATGCTTAAATCATCAAAAGGAACAACAACTGTTGAAGGTAATATTGAACTATTAAGGTATGTTGATATCTCCGGATATTTCTTTAAGAAAGAACCATTTAATAGAAGTAAAAATGATTAAAACTTTAGTACACTTTTCTGACTTACACATCCGTCTTTTCAAAGACCACGATTTGTATCGATCAATATTAGAAACGGCGATTGATCAATGGAAAGAATTAAAACCTGATAGGATTATTTTTACGGGTGACCTTGTTCATTCTAAAAATCAACTCACACCGGAACTAATAGATATTGTTTCATGGTTATTAACTGAATGTTCTAACATTTGTAAAATAATTATAATTCCTGGAAATCATGATTTTTTAGTAAATAATACAGAAAGGTTAGACGCACTATCTCCGATTATAAATTCTTTAAATAGTAATAATATTGTTTACTATAAAGATAGAGGTGTTTACGAAGATGAAAACATTAGTTGGTGTGTGTATTCACAGTATCAAGGAAATATTCCTCCTGATTTAACAGATGCTAAAGGAAAAAGAATTGGGTTGTTTCACGGTCCAATTCAAGGAATGAAAACGGATCTTGGATTTGATTTTGGTGAGGAGGCTTATGACGTAGAAAAGTTTAATGGACTTGAATCCGTATTATGTGGGGACATTCATAAAAGACAAGAATTTAAGTTTAAGACGGGTAAAGGTTATATGATTGGAAGTCCAATACAACAAAATATTGGTGAAAGTATTGGTAAACACGGATATGGTATATACGATGTTGTGACAAAAGGTTATGATTATGTTGATCTACCAAATCCAAAACCATTTTTAAAGTTCACCATAAAATCATTTGAAGATATTGAGAATGGAACAGAAAGACTCCAAAATATTTAATAAAACAATAATGCAGTCGGTGTCTTCATTTTGTGATGCAAACAATATTGAGGATAAAGACAATTTTATCTACCTTTGTTTCAAACAAGGTTTTGACATTAAGAAGTTTGGCCTTTTGGGGGAAACACTTAATGAAGGAGAAAAAGACTTAAAAACAGGTGAGATTGAGGAAATACGGGTGGAAGTACCCGTTGAAGTTATAAGGGAGGTTGAGAAAATTGTCACAAAAATAGAATACATTTGTGACAAAAGTGGTGAAAATGAACTGTTATTAAAAATCAAACAGTTGGAAGAAGAAATGTCTAAAAAGGATGAAAAATTAGACGAACTTAGACGTAATTTAGACATTATTTTAGACATTACTTTAGACGAACCACCAGTTGAAATAATCAAAGAGGTGGAAAAAATAGTTGAAGTCATCAAAGAAGTTGAGAAACCAAATGATAGGGTGGAAATGTTACAAGAAACATTAATATCTCTCAGGAAAGAACTTCAAACAAAAAACGAAAGAATAAAAGAATTAGAAAAAATAAACCGAGATCTTGAGAATCTCAGTTCAAATAAAGGAGCTGTTTATCTTAGGGGATCAAATTTAAATAATAGAATATAATGGAAGTTTTAATTTTTATGATTGTTGCATATGGTATGACAACAATACTTGTTTACGGGTCAATCTTTAATGGGTTGAGAAAATGGATACACAAAAACGCACAACCAAACACTGGGTGGGTTTTATTTACACCTGTGTTTTCTTTTGTGTCTGAATTAATAAAATGTATATTGTGTACAAGCACATGGGTTGGTTTTTTCTTATCCTTATGTTTTTTTTCACCTATTTCACATTTTATTGGACTTAACCAATATTATTCCGTATTTTTTGATGGAATGTTATCCGCTGGATCAGTTTGGGGGATTAACGCAATAATTGAATGGTTTGAAGAAAATAGACCAAACACCAACATTGAAGAGTAATAAATAAAATAAAATAAATAAAAATGGGAAAGTCGTCAAAAGCTCATAGAGCAAAAGTAGAAAAAAGAAACCAAAAAATTACAGTAGAAAAATACGCAATGAAAAAGGCAATTGAAAAAATGTTTGAGGCTCAAAAAATGATGTCAGAAACTAAAAACTTAAATGTTGAATTGAATGGTCAAGATTTAGGTTTTGAAGTTGTTGAAGAGGTAAAAAATAATATAGTTATAGACGAAAAAAATATTAACATAGAAAAATAAAAAAGTGGATTTATTTAATCCCCCAAAATTATTTAATTATAATATAATGATAAAAAATTTAGACTTTTCTGTATTTGAAAACCCAACAGTTCAAGTTGTTTGGGAGGATTTACCAGAAAACTTTACACAAGACAAGATCAAAAGTGTTAAATATTACTTTCAAAAAAAATATAACACAACTAATGTTAATGTCCTGACTAAATCAAAAATATTTGAAACTGATATAACACAAAGTATTGACGTTTCCGTTAATATTACTGATAAAAACTATCAGTTGGATCTTATAAAAAACTTTCTTGTTTCAAAAGATTATAATCATATGACAGAAGATGTGTTATCAATTAATAATATGGTTGAAAACAAAATGTCTGGTGATGAAGAAAATCAATCTCAATTTAAAAAGTGGTATATTAGAAACATTGAATTTTCAAACTTTTTATCATATGGTGAAAATCAAAAATTAGATTTTGATAAATTAAATGGTATTGTGGTTGTTGAGTCTGATCCACCAAATTTTGGTGGTAAAACAGTTCTTACTGTAGATTTATTAATGTTCTTGTTTTTTAATGAAACAACCAAGACCACAAAAGCCGAAGAAATATTTAACAGGTATTCAAACAAAGACAAGGTTCATGTTAAAGGTGAAATTACAATTGACGGTGAGGATTATGTTATTGTTAGAAACATTGAAAGAAAAATATCCAAAAAAAATGAATCGAATGTTAAAACAGAGTTGGATTTTTTTAAAAAATTATCAGATGGAACATTATTAAACTTTACTGGAGAACAAAGAAGAGAAACTGAATCTTTTATTAAAAACTCAATTGGAACAAAAGAAGATTTTTTAACTACAATTCTAACAACAGGATCAAATCTTGAAGATTTGTTAGAAGCAAAACCAACATCAAGAGGACAAGTATTGTCAAGATTTATGGGTCTTGAATTTTTAAAAAGAAAAGAAGAAGTTGCCAAAGAAATATATGGGGATTTCTCAAAACAAAAGATATCAAACATTTATTCTTCAGAACAATTAAAAAGTGAGATTGAAACACATCAAGAATCAATTTTAGAATTAAAGGTTCAAATTAAAACTAATGAACAAAGTTTGTTTAATGTTAATGATGCAATTACAAAGGGTAAATCATATCGTGATGATATGTTAAAGAAAAAACATACAAATATTAATCATGAGTTAAGTTTGTTAAAACCTGATAAAACAAGAGTTGAGATACAAGAAATTGAAAGAGATAAGAATGGTTTTTTATTAAAAATATCCGAAATCAAAGTTGTTGAACCATCTGAGTTTTATTATGAAAATAAACATGACGAGGTTAAAGAACAATATAATGAAGTTTATAAAGAGACAATTAAACTTGACACTGAAATTGAATCAATAACTAAATTAAAATCAGAAGTAGAGGGAGGAATTAAATGTTCTCATTGTGGAATTGAGTTAATGAACGCATCGATCACCAACGCAAAAATTACAGAACTTGATGGGTTAATTGTGCAAAAAAACACAAAAACGACACTTATGCATGTTTTATCAAGCAAAGAACAAAGTTTTGTACAACTTAAAAAAGAATTTGATGAGTATGAAAAAAACAAACTCATTAAAGAAAAGTATGAATTAAGTATTGAAAGTTGTGATTTAAAAATTGAATCATTAAACGATAAGATTAAAAGGTGGGAAGAGATACAAGATAAAATTCAAGAAAACCAAAAGATTGATTCATTATTAATAAAAGCTGACATTAGATTAGATGATTTGGAAATCCAAAGAAGAACAATTAGTAATTCAATTACTACAAGTGAATCATCAATTAAATCACTTGAAGAAAAAATTGATCTTAATAAAAATAAAATTGAAACAATAAAAGAAGAAGAGAAAAAAGATAAAATATATAAGATTTACTTAGAAATTTATGGTAAGAATGGTATATCTAAAATGATTATGAAAACCATGATGCCACTAATAAACTCTGAACTACAAAGATTAATGGAAGATTCTTGTTACTTTAAATTGGAAGTTCGAATCAACGATAAAAATGAAGTCGAGTTTATTATGACCGATAATGAAACGGGTATTGAAAAATTAATGACTTCAGGTTCAGGATTTGAAAAGACAATTTCATCTTTAGCTTTAAGATCTGTTCTTACCAAGATCTCAAGTTTACCAAAACCAAATCTTGTGGTTTTAGATGAGGTGTTTGGAAAAATTGCCAATGACAACTTAGAGATGGTATATGAGTTCTTTACAAAGATCAAGGATTACTTTGAAAAGATTTTTGTTATTAGTCACAATAGTATTGTGGGTACATGGGGGGATCATGTGGTTAAAATTAAAAAAGAAAATAATTTTTCAAAAGTTTTGTGATTTATTATAATTTTATTCCTATATTTGTAAAAACAATTAAAAACACACATATGAATTACTTACTTTTTATTTTCTACGATGAAACCATAGAAAACTCAGAAGAAAAAACAAAAGAGATCGCATTTGAAGTATCAAAAGAAATGACATCAAACGAAGCCAAATTAATTTCTGGTGAAAAAAATGCAATTATCCATTTTTCATCAGACTTACATATTGAATATGTGTCAGAATGGGTTAATTTTATTTTTATCAACTTGGGCAGTACTCAATATTTTTTAATACCAAAACCAAATAAAACCTCTTCTAATATACCAAAAGAGCATCTTGATTATCTTTTATCTTTGAAAAAAACAAGAAAACCAAAACAAAAAAAAGAACTTAATTTTTTTGACAATGACCCATTTGATTTTCTTAATTTAATTAAGAACTTTAATCAACGTTGTAATCTAACATTAGATGAATTGTTGGATAAAATTATAGATAGTGGTTTAGAATCTTTAACAGATTTAGAAAAACAAAAATTAGACGAATATTCACAATTAAATTAAAAAAAAATGAAAAGTAAAAATTTAGGAATCCCAATTAATCAAGAAGAAGTATATTACTATCTTAAAGATATTAGAAAAATTAAAGTTATGTCACCAGAAAGGGAAAAAACTTTGGCGATAAAAATGAAATCAGATAATATTTCTGAAATTGAAAAAAAACAAATTGAAGAAGAATTACTTGTGGGTAACTTAAGGTTTGTTATAACAGTTGCAAAACAATATCAAAACCAAGGATTAGATTTACAAGATCTAATTGCTGAGGGTAATCATGGTTTACTGAAAGCAATTAAAAATTTTGATTGGAATAAAGATCTTAGATTTATTTCATACGCAGTATGGTGGGTTAAACAATCAATTTTACAATCATTAAATGATAATTCGAGAACAATAAGATTACCAGTTAATGTTGTACAAGATTTACATAGGGCGAAAAAAGAAGTTGAACAATCTGGAAATAAAATGGATGATAAGTTTACTGGATTACCATCTATTGTTGATTTAGACATGAAAATAAATGAAGACGGTGATACCCTTATTGATATGATTGTTAATCAAGAGGCTGAAGCTCCTGATGCCATTTTTAATACAAACGATATTTTAAAAGAAAAAATGTTAAATTTATTAAATAATTTAGATGATCGTGAAAAATCAATTATTGGCGATTATTTTGGGATCACAGGAACACCAAGAACTTTGGAAGATATTGGGAGTGATTTTGGATTAACAAAAGAAAGAGTTAGACAAATAAAAGAAAAGGCGTTAAGAAGATTAAGAAACGATAGTTCAGAATTATTTGACTATTTATAATAAAAATTTGGCAAATTAAAATAAGTTATATATCTTTGTAAAAAAATAAAAAAATGGGAAGTGTAATTGATTATATTGAATGTCCAAATTGTAAACAAGAAGCGTTTAGCGATTTCTATTACAAAACAGGTGAAGATTATATAAATTGTGGTAATTGTGGGTACCATTATTCTCAAACATTAAAAAGGGATAATGATGGGAAATTTGTAACCGAAGATGGTACTGATAATTATAAGTTTGATAATCTTATTATGGAAGTTTCTGAACTTAAAAATCCATTTGGTTCGTATCGTCTAAAAGTTTACCAATCACCGGCAAGTCAAGTTGGGTCATTTGAAACTGAGGAACAGTATAACGAGTTTAAAATGAATCTTAATGAGGATGTTGAAATTGAATTCTGTTCTGTGTCAAGATTTGTTGATGGAGAAATCAAAGTTGAAATGTTAATTGATAATGGACCTGAGGTTGATTCTCAAGGATTTACAATAGAGGATCGTTAATTACAAAAAGGGTTGAACCGAGATTACCCTTACAACTCGGCGGAATGAGACACGATGTTCTCTAGGTGAAAATCCTCAATCTTACTCGTGATGTAAGATGAAATTACACTCCCCCATTGGTACCAGTGGGGGTTTATTTTGCGGTAATAACTAGTTGATTTCTACCAACATAAAAATTAGCATCCCTCATAACGGTTTTAATAAAAAGATTAAATTCGTAAGGATTAACTTCTTCTATTCTAATTGCAATACTAAGTAAGCTTGATTCATCTTTAATTACAAACTCAACACCATCATATAACTCACCAATGACAATATATTGTACTATATCATCCTTTACTTTTTTTACTGAATTTAAGATATCATAATCTCTAATTATATCACCACTTTTTGAAAAATCTCTTTTTTTTCGTATTTCAGCGTGGGTCTTCATTCCAGGTACATTTACCTGTTGGTATCTTAAATTCATGGTAACAGTAAGTTTTGCTTGGATCTCAGCAATCTTCTTTTCTAAGATTAAAACTTTACGTATTGTTTCTCTAAGTAGTGACATAATTATATAAATACCTTATATTAGTATTTATAAATATATTAGAATTATTATGAAAGAAAAATTTTTACCTTGGTTTTTATTATTTTGTGCTTTGGGTTTGTCAGGAACCGCAGCATATTATAGTGTTGTTGGTTTATCAATCGTATTTGTTGGTGTGGCATTACCCGTTATTATTATGGGATCATTTCTTGAGATATCTAAAATTGCAATTGCAACATATCTTCACGACAAATGGAAAGAAACATATGGAATTTTAAAAATTTATATGTCCATTGCTCTTGTGACCCTTTCTTTAATAACTTCACTTGGAATATACGGACTTTTAAGTACAGGATTTCAAGGGAATATTGCAAAACTTGAAATTAACGAAAAACAAGTCAAAAATATTGAGGTAAAAAAGAAAAGGTTTGAAGAAGTTAAAGACGAATTAACAAAAGAAAAAAACATTTTAGACGGAGACATTACTAAGTTAAGAGACGGGGTATCTAATAATACAACAACACAATCTGTGGATAGAAGAACTGGACAGGTAATTACAAGAGCCAACGACGGTAATAGAAAATTATTTGAATCTCAACTATCACAAGCACAAGTAAGGAGAGACACAATAGCAAAAAGAATTGATAGTATGAATGATAGTATCACCCAACTTGATATTAATATCTTAAACATGGAATCAAAAGAAATTTCGGGAAGTGAGTTGGGAGCTTTAAAGTATGTTAGTGAACTACTTGATTGGGATATTAAACGAACCGCAAATCTTTTTATTTTAATTTTGATCTTTGTTTTTGATCCATTAGCAATTACGTTAGTTATTGCAACAAACCAAGCATTTAAAGGAAAAAGAAAAGACGAAGATTCACAGGGGGACACGGATGTCCCTCTGTTAAAATTCACAGAAAATTTAGAGGGGGACACTGGTGTCCCTCACAAAGAAGATACCATACATGATACCATACATGATGAGATTGAGATTCCTGAAAGTTATTTAACACATCATACCACGCATTATACCCCCCAAGTCACCCCCCAAGTCGAACCTGAAATTATTGAATTATCAAATATAGAATATGGTAGTACAGGACTAACCACCGTAAATACAACCACACAAAATAAAGTTTTAAGATATACTAAAACAAATGATTGATGAAATAATAAAATACGGAAATTTTAGATCAGAGAAAAAAAATAAAAACAAAACACAAATTATACTCACTAATACGTCTAGAAACATAAATGATTTTTTACAATCATTAAAATATAGACATAATGGTAAATATGATAAAATTCCTAACTATATTGTAACAAGAGATGGTAAAGTTCTTCAGTTATTGGACAATGATGAATATACTAATTATAACACAACATCATCTATAAACAGAAACTCTGTAATTGTTTGTTTGGAAAATTTAGGTTGGTTAGAAAAAGAACCATTAAAAAATTATCACATTAATTGGATTGGTGATATTTATAAACAAAAGGTTTTTAATAAAACATGGAGAGATTATTTTTTTTGGCAACCATATCCTGAGGAACAAATTATTTTAACCTCAAAATTGTGTGTTAAGTTAACCAAAGAAACTAATATCCCATTAAAAAGTGTGGAACATAATACAAAAATAAACGGTATAGAAAAATTTGAAGGTATTGTAACTAAAAGTAATTTTGATAGTGATTTTACTGATGTTAGTCCGGCCTTTAATTTTGAAATTTTTAATAAATATTTAAAAAATGACTAATTACGAAGAAATAAAAAAATTATTATCAGCATCAAGAAAATTACTTGGGGGTAACCAATTAACTGAGGATATTAAGAGTATTAAAAAAAATTATGGTTTATTAATTGAACAACCTGTTGAAGATCCTGACAATAAAATAGATGTAATGACAGATATTGAGGATAAAATACAAAACGATAAGTATGAAACTGCGGAAAAAGATGAAGATGAAGATAAAGAATTTGATAAAGTTAAATCAGATAAAAAAAAGGCATATAGAATATCGGGGGGGATTTTAGTTATTCATAGTAAAAACACAACAGATTTACAATTAACAACTGATGATAAGTCCGCATTTCAAGAAAGTATGGATGAGTTTAAACAAGATGTTACCGAAATCGTTGACTTTAATAAATTAAATTTATATCCAACAAATGTTGAATGGTCAGGAAAAATAACTGAATTAGATTTAGATTTTTTCTTTTCAATTGGAGAAACAAATGGGGTATATATAAATGGAACTATGACCAAACTTGATGATGAATTTAGTGAAATGTCGTTAAAATTAAAAACATATTATGAAAAATTTAAAACCAAATGGTCTAAAATTGTTTCATCAAGAAAAAAAACAAGTGAGACATGAAAAATTTTTTAAATGAAAACTTCAAATACATTATATTAACATTTGTTATTATATTAATTGGTTTAATTATTTACGATATGACAAAAGTTGATAATGGAATGTCAAAAGAGGATAAAAAACAAATTGAACAACTTAATAAAGATATTGATAGTATGATTAACTATCAAAAAAAATTAGATGAAAAAATAACAAAATATAATGAAGATATACATAAAATTGATTCAACAATATCTAATATTAAAATCAAAAAAGAAGTTGTTAATAACTATTACCAACAAAAAGGTAATGAAATTAAAAACTCAAACCCTAAACAAATTGATAGTTTATTACGATTAAGATATAATTTTTAAAACATGAAAAATTTAATACTAATATTATTTGTGTTTTTTGGGGTTTCTATTTTATCCCAAACAACAAAAAAAGAAGATACTACTGAAATATGTATTCCTTATAAAGTAGGAAAACAGATCATGATGGATCTAAATAAATTGGATTCTACTTCCGCGATTTTAAAATTAACCAAAAATGAGGTTGTTGAGTTAAATAAAAAAATTGAGGTACAACAATCTATTATTATAACAATGGAAGAAAAGTTTAAAACAAGTGAAATAATTATTCAAAAAACAAATGATAAATTTCAAATTGTTGATAATATTAATAAAGATCTTACATCAGACAATAGAAAATTAAAAAGAAAAAATACAATAATTCAGATTATTTCCTCAGCTATTATAGGAGGATTAACATATGGGATAATAGTAAAATAAAATGGCACTAACACAATCGGATAAAAGAGAAATTGAATCATTAATAAAAAAAGAAATAAAAGACTTTTTAGGGTCGGCAACAGCTAAACAATTTGAAGATAAATTATTAGAAAGAATTTCTAAAGAGATGAAACGAGGTAAATTAGAGAAAGATGTTAAAGAATTAATAATTAAATCGTTTAGGGAGTTTTATACTATAATGTACCAACAAAGAAATTTTTGGGAATCTAAATTTAAAAGTTCATAATGGATATGATTAACATGTTTAATAAAGAATATAATAATGCCGCAAACGGATTGGGGGTAAATGGGGTTGACTTGTCCAAACAAAGAAAAAACTTCCAACCAATGGAAGAAGAAAAAGAAAAAAAGAAAAAAACAAAACCACAAGATTATTTAAAAGATAAAAAAACTAATTTAAATGACATACTAACATTAGTTAAAAACAAAATGTCAGTAAGTAAAACAAGAACTGAATTAAAAAAAATGTTAGAAAATCCTGAAGATATTAACGATTTTCTACATTCATTATTAGAAATAACTAAAAGTAAAAAAGAAGAAACTAAAGAAACTGGATCGGTATCTGCCGGAGCATATTCAGGTGGAGCACTTTTTTCATCTCAAGAAATTAAAGAAAAGAAATATTGTGAAAAATGTAAAAACATAGAAAAAGATTGTACTTGTAATAGACCTAAAAAGTTTGAAACAAAAGAAGGCGCAAGTACCGTATCATCAGGTCAATACTCAGGACCCTCGATATGGGCAAAGTCAACCAACAAAAAAGATTGGGGACCAAGCCGTAACACTCAAATTCCTGGAGGTAAATTTGTCCAAGTTAAGAAAAAATGTAAAAAGTTTCCTTATTGTAATCAAGGGGATATTAACGCACTTAAAATTTTTGAAAACAAAGGATTAAAAAGAGTTATAACAAATATAAGTGAGTCTTATGGAATAACAGAAAACTATGTTAGAAATATAATTTATTTAGAAATGGAAAAATTGAATAAACATTGATATTTATATATAAACAAGAAAATGAAAAATAACAATTATTATAATGTTTTATTAAAAAAAATTCTTAATGAAACTTTAGAGGATAAAGCAAAAGAAGTAATGGAAAAATTAAAATTTAATAAACCTGGAACTTCATTTGACTATGTTGAAGGAGAAATGTGTGAATCATGCGGTGGAGAAATTAGAGAAGGAGAAGCGTGTGAATCATGTGGATATAAAGAAAATAGTGAGGTTTTAGAAACTCGTAAGAGTTATAGAAATAATAATAAATTAAGTGATTCTGATATTGAAGAAATAACCGAAAGATTATTTGGTAAACAAAAAAATATAGATAAAAATAAAAATAATAGAATTGATAAAGAAGATTTTACACTCTTAAGAAAGAAAAGAGAGACAAAAGAGAATAAAGGTGAATGTATGGAGTGTGGTGATAAATCTTACATGGAAGAAGATGAAACTGCGGAAGGAAATTCATTCACGAATAAATTAAGACAAACACCAAAAGGTGGAAAATTCAAACTTGGTAATAAAGAATATACTGATAATTCTTCCTTGGAAGAAAATAATAATGTTTTATATAGGTTAAATTCTGGTCATGGGTCTGAATTGTTTACAGAGAACGAGATTATTAATCTGATAGAAAATATTATTATTGAAGAAAAAGAAAAAAGTAATATAAAAAAAGGAAAAACACCAGCAGGTTTGGAAGCTTATGAAAAAGCACATAAAGGATCTGGTAAAGAAAATGAAAATTACATGAAAGAATTTTCTAAAAAAATGTTAGATTATACTAAAAGTGGATCTAAAGAGAAATTTAATACCAAGCCAAAACATTTTCCAAAAGGTAACGGTCAATTGGCTAAAATGGATAAAATGGCTTATGAAATTGATGATGAAGGAACTGACTTTAATGTGGAAGTTGCGGGACAGAATATTCCTGATTACGACGGAAAACCACCTAAAAAAGAAACAATTGAAAAACAAATAAAAGGAAGTTCTACTAATGGTAACAACCAAGAATGGGCAAATGCTGAAAATACTGGAGTTAACGATAAATTTTCAAAATATTTTGAAGATGACCAATTGGCAAAATGGAAAGATGAATCATACGGAAGAGTACCTTCTCCAGTATATGATGAAATACCATTAAAAAATAAAAAAGGTGGTAAAAGTAAATTGAAAGAGGAGTTTGACAGAATGAAATCGTTAATGGGATACAAAGAAAAGACTCAATAATTTACATATAAATAATCTATATTATTATTTGTCCATAGGTATTAATCTATGGACAATTTTTTTAACTACATAACCCAACCAATTAAACCTGAAGATGTAGACATCTGGTTCAGGATAAATAATATAATTTCTGAAAAAATGGAATTATATTATGACTTTTCATTTTCTTTATATTATTTAATACTTGAAACTTATTTGGGGGAAGATGATAATATAAATGAAACTAAAATTGTTATGTCAAATGAAGACAAACAAAAACACTTTGATTGGTGTTGGGATAAAACCATTAATAATTTCAATAAAGAAAACATAGTCTTCAAAGATAAAGGAGAACATTATGATTATTTTAATCAATTTTTTATAGACACGTTTTATAATCAAAAAGAAGATAAAATGAGAAAAACAATTGAAACATTTTTTAATGATGTATTTAATAAAAAAAAATCGTTTACCAAATCTGATTTAGATATAATATTAAACATTTATAAGTCATTAGATAAAAATATGGTCCTGTAGTATTTACAAACAACATTTTTTTTATTAAACTTAAATATATAAAAATAAACTATTATTAATTTAAAAAATGAAAACTTTAGAAAAAATCAATTCTCTAACTGAAGAACTAAATCTTAATGTAACTAAATTTTTTGGTGGAAATAAAAGCGCTGGAACAAGAGCTAGAAAAACATCACAAGAATTAAAGGCATTATTACAAATTCTTCGTGGAGAAATTTTAGAGACAAAAAAAAATGACTAATATAGAAACAATATATTTATTTGTTTTTATATTCTCAACAATTTTATTGGTGAGAACAGCATTAAAATTTATTATTTCCCTATTACAAACAAAACCAGAAAAAATGGTTTTAAGTAATAGGGAAATTTTATTCAATGGTTTATCATTAAGTTATTTAATAACGTATTTAATACAAGTATAAATGAGCATATATAAAGAATTTACAATACTTTTTCCGTATCTACAATCAGTTAGGAAACTAAAATCATATTTATCTTTTGATATTGAGTTTCCGGATACATGGAAATTACCCAAAAAATTTGTTAACGAAGAAAAAGTAATTGAAAATCAGAAATCAAACACAGGACATAGATCCTTTTCATTTGTTTCTGAGTTTAGTGAAAAGTTAGTGGATGAAACAATCTTTAACATAAAAAATATTATTGCATATAATAAAGAAAGAGAAGAAAAAGAAAGATTATTCCAAATAAAAGTTGATGAGTTAAAAAAAATGTTTGAAAAAGAAAATTTAAATAATTTACAAGCATTAAAATTTGAAATTACTGAAAATAAAATTGAATTAGATGACAAAGAAGAAACTATTAAGCCATCCGGAGAAAACCCAACAGTGGTTAAATAATGAAATTGAAAAAGATATTCTTAATTTAAAACATGAAAAAAATCGGTTTATTGAACAGATTAAAAAAATAAAAAAAGAAGATATTGTCTTAAACCAAAAAGAAATAAAATTAACATTATGGGAAAAAATCAAAAAAGTGTTGATGGGGTAATAGAAAAATTGGCATTGATAACCGATGGAATTCAAACATTATTCCCAAATGGAAAATCGTTTATTGTTTTTGAATTAAATTATGAAGATTTTAAAAAAGTACAATCTAATTTTAGACATATAGATAGTGGATTTAATCAGTTTAAAATTGATTTATCGGGAATTGAAGTTGTTTTTATTTTAGAAAATACAATTAAAATAGAAGAACCTGTAAAAATTAGTATTTTTGGTAAATTAAAATCTTTTATAAGTGGTAAACTTACGGTAAAGAATTGATTTATCATAACCATTCTTATTTAAAAGATCATACATGTACTTTTTTTGTTCTTTTGACCCATCTTTAATTAATATACAATCAATCCTTTGTTGGTTAATCATGTATTCTGATAGAGTGTCTATTAGTCTATTTGAATCCTCTTCAGTCTTTAATGAAAACAAATGTATTTTTTCGTTATTTTGAATAATAATTTTATTATTCAGTTTAGAAATCATTTTTATTCCTACTTTTGGAAGATATTCTTTTATCATTGTTAAAACTGTAATTCTTTTAGATTTTGTTATATCAAATAATAATTCTTCTTTTTTATAGTCATTAAGTATTTTTAAATTAAAATCAGGATCCTCAAGGTCAACCCTTATTTGTCTTCCGTATTTATCTCGAACAAAATAAGGTCTGTGAGCAACACCTCTTTCTAAAAACCCAAGTTCATATTCACAATACTTACCATTTTCTGTCTCCATATTAAAAATAACTGTATTACTTTCACTTAAAATTTTATCATAAAATTTTTTTGCGTTATTATAAGTTTTAAATTTCTTTATTATTTTCTTTTTTATCTTATTTTTAAATAAAACAATTATAAAGTTACTCATTTGGTTATGATATATTTGTTAAGTATAATTATAAATTAGTAAAAATAAATATGGAAGATTATTATAATGTGTTAGGAGTTACAGAAAGTGCAACTCAAGACGAAATTAAAAAAGCTTATAGGAATTTAGTTAAAGAAAATCACCCCGATAAAGGTGGGGATGAGGAAAAGTTTAAAAAAATCTCAACTGCATATGATACTATTGGAGACGAAAATAAAAGATCACAATACAACAACCAACGAAATAACCCATTTTCTAACATGAACGGTTTTGGAGGTCAATCAATGAATGACATTATGAATAATATGTTTGGTGGTCGTAATTCACAAAATAGAGTTCACGACACCATAATTGATATAAATATTGGTGTATTGGAATCATACTTAGCGGGTAAAAAAAGTATAACATATAACAGAAAAGATAAATGTCCTCCATGTAATGGAAATGGGGGAGAGAAAAAACCATGTAATGTTTGTAATGGAAAAGGATTTGTTGTAAAACAAATGGGTTCAGGAATGTTTATACAGATAGTCCAAGTAGCGTGTAATACTTGTAATGGTGTTGGTAAAATAACAACAGCAGCTTGCTATGCTTGTGGGGGACAAGGAACAAAAAATGAGATTAAAACAATCGAGATCCAACTACCACATGGAATTGATGATGGTCAGTTTTTAAGATTACAAGGACTTGGTGATTATAGAAACGGGGGATATGGTAATTTGGTTATTAGAGTTAAAACAACTAATGAGGGTAACTTTGAAAAATTAGGAACAAATCTTATATATAGTGCTTTTTTAAATCTTGATGATTTAAAAAGAGGATCATTTGATGTTCCACATCCAGATGGAAAAATAAATGTTAAATTCCCAAATAATGTTGATACATCAACACCATTAAGAGTTAAAGGAAAAGGGTATAAAAACCAACATAATGGTGATTTATTAATAAATCAATATATTAAATACAATAGAAGTTAAAATAGTGATTTAATATCATATATTAAAGAAACTAAACCATATATTGTCAATAAAAACATTATTGCTCCAGTAATAAAAACAAATTTTTGTGTTTTACTTGGCGATTGTCCACATTTTTTACATCCGGTTACTTGTGTTGCTTCAGTTTTCATACTTTCTTTTTTAATAAATATAGTGTTACATATTTGACAAATAAATATAAAATTATTATTTTTATATAAAACATATATATATGATATCTTACATCGGAGGAAAAGCTCGAATTGGTAAATGGATTGTACCATTTATTCCAAAAAACATTGAAACTTATGTTGAACCATTTGGTGGTATGTATTGGGTTTTTTTTAAAACAAAGTTAAATGAGTACCCAAACCTTAAAACTGTTGTTTATAATGATTTTAATGGATTAAATGCCAATTTATTTAGATGTTCTAAAGATTATGACAGACTTTGGGATGAACTAAATAAATACCCTTGTCAACAGGTAGGGGTTGAAAATACACCTCCAGAATACGAAGAAATGTTTAATCAGTTCCAACAAGAAGTTTTTCATAGTGGAATTGATATAACTGAAAATAATAGATTTGAGGTTGCAGCAAAATATGTGTATGTATTAACTCAGGTATTTTCTGGATCTAAACCTGAAACATCAAAATATACCGATTATAAAGGTAAATACAGATGTAAAATTTTAATATTTATGGATAAATTAAAAAATAAAGAATTTAGAGATCATTTTGATAAGATAACATTTGTTGAAAATTTAGATTTTCAAATATTAATTGAAATGTATGATTCACCAAATACATATTTTTATGTTGACCCACCCTATTGGAAAACAGAGAACTATTATTCAAACCATGATTTTGATAGAAATGACCATGAAAGATTGGCAAATTCTTTAAAACAAATTAAAGGAAAATTTTCACTTAGTTATTATGATTTTCCAATTTTAAGAAAATGGTTTCCAGTAGATGAATACTCGTGGGAGATGAAAGAATTTGCTAAAGCCGCATCAGCTAAAAGTGGGGTGAAACAAAATATGGGGGAAGAATTGTTAATTATGAATTACGGTGAAAATAAAGTTAAAAAAATAAAAGTTGGAGAACAATTGGATATGTTTAAGCATATTTATGTATAATTTGTTTTTTTTTTATTTAAATGATATTTATAGTAAAAAAATATTATGGAATTAGTAAAAATTTTGTCAAAGATAATTAATGAAAATCTAAATATACAAAAAATATTATTAGAATATCCTGAATCAACAATTAAACGATTAGTTGATAAATTTTCATTAGAAACAGACGATAGTGAGGATGATATAAAAAAAGTTATTTCTGACTTTGAAAGATTTAAAAGTGGTTTTGCTAACGAAGATAAGGATATTTTTAGACACACTTATATTAAGTTAAAACAGTTAATTAAGGATAAATCCACAAAACAACAAACTAAAAAAGATCTTGATAGTTTTGCTCAAGAATTTGTTACAAAATACGAAGGAACGGATTTACTACTAACAAAACAAAATATTAAAAAATATTTTGAGTTGAAAACATTGTTTCCTGAAGATAAAGCGTTTAAAAATCCGGTTACAGATTTAAACCCATCACAACTTGATAGTCTTGTTAGAAAATATTTTGATAGATTTAATGAGAACGGAGAAAATGCATTAACAAAAAGAATGACTGAGAAATTCGCAAAAGAAATTCCTGATGAGGATCCACTTACAGTTATACTACCAAGAGTTAAAAGATTTGTCACTAATTTTTTATTAATACCATTAAACACAAAATTAAGTTCATTTATGTCTTTTGATGAATTTGAACACATTGTTGATGGTTATACTCCGGCTGGAGAAGATGAATATAGTATGCCTGAAATTGATGTGAGTGACGTGGACATTGCATATGAAGATGATAACATATTAATTTTTGCTCCTGATCAAAAACATAAGTGTATTAATATTAGAAAAAAATATGCTCCAGATAGAAGATGGTGTACATCATGGGAAGGATCAAGTAATTATTATTACAATTATAGATTAAATCAAAACTTAACATTGTATTATGTTATTAGTAAAAACCTTGAAGAATCTGATTTAAATTATGCGGTTGTTATACTTGTTGATAAGTACGGAAGAATGAAATTAGCGGATAGATCAAATTCCGGTCGATTTGCGGGAGGAGAAGAAATATCTTGGAGAGAAATAACTCAAAAAGTTCCTAGTCTTGAAGGTAAGGAAGATTATCTTGTACCAAAACCATTTACTGATGAAGACACAAAAAAACTAACCAAATATAAAAGTCTTAATCTTACAACCTCTGATCCTGTTAAAGAATTAGGATCAGTAGATGAGGTTGAATTATGGATGGAATTAAGAGGTCCTGATTTTAAACATATTACTAATGGTGATGAAATATTTGGTAATTTACCTGAAGAATTACAAAAAAAATATATTGGTCTTGGAAATGAATTAGATGGTAACATGGTTAAGAGGTTAGCCCCTGCAGCAATGACATATTATGTTTCTAAGAAAAAAGAAAAAATACTAACAAAAACTTTAAAAGAAGTAACAGAAAACGATATTGCAGTAATATTATCTCAAGAAATGAGACCATATTTTAGAGATTTAAAACGAAAATATAAAAATGAACTAAACACAATTTTTGCGGATAACAAAGTAATATTACAGTACCCTAAAGATGACCCATCTAAATTTATTGTGATGTTTGGATTTGAAGAATTTTTTGAATCCCTATCAGAAAATATTGAATTCATTAATATTGAAAATAAAGGATCATCCCCAATACTGTTAGATTTACCAGAATCAATTGGTAAATTTAAAAATTTAGATACTTTGGTTCTTGATAATATGATCAAAAGTATACCTGAAAGTATTGGTGAATGTAAAAATTTAACATTTTTAAATTTAACTAATAACATTGAGTTAGAAAGGTTACCCAAATCAATGGTAAATTTAACCTGTTTAGAATTTGTTTCAATTGAGGGATCTAATCCAGATATTATAATTCCGGAAGTTTTACGAAAATATATGACAATAGATGAAGATTTTTTCTTAGTAGAATTCCCCGATAATATGAAACAACATTGCAAAGGAATCACATCAATTTAACTTATAGTTTATGAAAAATATAGATGTTGAAATTTACATTAGTCAAATGATAACTTTTTTTGAAAAAAACCCAAAAGATTTTATAGACTTAGTTGGTAACATACAAAAAGAAATTTTTTACAATAAAATGAAGGAGAGATCTTTAAAAAACGTAAAAGAAGAAAAAGATTTGATATTAACTAAAGAACAAATGATTGATATTGTTATTGAACTTCAACACCCCAATTTAAATGAAAAAAAAGACGATATTAAAAATATTGAAAATATTATATTAAAAACAAAATTTGGTAATATATTTTTAAATTAAAATTTTTTTAAAAAAAGTATTGTTGATTAAAAAAAAAAGACTATCTTTGTTGTATAATTAAAATTTAAAAATATGAACTATACAACAGAATTAATTCAAACAATGGCACCGTCTATTTTTGCAACATCCCCATCGTCAAAAATGACAAACAAGTACCAATTTGTTCCTACCGACAAAATTATGGAATATTTTGAAAGAGAAGGGTGGGAAATTTCATCAGTTAACCAAAATGGTAAGGATATACACTCAGTACATGAAGTAAAGTTTCGTAATCAACAACTTCCATCGGTTGGAGACACTTTAGTTGAGGCGATTATTAGAAACTCTCACAATGGTATGTGTTCATTCTCAATGAGTTCTGGACTTCACAGATTAGTATGTAGTAATGGATTAACAGTTCCAACATCAGTAGCTGACCAATTTAAACTTAGACACAAAAATTTTGAACTTGACGATGTTAAAAGTTTAACTGAAAGTTTTGCAAAAAAATTACCAATAATTCAACAGTCTGTTGGAAGAATGATGGAACGTCAACTTACTATGTCCGAAAAAATAGATTTTGTTCAAAAAGCATCTAAACTTAGGTGGACAGCAGGATCAGTACCCTCAACACTTGATTTAGTTGACTTGTTAACACCTAATCGTAATGAAGATGAAGGAGATGACCTATGGAGAGTATTTAATGTAGTACAAGAGAAATTTGTCCGTGGTGGAATTGAATATAAATCACAATCCGGACGTAAAACAGGATTGAGAGGATTAAAAAATATTATTACTTTAAATACATTAAACACAAAACTTTGGGAGACAGCCGAATTAATGTTATAATTTATAATGGAAGAACAATATTTTACAAAAGAAAAAAATTTTTTAGATATTCTAAAAGAAAGACATCAAAAATTATATGCAATAATTAACGTTAACAGTGTTTTATCAATAGAACCTGAACTCTTAATAAAAAAAAACTTTGAAGTTGAATATCTTAATAGTTTTGAATATAATGGAGAAATTAAACACTCCGATGGGATATTTAAAAATAGATCAGGATTCTATTTATATTTATCAAAGATTACATTATCTGAGATAAATTTTAAAATAAAAGTTTATTACGACGTAAGTCAATTAGAAGAAGTTAAGTTTTTTATAAAAAATTTATCAAAACTAAAAGAAACTGATTAATAATAAATATTAAAATAATAAAACAAATGGAAATTACAAGTGTAGAATTACAAGAAAAAATCAATAAAGGTGAAAAATTAATTATTGAATTTTGGGCGGAATGGTGTGGACCTTGTCGAATGATGAAACCTATTTTTGAAATGATATCAAAAGAAAATACTTCCGATGTTCAAATGTTTACAATGAACGTAGATTTAAATCGTGAGGTTGGAGCATCATTAGGTATTAGAAGTATTCCTACTATTAAAGTAATAAATGGGGGGAATGTTATTGAAACAAAAGTGGGAATGTTGAATGAAAAAGATCTAAAAGGTATGTTAACAGAATTAATCAATGGATAAAGTTGTAGTATTATTTACGATGAAACAATGTCCGTTTTGTCATATGTTAAAAGAAATGTTGGATAAAGAAAATGTTGAGTATGTTGATCGTGATATACATGAATATGAGGAGGAATATAATTTATTTGTTGAGGTAACTAACAATGAGTATGTTCCATCATTTATGTTAATAGAGTCACCCGATGATGATCCAATTACTGGATTATTTGCTCCTGATAGAGATTTTGAAGATATTAATGAAGGAGTAAAAATTATTAAAGAATTTATTAATGGGTAATTAGAAGATAATAACATCTTCCAATCTATCTTGAATTAAATAAGGTTTTTCTCCCGTAGGATCTAATATGTCCTGAATAAGGTCATAACCCTCCACTTTAGTTTTAAAGTCTTTTAAATCAAAGTCAAATAAGTCTAATATTAAAGATTTGATAATGGTTTTATCTAAACCTGATTTAGGTAAAATTTTAATGTTAAAATCTTCATCGTCATTTAATTCTTTTGTGAAAAAGAAATGTACCTCATCAGTCATAATTGTACTGTAAACTTGGTTAAACATATAATGAGTATAATAAACCATTAATCTACCACAATTTAAACTATGACCATATGGAAACTCAGAATTAATTGAAATTTCACTTAAAGGTTCATATTCCTGTGTAAATGGAATTTTATTAACTTTAACCCAACCTGTTTCAATGTTACTTATTTTTTGGTTATAGTTTATAACGTCAACAACATTAAGTAATTTAATATTTAACTCAATTAATATTTCTTTAAATTTTTCTGTAAATTCATCTCTTATTAAATTTATATCTAAAAAAATTTCACTTGTGGTTATACCGTTTACAACATAAAAAGATCCCACATCAGAAACTTGTATTATTGAATCTTTATTTTTATCAATTTTAGATAAAATAAATTCGGCAAATAAATTAACAATGCCTCTTTTTGAATTTTTATTAATTAATCTCATATCTTTTTTTTACAATTGATATGGATTATAAATGAATAAATAAATAGTTTATTTAAATATAAAGTTTATTTAAATATAATGACCAAAGTTTTCGTTTATCTCTTTTTGAATATCAGACCAATCTGGATAATCAGGAGTTCTAAAATCTATACATTCAAAATCACCATCGTAGATTAGTTGTTTCATCAAAGTCGTATAACTACCAAAATAATCTAAATATGAATCTGAATATGATTGGCCTCTATTGTTTTCTAAAAATAAAGTAATGTCACCAACAAAATTTCTAATTTTAATATAATTTACATATATGGAGTGTTTTTTACCATCTGACATGGTATATTCTTTTGGGAATTCATCAACTTTACCTTCAAAGTATTCATCTAAACCATTATATACTAATTCATATATTTCATTTTGATAAGCAGAATTATATGCGTTCCAATAAACACTTTGTAATTCTTGACCTAACTCACTCAAATCATTTTTACATAGTTCATTTATTGCCTCGGAATCTTTAATTAATTCATTTAAGTCTTCAGGTCCAATTTTAAAATAACCTTCAGTTCCCTGATCTTCTGATAAGATTTCAAAAAAATCAGAATCATAATCTTCTAAAGATAATTCAACATTACCAATTTCTTTAAAAATAACATCTTTTAAATGGGCGGTATTTTTTTCGTCTAAATCGTCAATAACTTCAGATGGTTTTGTGTCAACATCAAAATACCAATCGTCACTTAAACCATCTCCGTCAAATATTTGTTTTGCAACATCTTCAGGAGAAATGTCACGACGGGAGGAACCACAGAAAAAAGAAGCCAACTCATCTCTATCCTTACCTAAATATAAATAGAACCCATCAGGTCTAATTTCAACATCAGTTAAAAGGTTGCTTGTAATATACTTAATAGTATTATCGTAGTTATGTTCTAAACCATGTAGTAAATAATTGTTTATAAACGATTCAGGAACAGAATCATATTCTAAATTAGATATTATATCACTTTCAACCAAATAATCAAACACTTCATTACTAAAATCATCAGAAGGAATATTATTTATATCTATTTTATTTAATAAATTTTTTCCTTTTATAAATCTAAAAAAAGTTAAAATTCTTCCATTAAAAATAGAAGATATTTTATCCCAATTACCATCATTAAATTCTTCTATAATATTGTTTACCGTCATATTTTTTTTAATAAATATAAAAAAAGTGAGAAAACTAATTTCCCACTCAAGTAAATATTATAAACGACTATTATTTATTTTTATAATATTTCTCAACAATTTTTTTAACAGATTCCTGAACCGTAACATTTTGTGTTTGTGGTTGAGGTTGAACTGGTGTTTGTGGCTGAGGAGCCGCTTCAGACTGATTTTTTTTACATCCGCATCCCATAATAATTTAATTTTATATAGTTTATTTATATATAAATATTATAATATTATTAAATTTGTAAATAATATAATATTTATTATTGAATGAAAAAAATTATAAAAATTACAGAAAACAAATTAATAAATTTAATAAAAAATATTATTGTTGAAGAATCTGAAAATGATTACTTTGAAATTACCCCGGAACAATATCATAAATTGTTGGTATCTGTTAATTTTAATGCAAAAGTTATTTCAAGATTACCAATGTTTAAAGGTAAAAAAATAAGAGTTAATGGTAATTTGAAATTAAATGGTTTAAGACAAATTACTAGTTTAGGTGATTTAACGGTAAGTGGACAATTAGATATTCCTTATACCGGAATAAAAAACTTAGACGGGGTAAAATTTGAAAAACTTGGTGCGTATCATATGACACCATATGCTGATGAAATTGAGAAAAAAAGATTAAAACAAGAAAGGGAAGACGCTAATGAAAGAAGAATAAATGACGAATGGAATATAAAAAATACAGATGAAATAAGTGAGATGGCAAACGCAGTTTTTGACTATATGGTTCAACAAAATGATATTGGATATTTAGATGGACGAGAACGTGAAGAATTAGAAGATTTAGAAATACAAATGGTGGAACTTGAAGAAAAAATTGATAATGAGGAAGATGATGAAATTTTAGATGATTTATATACTGAAAGAGATGAGTTAGAAGAAAATATTGACGCCTTAAAGGAAAAAGATAATGATCAATATGGTTTAGTTCCCGAAGATCGGCATTCTCACTATAAAATGACAGTATTTAAATCAATTCATGGTGATACAAATGGAAATACTTATGCTGTTGGTACTGAAGGTGAGGTGGATGACTCCATTGAAGAATATTATGAAGATATGGTAAATGATTTAAATAATTTTGATAAAAGCACACTAAGTAATCACATTGATGGTGAAGATGTGTATGAGTATTTTGAAGATTCGATTCGTGACGATATTTATGAAAATTATGAAGATTATGATATTTCTAAAGAAACTAGTAAAGAACAAGATCAAGAAATAATAAACCTTAAAAATGAAAAAAAATCTCTTGAGATAGAAAATTATTTAATTTCAAATGGGGCTAGATCTCCTCTTATTGAAGAAGGAATAGAAAGTATGAAATACTTTAAATTCAAAGATTATATGAACAATTTATTAGTTGTTGAATGGTCTGACGATAAATGGCAAATTTACCAAAACAATAAAAAGGTTGAGTCAGTAACTTATGAAGATGAAGATGAAGATGGAGAACATGAATCGGATAATGAATCAAGGATTGAAGAAATTGAGAATAGGGCGGAAGAAATAGATTCTGAAATTGAAGAAATTGAAGAGAATCCTGATGGAGATTTAAGTGATGATGATATTGAACGAGTTATGGAAGAAAAAAGAGATGAGATAGAGTCTGACCCGATATCTTGGTTGGATGATTATGGTATGAACTATGATAATTTTGTTAATACAAGAAGTTTACTACGTGACTTAATTGATGAATCTGACTATAGCGTAATAAGTCATTATGATGGGGATTACCAAGAAGTTAATATAAATTCAAATACCTATATTGTATTTAGAACTGACTAATACCTTTACAGAATGAAATAATATTATTATCTTTATGTGTAATGGAAAAAAAGAAAAAAATAGAATTTTTAATGAACACTGAATGGATGTTTGAAAAACCCATTGATCAAGAACACAAAGAGTATAAATTATTATCTTACTTTCAAAAAATGGGGGAAAAATTAGATAATATGGAACTCTATCCTGGATTCATTGAGTTGTCATTACACGTGGCAAATCTTCAAAATTTAATCAGAGATAAAAAAATAATGTATACTAATAAAAAATTTACAACAATAGATGATGAATTATTAGTAAAAGATTTAAAAATAAAAGACATCCCAATATTAAACAATGAGGAAAAAGAAGAATTTAACAAAATATTAACATATAGTGCTCCAAGAATGTTAGAATATTTTAACATTGCTAAATCTGTTTGGGAAATAGTGTTTGATAGTGTAATTTTAAGAATAAAAAAAAACAAAAATGAGGTTTTACAAAAAAAAGGATATTTTTATTATTTAGACTCAAAAGATAATTTGTTTTATGTTTGGGAATTTAATGTTAAACAAGTAAATAAAAAATCACCTGAAAGTAAAACATTAGTAAATTTAATTTATTCTGAAAAAAAAAATAATTTGACAATTACAAAAATTATAAATACATTTAGTCAATGGAATCAAGATAATATATCAAAATTACCTTTGTATGAAATGTTATGTGAAGCGAATTTCCCAATAAATGAAACGCTTCTTCCATTGTTTAAAAGAAAATTGATTACCTACATTAATCAAACTCAAATGATTGAAAATTATAAAAAAAACAAAGAAGAATTAAATTTTTAAAATTGTATATGAAAGTTAAATTAGAATATGTGTGGTTAGATGGATATAAACCAGAACCAAATCTTAGAAGTAAGGTAAAAATAGTTGACTATCAATCTATTAAGGAAGCGTTTCTTGATGGAAATTTCCCAATTTGGAACTTTGATGGGTCTTCAACATTACAGGCTGAAACAGGAAGTTCAGATTGTATTTTAAAACCTGTTAGACATTATTTTAAAGATATGGAATCAACCGTATATGTCTTATGTGAGGTATTAAATTCTGATGGGTCACCACACGAGTCAAATAAAAGATCAAGTATTGGTGAAGGTTTTGAAGATCTTTGGTTTGGTTTTGAACAAGAATACTTTATATACGACAAAAAAAACAAATGCGTTTTAGGTCATGATCAAAACAACTTGGAACCACAAGGTAAATATTATTGTGGAGTTGGTCAATATGTTGTTGGAAGAGATTTTGTTGATAAACATTTAAATATGTGTTTAAATTATGGAATTGATATTACAGGAGTTAATGCTGAGGTTGCGTTAGGACAATGGGAATACCAAGTATTATCTAAAGAAAAATTAAAAAGTGGAGATGATCTTTGGATGACAAGATATTTTCTTTTTAAAACCTCAGAGAAATATTCATACCACATTGATTTACACCCAAAACCAATTACACATGGTAAATGGAATGGGTCTGGTCTTCATACAAATTTTTCAACAGATATTATGAGAAATGATGGAAATAAAGAATATTTTATGTCATTGTTTAACGCATTTGAATCAAGACATCGTCAACACATTAAATCTTACGGTTCAAACAATAATTTAAGACTTACTGGTGAATACGAAACACAATCAATAGATAAGTTTAGTTGGGGTGTCTCTGATAGAGGAGCATCAATTAGAGTTCCAAAAGAAACCGCAGAGGAATGGAAAGGATATCTTGAAGACAGAAGACCAGGATCAAACGCAGACCCATATAAAATTATTTTTGAGATTGTTAAATCACTCCACGAAACAAAACAAATATACGATATAAAAACCATGATGACTAAAAATATTGACACAAATAATCTTAGTGGTAAATATGGTACAATTTCTAATGATGAATTATTAAACGAATATAAAGAAGAATAATGGATAAAGAATGTGTATGTGGTGGAACCGGACTTTGTCAGTGTCCACCGATAAAAATAGAACAAGTAAATCATCCTCAACATTATGGGGGAAAAAATAATGAATACGAAGCAATAAAAGTTATTGATGCTTGGGATTTGGGGTTTAGTTTAGGAAATGCAATAAAATATATTAGCCGTGCAGGAAAAAAAAGAAAAGATACAGAACTTGAAGACCTCAGAAAAGCCCTATGGTACATCCAACACCACATTGAAAACATCGAAAAATAAAACAGGATTTAGTAAAGAAATTTCAGTTTTAGACGCAATCACAACACCAAGTGAATTACTACGGGAAACTTTCATAAATTTTATGTGGGGGTTTTTAGGTAATTCTATTGTTGTGTTTGTTGCAAAAGAATTGGACTTTTTAGTTTTAATAAATTATGTTCTGTATTACGTTTTAATTTCGTATATTGTCAACAGAAAAAAATATGACACAATTTTAGGTAAGTTTATAGTTCTTCCTGGTTCAGCCGCTGCGGGAGCATTTGCAGGATATAAATTAGCACAAATAATTACAGAAATAGTTTAATAAAAATTTGACAATAAAAAAAATTATAGTTAGGTTTATTAAAATTGTTTAATTAATTAAAAAAAAAGTATGAAGAATTTAGAAGACATTACTGGTAAAATTATTAATGGTAGTTGTATTGATGTAATGAAAACATTTCCTGAAGGTTGTGTGGATTTAATTGTAACATCCCCACCCTATGGTGTTGGAATCGATTATGATGTACATGACGATGATGTTGCGTTTGAGGAGTATATTGAGTTCGCCAAAGATTGGTTAACAGAGGCTTACAAAGTTTTAAAGGATGACGGTCGAATTGCCTTGAACATTCCTTATGAGATCAATAGACAAACTAAGGGAGGTAGAATTTTATTTCTTTCAGAAATGTGGCAAATTATGAAAGAAATTGGTTATGGTTTCTTTGGTGTTGTGGATCTTGAAGAAGACTCTCCACATAGAAGTAAAACAACCGCTTGGGGTTCTTGGATGAGTCCTTCTAGCCCATACATTTATAACCCAAAAGAGTGTGTAATTTTAGCGTATAAAAAACAACACATTAAAAAAGTAAAAGGTCAACCTGAATGGACAGGTGTTCCAACTGATGTTGAACAAGAAGACGGGACCACCAAAAAGAAAACTGTTTATGAAGAAAATGATAAGAAAGAGTTCATGGAACTTGTTTTTGGTCAGTGGAATTATTTTGCAGATACTAAGTCAATGACTAAGGCAACATTCTCAATGGACATCCCAACAAAGGCAATTAAAATTTTATCGTATAAGAATGATATTGTTTTAGATCCATTTGCTGGTAGCGGAACTAGTTTGGTTGCTGCTGAAATATTGGGAAGACGTTGGGTTGGAATTGAGTTATCTCCAAATTACACAAAAATTGCGAAAGATAGAGTTGAACCTTTTAGAATTCAAAAATCACTCTTTAATCAAAATTGAATCACCCTCGGTGATATCGTATTTAATACAGTCACCACCATTGATCTCTAAGATCATATCACCAACACCATCATATCGGGGACATTTCGAATCGTCTTGTTCCCGACAAGGTGGACAATCCGAGTAAATTTTTATTATTGATTCATCTGATATAAAAATAATATCTAAAGAAGTAGTACAATCCTTCATCCAAAATGAATGAGTACCTTCATTCATTACAAATAACATACCGTTAAATTCGTCATCAAATTTTTTACCTTTCATTCCATCTTGAATGTCTTTATCGGTAATTGCAGATTTGACATTAAAAAGATTATTGTTTATTATTACTTCCATATATATATAAATATGTAAGGTATGAAAAAAAACAAAAGATTTTCTGGAATATTAGTTAAATGTAATGACAAGGTATTGTTGTGTAAAAGAAGTAGTGACAACACAATGCCAAATCAATGGTCAATCCCTGGTGGGGGAATAGAAGATGGTGAAACACCTGAAGAGGCTGCTCGTAGGGAATTTTTTGAGGAAACAAATATTAAAATCAACGATAAATTAAATTTGGTTGGGTTTGTTGATAGATTTAACAAAGACGGTACCTACCTAAAAGGTTTTATGTATGTCTATGGTCTTGAGGTTGAAGATAAGATATATCCAGATCTAGATAACGCAAAAGATGGTGGGGAACATAGTGAGTGTGGATATTATAGTATTGATGAATTACCAATTACAAATAAAACAGATGAATTTTATAAAATAATTGTTAAAAATTTACAATAAAGTTAACTTTTAATAAATTATAGTATATTTATATCGTACAAATAACAACCAAAATCCTCTTTCTTAGTTATTTAATGGTTAATCAAAAAGATAATCCCATAACTTTTTTAAAAAAATTATGGGATTTTTTATTTTTTGTTTGGCAGTTTAAAAAAAAGTATTACCTTTGTTCTGTAATTAAAAATTAAAAAATATATTATGAAAAAATTTGAAGATTTAGAGTTTGAAAAAATTGAAGATTCTCCGTACCAAATTGGGGTGAAATGTAAAATGGTGTTTGAAAATGGATACGGAGTATCTGTTGTATGTCATACACATTCATATGGCGGTAAAACTGGTTTGTTTGAGATTGCAGTTCTTGGTAAGGATGGTGACTTAACTTATGATACGCCTATAACAAATGATGTTATTGGTTACTTGAGTCGAGAAGAGGTTACTGGCATTATGGAACAAGTACAATCTTTATAATAAATTTATTAATATTAGTTATTTTAATTCAAACGTCTAAAATTTAAAAAATGGGAACTTACATTCACACATTTAAAAAAAAATTCAACAAAAAAGTTATTCTTGATGGACAAGAAGTTATTGTTGGACAGGCAACATTTTTATGTCGACAAGATTGGTTGGGTAATTACTCACCATCTGAGCATAGAGAAATGACAAGAGCATATGCTTTACCTAAACATGATCAACCTGATTACATTATTTTTGAGGATGAATCAGTATATAAAAATAATAAAAAAGGAGTTTGGTCGGACGGAAGTGGTTTTTGGGGTGGTATTGACCATAAAAATGATTTTGTTGGTACACTAAAAAAAGTTGGTAAAAAATTTGTTATTATAAAATAATGTATTATCTTTATAAAAAATTATAGATTATGTTAAAACAAACAATTACGGGATACACACTAAAAGTTATTAATGAAAGTATGGGTGTGTTAATTGATGAGACATTTATGGATCAGATTCAATATAAAATATTTTTAAAAATGATTCATGGGTCAATTGAATTGGGAAATAATTTGAGTTTTTACAATGGAGACGCATTCTTAGTACATATACCAAATAAAATTTTAATTAATTCAGTAATTATTAGTAATGTGGAAGATATTTCTATAAGTGATCAAGTTAAAAGTAAAATTGAATCATTAGTAACAAAATAAGATATGAAAAAAATAATTTTTTTAACATTAGTATTAGTTGGGTTATTATCTTGTGAGAAACAAGTTATTGAACCTGGTGAATATCAACCATATGTAACCCCAAATCCAACAACACAAGATAGTACATACTCTTTGGTTGGACAAACTTGGGTTATTAAACAATATAGAATTGGTGAGATGGGTTTACCAATGGATATGATGCCGGTTGATACAATTAAATTTATTACAAAAAATAAATACACATATAACTCAATGAGTCCCCAAAATTATGGTTTTTATTCTGTGGGTACTGTTTATTCCTTAACATTGAATTATACAATATTTGGTTACTTAACTGGTAATGTGAATAAAGTTAATTTAGAAATGGGAGTTATAATTGGGGGTAAGTTTACGGATATTTCAATAGGTGTGGTTAATCCCCCAAACTACTACCTTTGGATGGAAAAAATATAAACATGGGAACAAATTATTATAGATCTCCAACTTTAAATGAATTGGAGACAAGGAAAAATCGTCTTATGTCTAGAATTAGACAAATGGAATTAAATGTGGAATCAGTTAATAACAATTTTAGAATAGATGGTACTGATCAATTTCAAAATTTGTCACCTTGGGATGAGTTTACTGATAATGTAAAAGTTCATTTGGGTAAACGTAGTATGGGGTGGAAGTTTCTTTGGAATTTCAATGAAGATAAGTTCTTTAAAGATAAAGAATCATTACTTGAATTTATTAAATCAGGTCGTATCTTAGATGAATATGGGGATGAATTGAGCCAGGATGAATTTATTGAAATGTCTTTTTCGTGGGGACAGGAAGATGGTTTTGATTCGGAATCATATTATTTGGAATATCCTGAAAGTAGAAATTCTTGGAGTAAACCTGAACGTTATGTAGATGGGTTAAGAATATCTGATTCAATAGACTTTTGTTAATTTTCCTTGTTTAGTAAAACAAGTTGGTGGAGTCGGACAATTCGTTGTCGACCTTTAAAGGGGAAGATTAGTCTTCCCTTTTTTTGTTTAAATTAATTAGGTATTGTTTTACTTTTGCCTTTGCTTTAAATAAATTAGTTTTTGATGTGCTTTCACTAATCCCTAATTCTTCGGCAATTTCTTGATGTTTCATATTTTCAAAAAAGAACATCTCAAATACTTTTTTTTGTGAAGGATATAAAGTTTCAACGGCATCTTTAATCTCTTTTGATGAATATAAACTTTCTTCTGGGGTGTCGTCAATTACTTCTAAATTTGCTCGTTCAAAGTCAATGGGGTTTTTGTATGGACTTCTTTTTTCTTTTTTCCATTCATCAATTACTGTATTTGTGATTACACGTTTTACCCAAGCCTCAATAGGTCCTGACTCATTGTACATACTAATTTTTTGATATACTTTAATGAACCCTAATTGACAAAAATCATTTGCTTTTTCTTCATCTCCATTTGCATATTTCAAACAAACTTGTCGATACATTTTTGGGTATAAAGATTTATATAGTGAATTAAAATCAACTACCTCATTTAATAATGTTGAATATTGAGATTCAGTTAAAATAATTTTCATACCAATAAATAGTTGTTTATTTAAAAAAAAATAACTATCTTTGTTTTATGGAAACTCCATGCAAAGAATGTCCGCACTTTATTAAGAATCGTCATAATGATATGATTGTTGAATTTGGTCGTAGGACTGGTAAGAAACATAATTGTCATATGACCGAAGGGGTTAAAGATTTGTGGAATGTTAAAAATATAAAATTAGAATGTTATGGATCAAAGAGAAATGATTTACGGAGTGTGTGATAAAACAGGGAAATGTGATTCCTACTTTGGATTCTTCAAAAATGAAAAAGATGCGGAACACGAAGTTGGGGTCCAAGCTAATAGACTCAAGGAAGACTTGGGTATGATGGATATTGACATTCAAACAGACCGAGCATTATTTAATGGAAAATTGGTGGTAGTAATTCATAGATACGTGTTAAGATAAAACAATAGAAAATAAAAAGTGACTCACATTAACTTGACAATTTTATTTTTTTTTATTATTTTTTTAAAAAAATAAAAAATATGCAAACATTAACATTTAACACAACAAAAAAAGAAGTAATTTTGATTAATTCACAAGGAGATATAATTTACTTCCAACACAACGTCCCAACAGTAAAAGTAATGGACCAACATTATGAAGTTTATGTTGAAGATTTTGATGGTAAAAAAATTCCAGTATTTAGAGCTCCAATTGCTAATACAAATATGATCATTGAAAAATAATAGGGTATGGATGAGAATCAAGAACGCATAAAAAAAATGTATTTGAGAATAAACAGTGAACCAAATGATCATGAGATGTCACCACCCCCACCTAAAGATCGTGAAATGTTACTACCTCCACCAAAAAAAGGTAAAACTAAAACTTTTACTCTTGATGAAGATCAAGTTAAAAAGTTGGAGGAATGGCAGAGTCACATAAAGGCAATATATGGGAGTTATGGAAACTACGAATACAGATTCTCAAGTGATGGTATTGGAAAAATTGTCACAGTATTTAGTGAGTTGGCTGACATAGAATTAGATTTGACAGATGTTGATAGTTGGTAAACTGACAAAATGTCAGTATTTTATGAATGGAATGTTTTTTGTAAAAAATAGTACGACTTTAAAGTCATAATAAATAAAAATAAAAATAAAAATTAAAAATGGGAAAAATTATTGGAATTGATTTAGGAACAACAAATTCGTGTGTTGCCGTTATGGAAGGAAACGAACCTGTAGTTATAACAAATAGTGAAGGTAAACGAACAACACCATCCGTCATTGGATTTATTACAGATGGTGAAAGAAAAATTGGAGATCCGGCTAAACGACAAGCTGTAACCAATCCGGATAAAACTATTAGTTCAATTAAACGTTTTATGGGGACAAGTTTTGATGAATCTAAAAAAGAGATTAAAAAAGTACCGTATAAGATTGTTAAAGGTGATGGAGGATCTCCAAGAGTTGAAATAGATAAACGACAATATTCACCACAAGAAATATCGGCAATGGTACTTCAAAAGATGAAACAAACTGCTGAGGATTATTTGGGTGAAACGGTAACTCAGGCGGTTATTACCGTACCGGCATATTTTAACGATGCTCAACGACAAGCAACTAAAGAGGCAGGTGAAATTGCGGGTTTAGAAGTAAAACGTATTATTAACGAACCTACCGCGGCGGCATTAGCTTATGGTTTAGATAAAATGTCTAAAGATATGGTAGTTGTGGTTTTTGACTGTGGTGGTGGTACTCACGATGTGTCCATTCTTGAATTAGGTGACGGAGTGTTTGAAGTATTATCAACTGATGGTGATACTCATTTAGGTGGTGATGACTTTGATCAAACAATCATCGATTGGTTAGTAAGTGAATTCAAAGAAGAGAACGGTCTTGATTTAACTCAGGATCCAATGGCATTACAAAGATTACGTGAGGCGGCTGAGAAGGCAAAAGTTGAATTATCTTCAACCTCATCAAGTGAGATCAATTTACCTTATATTATGCCTGTGGATGGTCTACCAAAACATTTGGTAAGAACATTATCAAAATCTAAATTTGAACAGTTAGTTGATTCTTTGGTTAAAAGAACAATTGAACCTTGTAAGAAGGCATTAAAAAATGCTAAGATGAAGGTTTCTGATGTTGATGAAATTATCTTGGTTGGTGGTACAACAAGAATTCCAGCAATACAAGATGCGGTTAAACAATTCTTTGGTAAGGAACCTTCTAAAGGTGTTAACCCTGATGAGGTAGTTGCGTTAGGTGCTGCAATCCAAGGAGGTGTGTTAGCTGGTGATGTTAAAGATGTCTTATTATTAGATGTAACACCATTATCTTTAGGTATTGAAACTATGGGTGGAGTTATGACTAAATTGATTGAGTCTAATACCACAATCCCGACTAAAAAATCTCAGGTGTTCTCAACGGCAGTGGATAATCAACCAACAGTTGAGATCCACGTACTTCAGGGAGAAAGAGCAATGTCAACCGATAATAAAACTATTGGTAAATTCAACTTAGATGGTCTTCCACCGGCAATGAGAGGTGTTCCACAAATTGAAGTTACGTTTGATATTGACGCAAATGGAATTATCAATGTGTCAGCGATAGATAAAGGAACAAACAAACAACAAACAATTCGTATTGAGGCATCTTCTGGGTTATCAAAAGAAGAGATTGCGAAAATGAAACAAGAAGCTGAGTTAAATGTTGAACAAGACAAAAAACTAAGAGAAGATGCTGAAGTTATAAATAGAGCCGACGGTACAATTTTTCAAACTGAAAAATCAATCAAAGATTTAGATGAAAAATTAACCGAAGATCAAAAAATCGAACTTAATACGGCACTTGAAAGTTTAAAAGAATCTTACGGTAAAAAAGATATTGAGAAGATTGAAAATGATATCAATGATCTTAATACTAAATTTCAAAATATTAGTCAATTATTGTACGAACAAACAACAACAGAAGAAGAAAATAGTAAACCATCTGATGTTGAGTTTGAAGAGGTAATCTAATTTTTAAGTTAAATATAAAACCCTCACCTAATCCGTGGGGGTTCATGATATAAAATAATTTATTAAAAAATAAATAAAAACAATGAATAAAATAATATTAATTGAAAAAAAACCTTACTTGGTTTCTAATGAAGAAATACAAATTGGTGATGAAGTTATTGTAACTGTTGGAGGTCAATACCCATCAAAAATGAATTGCGAAAACGAAACTGTTTTATCGTTAATTAAAAATCCAAGATTAACATTAACACAAAGTTATAAAATTGTTAGTGGACCAGATAAAGTTAATATACCCGAATCAAGAATAGACTTAATTTTTGAAAATGGGGGTATATGTGATGTATCACTTGATGGATCTGAACTTAAATTTGATAATATATAAAATGGTAAAAGAAATTTTACTAAAAATTTGATTTATTAAAAAAAAATAATTATATTTGTTTTATACATATTAACTAAATTATGAAAAAATTAATTCTTATTGTTTTACTCGGACTTATAATATTCTCGTGTAACCAAAACAAATATAGATATAAAATAAAAGGTGATGTTATTACCAATAAAGGTCCTCATCCTGCTATTTGGTATACAGATACCATTAGTTTTGATGGGGATACGGCGTATTACTTTAATAGTGATGGGTCTGAGGTAAGAATTAATCCCCCTTATGTATTAATTGATAATCAATAAAAAAAATGAAAAATTACACAGAAATAGAGACATGGATTAAAAAAGTTATTAATTCTTGTAAAACTCAAGAACAAATAATTACGGCAAATAAATTAATTAATAATTTTGATAATCAATTAAAAAACAAAAATATTGTGGAGTATTTGAGAGAATATCAATATAATATTATTAATCCACTTGAGGTTTATTTAAACAAAAAAAGAAAAGAAATCCTTTAAACAAAAAAATTAAATGGGTTTTGATAAAAAAATATTAGATTTAAGTAGAACAATATACCAAACATCTGTTATGGTACACGGGGCAAAACAAAATCCAAAAGATCACATTGATAATATTAGAGGAATGATTAGAGAGTTCATTAGGACGGAAGTTGTCCCTTATGAATTAACCAATCAAGAAAAACTATCTTTTATTTTAAAAAATGAATTAATAATAACAAGAGCAGTTCTAAATGGTCACAAGGCTACTGATCAAGATGAGTACCAAAAAACTAGAGAAAAGATTAAAAAATATAGAATAGAATTAGAAATAATTAAATAATTAAAATCTATGTAGATTTAAAATTCTACATAGATACAGTACAAGAGTTCTTTGACATAAAAATAAATAAAATTTAAAAAACATGGTAGAAATAACATCATATGTTTTAGGTATGCTTACGATTGCAGCAATATTATTATTAATTGCTTTAGTTTTAGGTATGGTTAAGATAAACAAATTAGAAAAACAAACAATAACAATTAAAAAAATGATTGACGAAGTATATCAATCAATTGATCACGAAAGAAGACATACTGAACAATTACTTGAATCTACCCATCGTGATATTAATATGGTTGAACAAACAATAATGAATCAAGTTAGAAATGTGGATGATTTTCATCACAAGATAGAAAATGAAATTCATAGAGAAATTGATCAAACAAAATCATACATTGATTCAAGAATAGATAAGGTAGTGTTACAAGGTTCCATCATAGGAAAAAAAGAAATAATTAAATAATAAAATAATCCGTTAAAAACTCTTGTACTTTTATTTTAAATTTTAAATTATTTTTCTTATATTTGTAACATGAAAAAAACAATAACATTTATTAGTGATACACATACCAAACACCGGTATTGTGAAAATGATTTACCAGGTGGTGATATACTAATACATGCTGGAGATTTTATGAACGGTGGATATAGTAAAATAGAGGTAATTGAATTCCTTGATTGGTTTAGTACAATAAAAGGATACGATAAGAAAATTTTTATTGCAGGAAATCACGACCGTATTTTAGAAAATGAACCTACTTGGAGTTTATTAACCATCAAAGATTATACAAATCTAATTTATCTTCAAGATGAGATGTTTGGTCTTTATGATATGGATGAAGATCGTAGTTTAAAGATCTATGGGTCACCTTGGCAACCAGAGTTCTTTAATTGGGCTTTTAATTTACCTCGAAATGGAGAAGTAATGAAAGCAAAGTGGGATGATATACCTGACGATACGGACATACTGATTACACACGGACCACCATTTGGACATTTAGATATTCCAGGAGGACAAAGTGTAAGATTAGGTTGTGAAATGTTACGTCATCGAGTAGATGAAATCAAACCAAAGATTCATGTATTTGGACACATACATGGAAGTTCAGGATATTATTATAATGGACACACACACTTTATTAATGCTTCAGTATTAGATGAGAGATATAATTACACTAACTTACCTCTTAACATTGAATGGGATTCAATAACAAATGAAATAAAATGGTTATGATTAAATTTGGTAAAGTAAAAATTTTTTTGTACATTTGTAAAATAAAATAAGAATTATGAGTAAATTTGATTACAAAGACAATCGGTCTATAGCAACAAAGGTAAAATCTTTTGCACAAAGTCTGATATTTTGGAGAGGACGTAAAAAAGGTATTATACACACTCGTAACATCAACTTGGATGACTTACGGTATATCTTTTTTCCAAAGAAACTAGAAAAGTGGGGATATCTTGGAATAACTTTCTATAAAGAAGACAGCGTCTACTACAAAGCTCTTTATCCACTGGTGTTGGCAATGGACTATGAAGCAAAACCAAAATGGTGCCAAAGATGGTTTCTACGGTTCTTACATGTATTTGGTAGTGACCGATCAATTGTTAGAGTTCGTAATTGGACTCTACATAATTTACTTAGGAAATTAACTAAGGGAATCGCTTTCGTTGATTGGAAAACTAAATGGGAATCTTATGACCTCCGTATTTCTATTCACGCACCAGAACACATCCAAAACTTGGCTAATGATATTGAACTTGGATTTTACAGCAGAGGCAGACAAAACGAATTAGTTGAACAGATTAAATCGATAGATCCAACCGCTAGAATTATTTGGGGTAGCATCGAAAGATTAGAAAAACAATTAAATGAATTAGAAAACAATCAAGATTAAATAAAATGAATAAAAGATTAAGTAAACAAGAAAAAAAAGTACAGGTAATCATTGATTTAGTTAACAAGATGTTTGAAATTGCGGGTCATACGGTAACCTTTGAGGACATTAAAGATCGTAAAGACAATTGGTTTCAGGAATGGACTATGACTACAGAACAAAACGATCAATGGAAGTTATGGGGTAAAAAATACCTAATAAAAAACCTACGAATGAACGCAAAAAGTGCTGAAAAAGAAATGATGTGGATCTCACTACAATGGGGTTTAAAATTTAGTGATTTTACATATAATATAATTAAAAATGAGCAAGATTAAACAAACTAAAATACCAATGACATTAACGGAAGATAATGTTTTAAAGATTGCTGTTGATCAGGGAGTAATTGAAAACGAATTCAATTGGAAAATGATTCGTGAACATGATGGATTAACTAACCAATCTAAAGAAGTAATGTGGTTGGAATTTAATGAGGAAGGTAGGTTTAAATCAAAACATGATAAACCAGATGTTGGTCGTTCACTACTTATGTCACCATTTAGCCAATTTTTTACATGGCAAACAACTCCAATAACAGAAATTGTTGAGGATCAAGATGACTATATTAAATTTAAGACAAAAAATAGTAATTACGAGTTATGGAAACTAAAAAAATAATATGAAACTAGAAGTATTTACAGAAATCCTAAATAGACTTAGGAAGCAATCAGACAAGGAACATGCATTGTATGTATTAGATATAGACACTATTAATTTCTCAGATAATTATATCTCAGTGATAAACATTTTATTAGAGGTGTACTATGGTAAGGATGGAGCAGATTGGATTAATTGGTATCTATGGGAGAGAGACCCTCTTGGAACAATTGACCAAGCAACTACTAATGACGGAAAACCTATTTGTTATGATGTCAAGTCATTATGGGAAGAGGTAGAACAATGTAGGTTGGATAATAAAGTGGAGTATGAGTTACCTGTTAGATTAACAGATGAGCAGAAATTAGAAGTATTAACAATGATACAAAATGGATTATGAAACAGACAGCAGTAGAATGGTTAGTAACACATATAAATTTAGGACTAACATATGAGCAGGAGGTAATTTTTGAAGGATTATTTGAGAAAGCTAAAGAGATGGAGAAGGAGCAGATAATAGATTTTGGATATGATATAGCAGATGACTTAGCTTGTGGTAAGTATAGAGATAAGAAACATATGGAAGAAAGATATAATGAATTTTTAACATATAGGGAAGAAGATGATGACATTTAGTGAATTAAAAGTAGGAGATAGAGTTAAGACTAATCTTTCAGGAATAGCTACTGTAATAGAAGTAGGATGCTATGGAGGCAAGATGGTTAAACTTGAATGTGATGAACCAAAGTGGTTTTGTCCCTATTTTTATAAAAGAGAATTAGATTTTAAACAACAATAAAAATGGGAAAAATAATATTAGAGTTTGACTCTGAAGAAGAAAAAAATGATGCAAGAACCGCATTAGATGGATATAAATGGAAAATAGCTATGTGGGATTTAGATCAATTACTTCGAGGAACCACAAAATATGGTACAAGTTTACTTGATAAATCAAAAGAATCAAGTGAAGAAGAGGTGGATATTGTACAAAAAATACGTGACGAAATAAGAGAAATACTTAATGGTTATAGTTTAGATTTAAACGATTAAAAAAAAATCAAGTATATGTGGGTTAATACGTATAAATCAGGATTTAGTAGTAAACATATTGTAATGGAGTTGACATTACAATAAAAAATAATTATATTAAAAATATATAAATAAAATAAATTATGAAAAAAATTTCAATCATCATTATTATCACATTAATTTTTACTGGACTATTTGCTGCCATTATCAATAATAGAGCAAATACCAAATTTAGTAGATTAATAAAAGATAAAGAAAGAATAATCGACAGTCTTAAAAAAAATCCCCATGTAGATACTCTATGGTTATCATTACCTGAAGACTCCATAAAGGTTCAAATAGGAAAACAATTAAAAAAAATTCAATCTCAAAGGGATAGAAATAAGGCGTTGAAAGAATATATTATTTTCTTAGAAAATGAAAACCAATTTTTAGGTAGTGTTCTTGCAGAGAAAGAATTAGAAGATGGTATCAAATAATAAATAAATTACTAAAAACATAAAAAATGAAAAAAAAATATTATGAGTGAAAACACAACACCTTACATAGGTTCGGATGGATATTTTTTTATGGATGACGACGAAATAAAATTATGGGACAACACCTTAATAGACGGACTTAAAGAGATTGAAATGGGAGAAGTAATTGACAAAATTAGAAATTATTACAATACTTGTTGTGATATTGATGGAAGACCACCATCTAAAGTGGAACTCAACGAGTTTCTTGATTCATTAAAAATAAATAATAAATAATAAATAATAAATATGAAAAAATTAATGATTAGTATTGCGTTAATGTTAACTTTAAATGTTAATGCACAATGGATAAACAAAAATGTTAATAATGGATTTGATGACCCTTATCGAATATGTTATACTGTTGAAAATAATAAATCAGTTTTAAAGTTAGAAAATGTAGATGGATCAATATTTTTTTATCTGCAGGGTGGATATACGTGTGATGAAAACCCCACGGTAGACTTGTCTTTTTTAGTTAACGGTTCCTATGTAAAATATTCTGAACCTATGGTAGTTTCTGAAGATAAAAAAATTATATGGATCGTTAGTAATCTAATGGAAAGTAATATACTTAATGACTTTAAACTATGTAGTGTATTAAAAATTAGGGTAAACGATATAACTTGTTCATCTGAAGTTTTTACCTTTAATATGGCTGGAAGCTCATCAGCACTTAAATTTATTATTGGTAAATAAAAAATTATGAATAGAGAACAAGCAAAAGACGAGTTAATCAATGTCCTTACGAATCAAGTGGTGGATCTAACAATGATGTCCAAGATTGAATTGGGAGATGATGTGATCTCTGAGATTAAACGACTAAACGGTATTATTAATCAAACAGAACCAAAATTTAAGGTTGGTGATAAGGTACACAAACCAAAAGGTTATAAATTTCCTTGTACAATCGTAGGTGTATTTGAAACAATCGGTGGTGAAATACGGGTGATAGGTGAAATGGACGAATATGGACTATTACACATCTTCAACGAAAATCAATTGGAAAGTTATGAACAAATGGTCTAACTATGGTAAGTGGAGACATCCTGAAAAACGTAAAGAACTAATGAAAGATAGAGAAGAAAAAATAACGGCAGATACTCGATTAAATAGACTAAAAGATGACATTCAAAGTGAGTTTGATAAGATAAAGTGGATGATTGATGAATATACAATAACAAAAGAGAAAACAATGACAGAAGAAGAACTACAAAACTTTCCACAAATGATGTCCTCAAAAATGGCGGCTCAGCAACAACTAATAAACTTACTTTATTCTCAAGTAGTGGATTTAACAATGATGTCCAAAATTGAATTGGGTGATGATGTGATATCAGAAATTAAACGATTAAACGAGATTATTAATGAATAACCTAGATAAACAATACCAATCACTCCTACAAGACATCTTTGATAATGGTGTAAAAAAAGAAACAAGAAACGGTGGTACTCTTTCAGTGTTTGGTAGACAGATTAGACATAAAATGAGTGAGGGGTTTCCATTACTTACAACTAAGAAGATGGCATGGAAATCAATCGTTACAGAACTAATGTGGTTCTTACGTGGTGATACAAACATCAAGTTCCTTGTTGATAATGGTTGTCATATTTGGGATGGTGATGCTTATAAGAATTATATATATAACCCAGACTATAAATCAGAAAACTACTCTGATTTAATTTCTTCACAAGCTGGTCAATTAGTAAAATACCAAACACAAGAAGACTTCATCAACAAAATCAAAACAGATGATGAGTTTGCTAAGAAGTGGGGTGACCTTGGAAAAATTTATGGTAAACAGTGGAGAAGTTGGGGTACAGGTGAAAATGTAACAATAGGACACAATGGTCTACATACATTAGTTGGGGAAAAGGTTATAGACCAAATATCAATCTTAATCAACGACCTTAAAACAAATCCAGACTCAAGACGATTAATGGTTAATGCTTGGAATGTGGGTAAATTAGACCAAATGGTTCTTCCACCTTGTCATTATGGATTTCAAGTTTATACAAGAGAGTTGAGTGCTAGTGAAAGAATCACGTATAAAAACACTAAACAAATTAATTTATTGGATTCAAATGAACTGTTTGATTTTATAAAAAGTAATGTTAGTATAGATTTAGATAATGAGGTTCATAAAGAATGTGACAAATTTAATATTCCAACCAGAGCAATCTCTTTAATGTGGAATCAACGTTCAGTAGATACATTCTTAGGTTTACCATTTAACATTGCGTCTTACGGATTGTTATTGGAAATTATTGCCAAGTCAGTTAATATGGTTCCTGATGAATTGATTGGTAACTTGGGTGATACACATTTGTATTTGAATCACGTTGAACAAGCAAAAGAACAGATTGGTAGAGAATTAGATTTAGATGAAAGAAGAGAAATGGTTACTCAAGAAATGTTTAATCAAATATATAATGGTGGAGACAGTAACACATTATCACATTCTGAAATTGACCAATGGAATGTACCAACCCGAACAAGAGAACCATATACACTACCAACCCTAAACATCAACACAGAGTTTTGGCCAACTGAATCAGGTGAGTGTGGTATAGGACTATTAGATGCAATAAAAATATTTAATTCATTTACTAATGACAATTTTTGTAAATGTTTATTAGAAGAAGATATACAATTAAGTAATTATAGATCACACGAAAAAATTAAAGCACCATTATCAAATTAAAAATAAATTAAAAATAAAAAAAATGACAGAAAAAATTATATTAAAAGAAACAATTACTAAAGGAAACCCTGAGGTAAAAAAAACAACAAAGAAAAAATATTATAAACCTAGAAAGAAAAGAGAAATTTTAGATATTAAAATTGATAAAATTGGACTTGATAATTACCATAAAATAGTTAATTCAGAAAGACCATATGTTGAATATAAAAAACTAATAACAAATAAAAATGTTGGTAGTTATTTTATGGGTACCGGAAAAGGATTTCACATCCATTTGGAGAAAAAACCAAATTGGTTACACAGAAAATGTATGAAACTATTTTTAGGTTGGGAATGGAGTGATTATACCAACAAATAATAAAAGTTATACTACAATTAAAACCCCCATTTCTAATAAGAGTGGGGGTTTTTTTACTATAATAACCTTAGTAAAATAGTAAAAAATGTGAATTTATAAAAAAATTTTATTTTTTAGTAACCGTATATATTTATTAATAAATAAAATTATGAAATACACTAAAGAAAATATTGAGTCTACCGTAAAGACTAAAGGTTATGTTTGGTTTGAAGACACAAACAATAAAGGATATGATGTAAACATTGTTGGGATCAGAAATTCATCTGTTGGAGACAAAGTCACAAATGTTTTTGATGATTTATTAACTTTAAGTTATAAAAACGAAAAAGGTGTTTGGCAATATCACGAATGGTTGGCAACTACAGATCCAGGAACAAAAGGTGTAAAACAATTTGGTAATAAAGCTGGAGTTGCTAGACTTGTTGAAGGTCAATACAGAGGTTCTCACATTATTAGATTACATGGGGGAAAATATGAGGCTTTGGGACAAAACAAACCAGTTAAAGTATATCGAGACGCAAACCGTGATATGGTATATGACGAAAAACTAATACAAGAAGGTGTTTTTGGTATAAACATTCATAAAGCAGGTGCCGATTCAACATATGTGGAAAATTGGTCTGAAGGATGTCAAGTCTTTAAAAAATCTGCGGATTTTGAGGAATTTATGAAAATCTGTAGAAAAGCTAAAGATATACACGGTAATTCATTTACATATACGTTAATTGAAAGTTTAGATATTAAATAAATAAATAAAAAAAATAAAGTTATGTTTAAAAAAATGTTTCATTGGATAAATGGGTTATTTAAGGACGAAAAAGGATCCCCATCGTCTAAAAGATTTATTGGTATATTGTGTGGTATTACTTTATGTATTACTTTATATGTAAACAGCTATACTCACGGAGATATAAAACCTGCAGACACTTTAGTAAATGCTGTGGCAATGCTGGCATTTGGATGTTTAGGATTAGCATCAGTAGATAAAATTTGGGGTAAAAAAGATAACGATAAAACAGAAGAGTAATATTAAAGTAAAATGAAAAAAATAATATCGTGTATTATATTAACCCTATTTAGTTATACAGTTTATGGTCAATGCACCCCTAAACCAATAAAACATTGGGCTCTAAGCACAAGTGCTGGTTATATTAATGTATCAAATATTAAACCAAAGGGAGCTATATACCAATCCAATGGTTGGTCATCTTTGAATCTTAACTACAATATCAAAAAGTGGTCTTTTGGAACTTGGGCGGGTACTAACTATTACATAAATGGAAACCAACCTGATTTAAGATTTGGAATCTCAGTTACATACACCATAAAAACTTGGTAATATAAAAATATGAAAGAAATAGGTATAACCATAAGTTTTTTAATTAGTGGGTTATTTGGTGCTATATTAATGGCATCCAAAAACGCTCAAACAAGTGTTAAATCTACCATATTATCTATTTTTGGTGGTATGGCGGCAGCTAATTATCTTACCCCAATAATGGTAGAATTGTTAAATTTAAATGAAGCTAAATTACAAAATGGTTTAGCCTTTATTGTTGGATTTTTAGGATTAAAATTAGTAGAGATATTAAGTAATAAATTTTTAAACCAAGTTGCACCTCAACCTGAAGAGAAAACACCTGTTAAAAAAAAACCAATTAAAAAAACACCAATTAAAAAGAAAGTTATTAAAAAACCAGTTGAATGATTTTAGAAAAAATAAAAAGTAAAATTTGGCTCATATCAATACCAGTTGCTATAGCGGCCTTATTATCAATGTCCGCAATAAAAGATATTGAAGACGCTCATGTAGAGTTAGATTTAGGTAAACGAACCGCATATTATTTAAGAACATCTACGGATAGTTTAACCTATTTGGCAATAGCATATACGGCCACTGGTAAAGAAAAATTCATTAATGAGTTTAATTCCCATTTAGAAAGAAGAAAACAACTAAAATTTGATATTATACCTGAAGGTATGGTATATTACAATGAAGGTTTAAGTTTGAGTAATGAATTAGCGTCAGTAATAGAGGCTCCGGCATTTAAAGCAATGAATGACACGGCATTTTTTACTGATCAATATTTGTCGTATAAAACTAGAATTATTTCTAGTATAGAACATCTAAGAGATGTGACATATGAAAAATCAAATGACAAACTTCAACGAGCTATACTTGAATTAAACATTTACATATACTTTTTGGTTCTATTACTATTGGGATTTGTTATTTTAATCAGATTTGATAAACCAATTGTTATTACACCAGTAAAAAAGAAAAAAACAATTAAAAAAACAATTAAAAAACCAATAAAAAAACCCATAAAAAAGAAATGAAAACAAAAAAACACGCACATATGAAACAAAATCAAACAACCGAAACACATTCAGATGAAACCTCAGGTGGTGCATCATTTGATAATACAACTACTGCATCCGCAGGAATAGAAACAGGAAATGAAAATGCCTCGATTGGCATTGAAGCTTCCGCTAAAACTGGGACAGAAGCATCAGTTGATGGTGGTTTAGATGGTAACAATGTATATGTGGAAGCAAACTATTCAGACACAACTGAAGTTCATGTTACAGTAGAGGGTCAGGCTAATGATGAAGGATTTGGGGTTGGTGGTTCTGTAGATGCTTACGCTAAAACAGGAAATGAAGCAAGTTTAGAAGTAAGGGCAGGTGATGAAGGAGTGGTAGCAAATGGAAGTGTATCGGCAGGAAGTTCAGTTGGTGTAGATGGTGAAGGAACTTTAGATTTAAGAGAAGGTTCAGTAACCGCAGGTGCTGGTGTATCGGTTGGAGAACAAGTTGGTGTTGGTGGTGGTGGTGAAGCTACTTATGTAGATGGTGTTGCAACTGTCGGAGTTAGTGGTGAAGTGGCAGTTTTACTTGGTGTTGATGTTGATCTAAGTGTGAGTGTTGATACGAATCAAATTGCTGAAGACGCTAGATTGGCGGCAGAACAATCAGAACGTGCGGCAGCAGAAGCACAAGCGTTATCTGAAGCAACACAAAGAGAAACTGAACGACTTGCAAAAATAGCCCAAGAAGAAACTGAAAGAAAGGCGAGAGAAGCTCAAGAAGAACTTGACAGACAAACAAAAGCGGCTAAAGAAGAAAGTGATAGATTGGCAAGAATTGCACAGGAAGAACTTGATAGACAAGCGAGAGCGGCACAAGATGAACTTAATAGACAAGCGAGAGCGGCACAAGACGAACTTGATAGACAAGCAAGAGACGCTCAAGATGCGTTAAATAGAGCTGCGGAAGATGCTAAAAAATCAAAATGGAACCCAAAGAACTGGTTTTAAAAAATAAGTAAATAAAAACAAATATTATGGCTGATAAAAATTTAACTAAAAAAGTTTTTGAAACATTAAAAAAACAAGGACTGTATGAACAAGACGATTTGTTAGATGATGAGGACGATAATGATGAAGAGGATGTGGACGATAATGATGAGGACGATAATGATCAAGAGGATAACAACGACGAAGATACAGAATCTTCCAGTCATAATGAAGATTTCTGTGAAATGGTTTGTCAAATATTACATTCACAAACACAAATTCATATTTTCCATTTAGGAACTAAATCATATTCTGAACACAAAGCCTTACAAAAATATTACGAAGGGATTGATGTACTTGTTGATGGTGTAATAGAGTCTTATCAAGGTAAGTACGGTCTTTTAACTAATTACAAATCATTTAAGAATCAATCTTATAAAAACAAAAACCAAGTATTAAAATACTTTACAAGTTTATTGAATATGATTGAAGAAAATAGAGATTCGGTTGACGATAGTTATATCCAAAATCAAATAGATACAATTCAGGAACTAATAAATTCTACACTTTACAAATTAAAATTTCTTAAATAAAGTAATTAAATATATAATATAGGTAATACTTTTAGAATAAAATTAAAATTTTGTTGATAAATAGAAAATAAATTTATATATTTGTAAAAGTATTAATCAAAACAAAAAATAAAAAAATGGGAAAAGGTTCAACAAAAGGTCGTTACATTTGTAAAGTTGGTTTTTTAGATGTCTACGCAACAGATGTTATGAGAAAACAACCAGGTAGAGGTGATAAAAAAGAAGTTGCTTCAACTACTTATCAAATCGTACATGGTAAAAACATTAAAGAACGTGGGTTTAAAACCAAAGAATTAGCGGTGTACAAAGCTACTGAAATGATGGGATAACTATGTTAGTTTAATGAAAAAAAGTCGGACTAGATCCGATTTTTTAGTTTATATTTGGATTATCTAAGTAAGTTACGATTACACTAATTTCATTTGAAACATCTCTTCCTAATATAGAGGAAGAATATCTTGAGATGTATTCTTTCATTAAATCGGTGATATATTCTTTTGAAACTCCAACCATTTCACCTTTTAAAAAGTTACCTGAAGATCTATCTATTTTATTATTGTCCATTTTATCAACATTAATAACTTCAACATCAATACGAGGATCATTTTCTTCCATACTTACTTTCATAAAATTAAATGATATTCTAACTCTTGGGTCCCAACCTAATCTAACTTGTTTTAAGGTATGAATTTCTTTTCCAACAATGTCAATAAATTTTTTATTTTTATTTTTAATTATATTTTCTGATGTTTGTTGACCGTTTAAAAGATTAGACATTTCATCTTGTGAAACAATGAACATTGTTTTTCTTAACTGACTGTTATACCTTCCAGGACTTGTGGCTGACATATGTTTACCTGTTGATGAGGAATATCGATTATCAACCTCAAACCATTTTTTATATTTATACATATATATTGGATACCAATTCCAAGAATATACAACATATGCCCAATCACCCTTATAATCCTGTTTCCACTTACCCTCTAAATTTGATCCTTTAAATGGTTGTAAATCCCTTACTAAATCTGAAGCTTTTGAATTAGAAGTTCGTTTTGGTTTTGATTGATTATATTCGGCATTTAATTCATTTTTTTTGGTTAAAATGTATTGACCATCTTCTCTAAAATTTTGAGTATAAAGATTTAAATAGTGTTGATATTCTTGAGGTTTTAAACCAAAAGTTTTCATGTTAGACAACATAAAATTACCTAAGGCATTTAGTGTTACATTTCCTCCTTTTCTATAACCATTTAAAAATTTAAAAAATAAAGAAACATTTTTTGGAAACGCTTTTTCCTCTTCCTCCTCATATTCTTTTAATATTTTTTTAATTAAATATTCCATATTATATAAATATGGTCAATACTTAAAAATTAAATACTTTAAATAATAAATATTTTTTTTATACTTATAATAAAAGTATATTATATGTCACATCCTTTATTACACTCAAAAAGTTCTGTTAAAAAGTTTGGGGGTAAAGTTGAAGATTATATTCATTTACATAATTGGATGGATGAAACAAAAGCTTGGGTAGGTCATTCATATCACAGAATGTTTAGACATCATTCAGAGGGTATATTTGAAATGGAAAAGATATTTGGATCTTCGTTTGTTAATAGTGATGAAAAAGTTGTTTATACAAGATATGTTGGAGAACAACATGTGAAGGAAGATTGTTTTGATTATATACCAAGTGCAAGAGAATGGATACAAGCAATACAAAATAAACAAAAACCTATGTGGATGACAAGAACTTTAGATCTTAAATTCGATGATTAATATATTTATATAATAAAAAAATATGAAAAATAAATTTTATGGATTTTTAGTTTATCTAAAAAGTTTGAAAGTTGATGAGGTTAGACTTAATCTCAGCATGGATGGTAGATATGTTGACCATTTTGAAGATATGTTTTATGTTGGTAATAAAAGTTATACCATACCGTCTAACTTTTACTCATTTTTTGAAAAAATAATTGAAAAATATACGGATGAAATTTGGGAAAACTCTCGAAATGAGAATGGAGACTATTATTATCACGTTACTATACTTGTTGATCGCATTAATAAAACTATGGAAATAACTAGTGAAATAGAAGAACAAACTTCGGTGGGTGAATCCGATGAATATGACGTAAGTACTATGCCTTTAGTTCAAAATTTTTTAGATGAAAATAATATAAATTACTTTGAAGTTAAGTTTTCTGGTGGAGGAGATAGTGGTGAGTTAAATAATAATGGAAGTGATGAGGAAGATGGTCCATCAGAAACAATTGGATATCCTGATGAACTTGAAAATTTTTTCTATGATAAACTTGAGTCTTCATTTGGTGGTTGGGAAATAAATGAGGGATCATCAGGAAAAATTATTTTAGATAGAAACAATCTGACAATAGAAATTGATTTATATAGTAATGAATGGATGGAGTCTGGTTTATCAATCATTATTAAAGAAGATGATTTAGACTAAAAATAATACTTTTTATTTGATTAATCAAATATAATTTTTTATCTTTGTAGAAATAAAATTATAATATGGTTGAAAACAAAAGATTAGAAATAGAAAGAAGATTAAATAGTTTTAAGTATTGGTTACACAAAAGTTGGGTATACAAAAAAGAAGGGTTAGAGTTAGTAAAAAAAGAAGGGTTAGGGATAGAAAAAATTATTGATAAGATATTAGATCCTTTAAAAAGTAATATAAGGCAGGAAGAGATTGACAAACATATTTTTGGAATTAATTTATTAAAAAATAACGGTAATATCTCAGAAATACAACATAATGATTTTATTAAAAATTTACCAAATAGAAAACTTGTTTACACTAACAATAATGGAGAAATAGATTCTAATGGTGTTTGGAATTATGTTAATAAATTAAATACTAATTACTCAGATATTGCGGATATTTTAACTGAATTACTTATTCGGTCATATACTAACGGTAGTCTTAACAGTAAAAATATAATTGATTCGTTACTTTCAAAAGATTCTGATGAGGAATCTAAAAATATTTTATTAAAACATAAACATAAAATTCCACAATTATTTACAACATATTTAACCTCACCTATGGAATTACTTAACTTTACAAACAATATAAAAGTTAACAGTGATTATGGTGAAAAGTTAGAAAATAATATCATAAAAAAACTTAAAAGTGATGGAGCAGAACTTTTATATCAAGGTGGAAACGGCGATTTTATTGATATGTTGTTATCTGTTGATTTTATTATTAAAACAAAAAAAGGTATAAGTACAATTCAATCAAAGTCAAACGAATCTCAACTAGACACATTTATTATTGATTATAATAATGGAAAACATAAAGCGGTTGATTTAGTAATTTATCCAAAAAACTCAAAATACGTAATATTTATGGTTAAAGATAATATTACTAAAGAAATTGATAAATGAAAATTATTATAACTGAAGAACAATCAAAACTACTTTTAGAAGGTAAAATAAAGTGTTCTAAGTGTAAACACTCTTGGGATAAAGAAAAAAAGGATAAACATCCTAATCTTTGTCATTCTTGTGGTTGGGATAATAAGTCAAAAAAATATAATAAAACTGAATTAAATAAGTTTTGGAAGAACTATAATATGGTTAATGAAATTGAAGATAAATCAATTAAAGTTACTGAAGAATACCTTAAAAAAAGAATACCCTTTCTAAAATATCTTAAAACATCTGTTACTAGTGAAAGAGACGGAAATGATAGAATACAATTTCAAGATGTGACTTACAATGAAAATGTTGGTTATGTTAGTTACAAAACAGACCCCCCAACTGAACTTAATTTCCGTCAATATAATACTGTTATTGAACTTTATTATTATAAAAATATAATGGGAGGATCTAGAAGTGAAAACCCAAGATATAGTTACACTATTGGGTTAAGATTTGAAATCCCATTGGCGTTTGAAAATAATGATGATGAGTTATTTCAAAAAATTTATAGATTGGCAAACAAACAGGTTACTGAAAAGTTATCATATAGTAATGATGAAATAACTGAAAGTCCAACACCACCAAAAGAATTTATGGATGAATCTATTAATCAGATTTTAAAAAGATTTTTTCAAATTGAGGATTGGATATTGAACTCACCATTGGATATAAAAAATCCTTTATCGGGATATGTTAATGAAATTAAAAAGTTAATGTTTAATGATAAAAAATTATTATCTGAAAATAGTTTTGAAAGAACAAAAGAAATGATTTCAAAATCTGTTGATAAGATTGGAGTTTATGACACAATAAAAAAGTTTGGTTTGACGATTAATGCTGCAAATAAACTTATTAAACCTGATTTTATTTCATCTGATGATGATCAGTTAAGTTTAAATAAAATAAAATCATTTACACCTCAACAATGTAATGATATATTAACTTATTATATCTTTGATAAAAAAGAATTGAATTCTAATTATAAAGATGATGAGGTTGAAATAAATGTTGCAATTGATCGTCAATCATCCACATGGGATTTTACAATTTATTTTGGTAAAAATAAAACTGAAGCATTAGTAGGTTATGCCACAATGTTTTGGGATGGAAACAATATACTACCTGTGGACATAGACTTTTATAGGAATGATATAGAAGAATATGAGGAGGATGTTGAGATCCATAACTTTATGGATATAGATCAAAAATTTAAAACAATTGAACAACTGATTGATTTCTACAATACAAACTATTTTCCTGCTATTATACATTACGCTAAAAAAGCATTAAATTCTGTCAGAGATGAAATGAGAGAGTGGTTTGAAAAAAATTAGTTGACTCATTAAAAAAAAATGTTTATTTTTAAATAAAACATTTAATATGAGTGATAATAATAAAAATGGTAGTATTATATTAGATTCAATTGTTGAAAATTATCCTGATGAAGAAATATTAAAGGCTGATGGACTTGATGATGCAATTATTGGTATTGAGGAAGGATCATACCGACTTATATATTCAAAAACAAAATGTATTGAAATATTTATTAATGAAGGAATGGATGAAGAAGATGCCTTAGAACATTATTATTATAATGTTGTTGGATCTTATGTTGGAGAAAAAACACCAATATGGTGTGAAGATAGTTTAGTTTAGTTATATTTATTTAAAAATCAGAACATATGGGACTAATTACTAAAAAAATGATTGATATTATTCAGGAAAAAGAAAAACATTTTCCTGAAGATTTAAAATTACATTTAACATCTTTAAAAGAACAAATTAATAATTTAAAAGAAGAAGAAATCTCTTTAATTGATAGAGCTTACATGATTGGTTATACGGATAAAGAAGTAAACCGAAAAATGAAAATTAACTACTATAAAGAAACTTATGAACCATTTGTATTTAACTTCAAAAGATAATAATAATATTATTACTTATTACGATTACTTATCCGCAAGTAAAACCTCACAAAGGTAACACATTTTTTATTACTCAAAGTATTTATAAACTATATGAGTAACGATCACAATATACCACCATTCTTCAAGAGACGAATTGACCACCATAAATTTGAAAAAATGATGAGGAAAGGTATTTCCTATATCTACCATGATTCCAAAAGTTTAGAAGAGTTCAAATGGAAATTGGTCCAAGCAACTTTAGAAAACTATCTCCACTACAAATACGAAATTGAATTATATACTGTACCTGTATATGATGTTTCTGATTTCATTAAATATATGGTTGATACTTATGAACCTGTACTTAAGGCGTATTATTATAATCAAAGAAAAAATAGTGGTAATATAAATGAAAATTATAGTCCTGCAGGTAAAGAAATTACACCAAACAGAATTGTTATACATAAATCAAGTCCTGTATGGAGAGAAAGTATATTAAGAATTGGATTAGAAGTGAGCGCTGGAGATTGTTATACGACTTATGTTGGTTATGGTGAGAAGTGTATACCGGCAATATTTGCAACTAACTCAACAAATAAAAGGGCTTGGTTTGATTCAACATACGACGATGATGTATGGGGAATTAATACGGAAATGATACCTAAAGTTAAATGGTATAAAGATAGACACTTTGAATCATCTAAAAAACATATAGTAACATTTGATAACATACCACCAGAAGCAATAGAATTAATACATGAAGGTAATGGAAGAAGTTTATGGAGAGAATCTATTAATGATGATAAACTAAGTAAAGAAACAATGGTGGGTACATTTCAAGATATTGTTGACGAAACGTTAGAAGAAATTAAAAACAATTGTGAAGAATTGGATGCCGATTCTTTTGCTGCTTGGTTAAATTTTGATACCTGTGATGTTGTTGATAGTGTAGATAAAATAAGTATTGTAAATATAGAAAGAAAAAAAGGTATAAGTAGAATTCCTATGTTTGAAGTTGATGTAAATATAACTTTTAATAGTGTATCCGCTTGGATTGATTATGATGATTTTATGTATACTATTGCAGATAGAATAATTGGTAAATGGAAGATACGTTTTATTTTTAATATTAAAGAACAGGAGAATAGTAATAAACGAGAAATGTGGGAATACGCAAGGACACTAAAAAATGCAAGAACTCAGGGATCCAAATTAAGGTTCTCTAAGTCTGCAGTCAAAGCAAACCCTATGAGGTTCAGACCATACAATAGATGAAAGAGCTAATTAGAAAAATATTGAAGGAAGAAAGAATGAACCCAATAAAAAAGTTCTTCTTTGACCATTGGGATGAAATAAGATCCGAAGGGGAATATCCAACAATTGACATTAGTTTAATTGGTAAACTTGGATTTAAAAAAAAATCAAATGAAATACACGATTACTATATTGAATACATTGGAGGTAAAGAGATTGGTGAAAAAAACCTATTAGATTTTTTGTCAAATAAAACATTTAAGTCTAGCGAATTAAACTTCAGACAATGGGATGATGAGGATTTTAAATTTACATTTAAGTTGAGTAATGTTCGTATTAATAAACATCGTGAAGATAAAGAAATTTTGGCTGATATGGACATACTTGATGGTTATATTAATATGTCGGAGTATAATGATATTGAGGATAATTATTATCAAAAAAGATATGATATTTCAAGGGGTAATAATGAAATTGATGATATGGTTTCTTATTTTGATGTTCAAGATGAACTTAAAACAATAGTAGAATCTTTTATTGTTGATATGGGAATAAAATATGGTGCAGATATTGAAGATGTTGTGGTGAATATATTAAATTAATTTGTATATTTGTATTATTAATTATGTCTAACAATATACAAACATACAAAAAGATGAAAACTATAGAGATCACAATTCAAGAAATATGGGCTGCAACAAGACCTATTGTTCAGAAGAGCAAGAAATCTTACACTCGTAAGAGAAAACATAAGAATGTGGATTAATTCCATTGACCTGAGAAACTACGTCTCAGGTTTTGTTTTTTTATGATATTTATAATTTATATGAAAGATTTAATCAGAAGAATATTAAGGGAAGAAAAAGTTAATCCTGTAAAGAAATATTTCTTTGATCTTTGGGATGAACAGAAATCATTAGGTGATACGCCAAGATACGATAAGAAAATGGTAAAGAGGCTTGGTTTTAGTACAAAACAAAGGGACATAATGGGTTACTACAGAGAATATATGGGTAATGTTTATGACCTTAGAAAAGATTTTGAAAGATATCTAACTAGTAAAAAAGAATTAACCACAGACGATATGGAAGATGAGGGTATTCATACAGGTGGGTATGATTTTTCATTTAAATTACCATATGTTTTTGTGAGAGAAGAAAATGATCAAGTTGAGATATTTGTTGATTTTGATATTACTCACGGTAGTGTTACTTTAATGACAAACGGTGAGGAATATGATTTAACTGATCACGAATCAATTGAGGATGATCTTTGGTTAGAACTTAGTTCAGAAATACAAGATATGATACAAGATTTTGTTGTGGCAACTGCGAACTCATTTGGTGTGGAATTTTATGATGTCTATGTTCAATGGGGTTAAGCGTACCAATTAGTTGGGGTAACTTCATTAGTTAATGGATTGATATCAATCTTACAATTTTGTGGTAATAAAGAACTAAATGTTCCACGAAACATACTCACCAATTCATCACACCATATCTTATCTATATGACATTTACAAATAACATCAATTGTTAATACATAATCTGTTACAACTAACATATTAAAATTGGAAAATTTATGGGACAATTCATGCGAGATACTATATAGTTTACCTTCATATTTTACCGTTGGTTTATCAAGTTTTTTAAGATTGATAGATCTAACATTATATACCACACCGTTACTCATCTCAATTAAGAAATCTTGGAATAAATGAAATCGTCTCTCAAGGTTCATAATTACAATTATAATAACCACGTATAACATAATCAAATACTATTCTGTTAAAACAATTTTTAAATATATTTATACTATATGAAAGAACGTTTTAATCCGTTTATTATTAGGAGACTGAAACAAATTGATGATCTTGTTGATGAGGTTTACCATGATGTAACACCTTGTGATTACGATGAAGATAAATTTTATATGTACTTCAGGGAGATAACTAATTGGGTGGTAGAAAACTTTGTAAATAATAACAATTTAGGAGACGATGATATTGCAATTGATTTACATCATTTCATAAGAGAAAGATATTTTGATGAGTTTTTAGATTACTTTGATAATGCACAATTAAGTTGTGATGAATTTATAAATGAATCTGAGGATTTAGGTGATTTTAACTATACAAAATCTAACACAAAAAGCGTAACTCCTTCAGATTTAAAAAAGATTGAATTTATTGCTGAGTATATTGAGGGGGTAAGTGGTGAATATTTAAATAGGTCAATTTATAAACCTTGTTTTGTTTCCGTTCAAGCGGGACATAATAAATTTTATATAGTTGTAATTGTTACTGATAAAAAATATACTTTGGAAGGATACGAAAAATTCATTAATGAAAAATTACATAAAACATTCAAAGGGATGGACATTTATGTTTTATTAATTGATAATAAATATGACGATGGTGATAGTATTCCTAAAAGTTGTGATGATTATTTTAACCATATACCTAAACTTCCTAATACAATTACTATAGAATTTTAAAAAATGAGAGATATAATTAAAAAAATATTAAAAGAAGAAGACGAAAGACGAAGATACATCAAATCTACAGATAGTCTTAGAAAAGTTATCACATTATTTCTTGATGATTATATTGAGGATGGTAATAGAACAATAGGTAAAAAATCTCGTAATTATGGTAATCTTGCTGAGGATTGGTGTGTTAACGGTAAAGAAGTTATTACCGCAATATACTATTACGAAGACGGTAAATTTGTTAATGGCACATTAATGATATCAAAAACATTAGTGGAAAAAATAATGAAAATTTTTAATGCAAGAAAAAACTTTGTTATGAGTATAATAGAGGAATGGTATGAAGATGCGATGATTCCAAAGTTTGAACAAATAGTTGGTGAAACAGGTTTTTATTTTGATGATGTTGATACATTTAATAAAGACCACGATTGTATTCCTGAACCAGTTAAACCTGAAAATATTACTGATGAAGAAATGATTGAGTTTATTGTTAATAATACTCTTCATCGTAGAGATGAGGTTATTAATCAAATTGAAACGGGAGAAAGAGATCTTGAAGATTTTTATTTAAATATTGTTAATATTGTTAAAAATAAAGTAAGATATTAGTAAAGAATATGAATTTAATAGAAAACATACAAAGAATAAAAGAAATGATGGGGATAATAACTGAATCCGTATCTAATATAGAATCTATCTTAAAAATAGGATCAAACGGTGATGAGGTCGGATCATTACAAGAATTATTAGGTATTCATAAAGATGGTGAATTTGGTAGACAAACAAAATCTTGTGTTCAGGAGTTCCAAAGAAAAATGGGAATTGACGATGATGGTATTGTTGGTAATGATACAAAAAGTAAATTAAAAGATTTGGAGGATAAAAAAGTTGAGTGGATAACACCTGATTTTTGTAATACTAACTCTAAATCAATTGATGTAATTAAAAAAGTTGATGATCCTGAAAAAGAAGATAATTCACAAGTTGAAGTGTCAAGTGGTGATGTTATATTAATGGGCGGTTTAGATACAAGATCTGGAGATCTTAATATAGACCAACAAGTTAAAGTATTAAAAAATAAATTACTAAACAAAACTATTATAGGATTTAGATATAATAATCTACAGGGAGTTTTAGATGCTATTAGAAAAAACCCTGAGTCTTATGTTGTTTTATTTAGTGCGGGGTGTAAATATTCTTCACAGGTTGCAAAAGAAATTAAATACAAAGATAGGTTATTTATTGTGGAATCTTATGCAAAATCTTCAGGTGTATTTAGTTCTGTAAACGATGCGGTCTCTATGGGTGTTCCAAATAAAAATGTTATAACAGGTCCTGTTAAAGTTAGAGGTAAAGGAGTTGTCTCTGGATCAACAGATACCCCAAGTGGTGTTGGTCATTGGGGGGCATTGGGTTACGTAACAAATTTCATAAAGTAATAGGTAAAGTTGATTATTAAATTGTTAAGTGATATATTAAGTGTAATGTGAATTATATTTATAATATATGGATTTAAACAAATTAGTAACGATTGTAATACCTTGTAAGAATGAGAAGGATATTATATTAAAAACATTAGATCTGTTAAATCATCAAGTTGACATAAAGAATGTAAAAGTAATTGTTTGTGACGCATCAAATGATGGTGTAACAAAACTTGATCTGGTGGATAGATTGGACTATCAACACAGAACCGATATGTTTGTTTTACATTTAATTGAGGGTGGACTTCCAGCAATAGCAAGAAACAACGGATTCAAACTTGTTACAACACCATATGTGTTGTTTATGGATGCAGATGTGTTCCTATTGGATCCAAAGGTACTAAAAAGATCAATCGTACGAATACATAGATACCATTTAGATCTGGTAACAACAAAGTTCCGTTCAGACAATGGAAAATTCAATTACGTATATAGAGCGTTTGACTTAATACAGTCACTTTCCAAGTGGTCAACACCATTCTGTCTCGGTGGGTATATGTTAGTTCGTTCAGAGACGTTTAAATCAATCGGAGGTTTTGATGAAGAGATTAAAGTAGCTGAAGATTATATGTTCTCAAAACAAATCAAACCAAATAAATTCGGAAGAATAAACAATATTGTATATACACCACCAAGAAGATTTGAAAACAAAGGTGTGATGTATATGTTAAGACTTATGTTGTCATCATTCTTCAATAATAAAAATAAAGAATATTTTACAAACGATAAGGATTA